TGCGGTTATTATTGGTCAAGGGTTTATTGAGCTATCTCCCGCTTCAGATGAGTGGGTTGACGTTGACCGTAAACCAGATCGTGTTGAAGACGGTGGTACAAGACTACGTAACAACGGCACTGCAACACTGTGGAACAATTGGAGATGGAATTGGGTTGGTCGTGAGGATCAGCTAAACGTTGGAACACAACTTGCATCATCGACAGTGGGAAGAACTACATCAGTCGATAGAGTTGTTGCTTCAGAGACAGTTCGTGAGTTTGTTGAAGATCGTGTACTAGACGTTGCTTTCATCCCATTCATGAGATCTAAGAAAGTAAGCTTCCGTGGATTTGGTTTAAGACCAAATACTCAAGTGTATGCATTCTTTAATAACAAGCCAATTGCAGATTGGGTAAAAGCAGAATCGTTTACAAGATTTGCTAATACTGTTGAAGATTATGGTAACCAGTATATTAATGCTGTTGAGCATCCAAATGGAAAGTCAACACTTACCACAGATGCAGAAGGTAGTATTGAAGGTTCGTTCTTCATTCCAAACGGTGCAACTAAATTTAGAACAGGTACTCGTGAATTCAAAATTCTAGACATTAGTGTTCCAGAAGAAGAGTTTGCAACATCTGTTGCGATGTCTCCATTCACATCGGCTGGTGTGTTGGAAACAAGACAAGCGACATTCACATCTACTCGTGTACTTACTATCGGTGGTTCAACGACTACTGTTCCAAGACCGAGACCAAATCGCCCTGTTACTCAACCACAACAAACTACTAACCGTAATAATAACAGAAGATCGGATCCATTAGCTCAGACATTTATGGTCAATGAGACTGAAGGTCTGTTCGTAACTCGTATCGGTGTTAGGTTTCAATCAAAGGATACTACTGTTCCTGTTATTTGTCAAATTAGACCAACAGTTAATGGTGTACCATCGGCAGATGAAATTGTTCCTAACGGTGTAAAATCATTATCACCAAGTGCTATTAGTACAAGTGAAGATGGTACTGTGGTAACATACTTTGAGTTTGAAGAGCCTGTATACTTAAACGGTAATACAGAATACTCTATGGTATTACTAGCAGACACAACTGGATATCACGTATTCGTTGCGAAGGCAGGGGATCTTATCGTGGGATCTACAGAGAAACGTGTTACTAAACAACCTACATTGGGTTCATTGTTTAAGTCTCAAAACGCAAGAACTTGGACAGCAGATCAAGAGAGAGACTTGACATTTACACTTGATCGTGCTAAGTTTGATACGACAGGTGATGTGGTTCTAGAGAATGCCAATGTACCAGTAGTTGCTTTAGGAGCAAATCCATTGGGAGTTACAAACTCATCAGGAACTGTTCAAGTATTGTCAATTGGTCATGGTCTATTAGTTAATGACAAGACAACAATTGCAGGCGCAGTAACATTCGGTGGTATTGCGGCGGCTAACATCAATGGTCAAAGAACAGTGACTAAGGTAGATGGCTATGGATTTGAATTTACGGCAGGTGCATCAGATGTAGCGTCTTCTACTGTAGCAGGCGGTGGTTCTGCCGTGACTATGACGAGAAACGTTGAAATCGACACACTAATTCCTTACTTCGAAACGTTATCACCACCATCAACCTTGATATCACACTCAGCTAAGTTTACATCAGGTAAGTCTTGGGCTGGAACTGAAACGGCGTACACTAAAGATACGGTTTATGCGCCCATCTCTAATAGAAACAACAATATCTTCTTAACAACTAGAACGATTGCTTCTTCAGAGAACTCGACGCTAAACATGAGTGGTGCTAAGTCTATTACACACAAGATCAATCTAAAGACTAACACTGATCTTGTATGTCCTGTGGTGGATCTACAACGCTCGTCTGTAACTGGTATCAAGAACTTAGTGGATAGACAGGTTGCCAGTAGTGCGGCAAGTAATGAAAACGTTCCACTCGTATACATTGCAGAAACCAACTCAACAGGTGGCTCAAGTCTATCTAAGCACATCACACAACCAGTTGCTTTAGAAGAAAGTGCAGTAGGAATTAAGATCCTAATTGGCGCAAACAGACCTTCTGCGGCAGACTTTGATGTTTACTATAGAACAAATGCCTCAGATACGGATGCGGTTGGTAACCTATTAGACTCGACTTGGGTGTTAGCCACTAAAGAAACTGAAATACCTTCAGATGAAAACCCTAACGTGTTTAGAGAATATAGATACCTTGTAGGTGGAGATGGTGGCACTATGGAAGCATTCTCACAATTCCAACTTAAGATTGTGCTGAAATCTAGTAACACATCAACACCACCAGTCATCAAAGACCTAAGAATCATAGCGTTGAGTGTATAATGATTAAAGTAAGTGGGCATTCGGATTTGGTAAGAGACCCAAATTCGGGTGCTATAATCAATATAAATAGAGATGAGATCACAACAGCACGTGAACGTAAAAAGACACGAGCTACAAAAGACCGAGAAGATAAACAACTGAAAGCAGATGTACGAAACCTACAGAATGAATTAGGCGATATCAAACAACTGTTGGCTCAAATTGTAGAGAAAATTTAAATGGCTAGAACGCACGTAACACTCACGGATACTGTATCCGCTTTCAAAACAAAAGTCAACGATATCTCTTATGATGTCGGTGATATCACACTGATGTCCACTTCGGGGGCAGACAGTGACGTTGTACAAGCCATTAACAGTTTGGATAGTGACATTGGAGGAATTGCCAATCTCACAACAATAGACAAGTCTAGCATCAAATCGGCTATTAACGAGCTAGATGCAGAGATTGGTTCAGCTTCCCTAACAACTAGTGCGTCCACTATTAAGGGCGCAATCAACGAACACGAAGTCCAAATCAATAACCTTGACAGTGACGTAGGTACAAGAACTTCCTTGACTACAGATGCTGATCAGAACATTGTTGTTGCTATTAACGAAGTAGATGCTAATGCTTCAACTGCACTAACAAAAGCGAATGCGGCAGAAACATCTCTAGGTACGATTTCAGTTGGTGTTATGGGTACGACAGCAAGCACAGTTGGTGCGGCTATTGGCGAAATCCATGCACAAGTGGATAGTGCGGCGACAGTTGTGGGTCCTCTTGGGGATCTACTGACAGTAGCAAAAAATAGTATTGTTGGAGCTATTAACGAAGTTAAGATCGCTGGTGTTGACTCAGACGTTGTTATTGAAATATTCGGTGCGGCAAATAGTGGTACAGGATATGGTTCTCTTGCATATGGTAACAATGGTGTCTACACATATAATAAAGTAACGAATACTAATATTAGAAGTGCTATTTCAGCAGGCGAAGGTATAGACATTTCATCTGGTGTGATATCAGGTGAGGATGCTTCATTAACTAACAAAGGCATTGCATCATTCGACTCAGCATCATTTGATGCAACTAGTGGTCACATTGCTATCAAGTCAGGCTCATTAGATGCTTCTTTGATTGAAGACGGATCTATCACTGCGGTTAAATTAGCAACAAACTCAGTCATTACCAATAAACTCAATACTTCGGCGGTGACAACAACAAAGATTAATGCTTTAGCGGTGACAACTGCAAAGATCGCAGATTTAAATGTGACCACAGGTAAGGTGGCAGATGATGCAATCACTTATGCCAAGATGCAGAATGTCGTTACGGCTAATAGAGTATTAGGATCCACATCAGCAGGCGGTGTTGTTTCTGAGCTATTAATCACTTCAGACTTACTTGGTGCTGATGCTGTTAACGGAACTAAGATTTCAGACGATGCTATCGCTTCAGAACACATTTCTGACGATGCGGTAACTGCGGATCACATTGCGACAAATGCCGTAACTGCGGATGGTATATCAGCAGGTGCAGTGGGCGAAAGTGAAATTGGAGATGATGCCGTTTCTCAAGCAGAACTAAAAGACGTTGTTACATTCGTGATATATAGTTCTGATGGCACGGCAGTCAAGACACTATATGGTGCAGGAAGTTAATTAGATGACAGTTAGAACTCCTCTTATACTAGATGGGTCGAATAATCTCATAGAGATGACAACGGCTCAAATAGACGCAGTTAAAGATAGATGTAGATATTTGTATGGAGCCTCTCCATCTGTTACACTATCACGTGTTGCGTCTTCTGGTGGGTTGGGTAATCTTTCTGATACACGTAAACAAGCTGGTGCAGTGTCAACAAGCACAACAGCATTACCAGATGAAGCAACCACGGCGGAACCATCTACAGTTACAGTCCAACGTGCTCATATTACTGAAACTAGAACCGATACAACGGCTACGGCAGATACTAATAGTGTTGCATTTCCAGTCTATCAGACAAGTGGTGATATCCAAGCCATGACTTTAACTGATGTTTATGATACATTTATCTACCCTTCTATTGATACGATCACAGGTGCCGCTGGACAACCAGGAACATATTACATTCATACAGCCACAACATTAAGTGGATATAGTGCAGTATCTACAGACATAGTATATGCCGATACAAGAGCAGATACCACTCTATATACTGCGGCTGAAATAGAAGAGACATTAGACCAACCTACTACAGTTACTAACTACTATCTTCTGGCGGCTGATAACATTGCGGCTCCTTCTATGTCACAGATGTTGTTTATCAGAAACGCAGATAAGAATATAGAACAATATACTCAGGCAGAGATGGATGCGTGGCTACAGAACTGTATGAAACATGCCGCATCAGAGATCGTTGGGAGTAAAATATCATACAATCTTAATGGCACTGGAACTAATCTAGGATCTGGTATGGCAGATACTATCCTTAATGGCGATGGTGATCACCAAACACGTTACGTTGGTCTTGATGACTATCGTGCACAGGAATTCCCTAACGGTTCTGCCGTTACTGCTTCAACCCACAGACTTAAAATGGAACAGGTGTAAAATGACAATACACAATTTAGAAATCAGCACAGCACACTTCACTAACAATGAACGTACCGAGATTGAGGCAATGCTTTTTGCTGAAGAATCGACTGAAGATCATGTGGTTCTTATTCCCTTTCACATCGAAGCTAAGGCTGGAGATGCTGATTATGAGTGGTTGACAAGTAAGATCGACATCGACATCATTCACGAAAACACTTTCAACAAGTTCCGTAGAGAGAACGAAGCATTCAAAGAGATGATCATTGCCACTGGCAAAGAGATGGAACTTATTTATGAGGGCGAAGGTGTAGATAATAACCTACACGAAGCGTTGGTGGATACACTATTTGAACCATATGACGATGATGATATGAAAGAAAAGTTGTTTCTAACAAAGCTCAGAATATTTGAAATGGACATTATCAAAACGAGTAAAGACCGTGAGACTAAGGCGAAGCTTAGAAAGGCTAAAACCTTTATTGACGTTGTGAAGTATACAACAATGCTCCTCTCACCCGAAGTATAGATCAAACTTCTTATGAACAAAGTGTAGAAAGTGTGCGGCAGATGTAATCTGTTGCTCATTATGATCTACTATGAAGTTCCAAGACATTCCAATATTAGTAAACGGTAGGTTATCTTTCTCTATAATATATGATATTATGACTTCATTGTTTAATTCCCAACTCTTAGTCATTTCGGGCATATATAGGCTATCTTCTAATGACTCATCGAATGTGAGTACAGCCTCTACAGATCTCTCTGCAAAGTTTAGGTTAGCAATACAATCAGAGTTCATTAATAGAACACCTGTGTTGATGCAACTTTCACTTCCATATATGTCGTGTAAGAGAAGCATGGCCTTCTTGTTAAGGGCTTTGCTATACATGTCCATGGCATCCCAAGCAAAATTATCTCTAAATCTATGTTTGATAATTTCTGGATCCATAGCAACATCTATGTTAAAAGCGCATATGGTGTTTAGATCAAACTTATCGAAGATGTTCACTGTAGTATTCGGTATGACATCAAAATCTAGGTACATTACTTGATCGTACTTATGTCTCAACTCCTCAAACATGTTAAGCTTTTCGAATTGTACGTCAATGTAGTCTGTTGAGTTTGGTTTGAATATCTTATAGTCTGCGCCACACAGATCTGCATATTCTCTCTGCTTATTTTCTAACTGATCCGCATACTTAGCGAACTGTTGTCGTTTGATATCGGGCACAGAAGCATGATCATCAAGATCATTTCTATATAAACTGAATATTATTCTTTTCACACCATTGCCTCACATAGTCAAAGTCCTTACTAATACAATGTACAAACTTTGCTTCTTTAGTTATATAGCTCCACTTGTCCATAAGGTGGTGCCATTCTCCTAACTCCTGATAAGGAACTTCGTTTAGATATGTCTTAACCCCCCATACAGTTTCGTTATCATAACCAAACATGTAACTGATGGTATCGGGATAGAACTCATCACATATCATACCTTCCATCGTGTCAAGAGTTTCCTCAAAATCATCGAAGTATTTAAGTTGTTTTAGATGTTCTCGTTTTGCCCCCACTATCGCAGTGTTGAACACATCAGGTTGATCTACTCCCATACCATAGTCGGATATGAGACATTTACTGTTCCACATCTTAGCCATAGGAGACCTCACACTATGTGTGTATGAAAGGGTTGCTTGCTTGGTGACAGGCATTTGTCCATTGGCAGTACCAGTCATAACAGCAATACCTTTAGACAGATCTATCTCCTCAAAGAAGTTTAGATCTGTCATTGGTATGACATCAATGTCTAGGTAAAGAACCTCATCATACTCTTCAGACAAGTCCATCATTAGACGGATCTTGTAAAAGTTGATGATATCATAGTAAGAGATCTGTGGATAGTTATCCTCAAACCATTCAGCATATGTATCAAACGCTTCGTCTTTAGTGAAGTGTTTGTACTCTACACCTATCTTATTAGCATAATGTTTCTGACTTGTCAATAGCCAATCGTAATTATCGGCAAACTTCTCCTTGGAGCTGTGGTGTGATACCAATAATTCTGTGGGAATTTCAATGTAGAAACTGTATATAACTCTACTGATAGCCAATTACCATAAACCTTTTATAACCATTAGTCATCATCATACTGCCTTTATATACAACCTCTGTTATTTCAGAAGTTTCGACAAGCTCATCTTCACTATTTACGCAGTTGACATGCTCCTCAAGGTGCGTCATGTTGTTACTTTGTAGCACATATAAACATGTTGGCTTTGGGTTCTTATCCTTAAACAGTTGAGGTAGTGGTGGCATATGTTCGGATGATGTATTGATTAGGACATCAATGCTATTAGATCTAGGATTATTATCCAAGAAATTTGCACAAGTGCCAATTAGTCGAACATCTTTATCTAGCTTCTTTTCGTTAGCAATCTGATGAAATACTGATATCGCATTTTCGTCAAGGTCGATATTTTCTATAAAGTCCAGATCGCCTTTAAAGATATCCAGAAGAATGTTGGTTAATGGAAATCCAAACCATCCACCCACTAATTGAATTCTTTTCTTTCCAACTGGATATGTGCCATCTTTCAATTTCCCCCCTTGTTTGAATTCGGAAACTTTACTCAACTCTTCTTTAAGCCACGTTTTGCTGACACTCTGATTGGGTGACATGCTGTCCCAAAAGTGAGGAATATCATAGTCCCTATTGATAGCAAACATCAGTGCTTTAAACTGTTCTGGTCTCATATGAGGTTGCAATAGATCTCTCACGGCATGAATAGATTTGCCCAAATCATCTACAACATCGTTCAGCTTCCATATACTATGCCAAGCATGTCTATTAATTCCAGTAATGTTCGAAACCATTGTAACCCTCATTGTCTAATATATAATCGTTTTCAGCCTTATCGCTCCAACGCTTTCGTCTCCACCCATTAAAGATACATATCGTATGGTCTTCACTGTAGTACAACTTCTCAGGGCCAGGAGTACCATATGTGTACCAATAATCATTCTCATCTATACCATATGCTCTTGAGTAGATCTCTCCCCTTGGGAAGAAAGTTAATTTTTCCCCATGATCGAAATTAAGATACGAATCAATTCCTCTATATTTCAGTAGATAGAATTCGATATCTGCGTGAAACGTATTCCATATTTCAGTAAGATCTCCGCTCCAAACTAAGACAGATGAGTTTAGATTCATGTCGAAACCCTTCTTAGCAATAGGCTCAATATCTTCCAACCAAGGTTTCCAATACGCCTTGATCATCATTAGTTTATCTTTTTCAACGTAATCTTTGTAGTGTGTTATATCGCCTTGGATTACATTGTCGAGATCAAAGAACATATTGACTTCATCAGTCGGTTGTTGGAACAAGACAAGCTTCCACCACCACACCTCAAGATCTAATGACAAGTCAAGAGGAATGATCTTAATGTCGGGATGAATGTTTGTAGGATCTTCGGTATGACACACGAATGTGAACTCCTCATGGAAGTTCTTACATACCATCTTGTATAGTCTATTCACATGCTCGTGACTAAACTTATCGCCCCACTTTACGCACGATATAATCATTGATTACCACCATATCCATTTTTGTTTTATTAAAAGTATATAGAGCTTCTTTAGGAGTCTCTACAATAGGCTCTTGACAGTTGAAGCTAGTGTTAAGTACCATAGGAATGCCAGTGATCTTGTAGAATTCGCTAATCAACTCATGATACTTAGGGTTGTCTTCCTTACTAACAGTTTGTATTCTGGCAGTGTTATCTAGATGTGTAATACCAGGAACCTTATCAGATTTGACAGGACAGATCCTTGCCATGTACGGACTAGGCTGATTAGTATCAAAATATTCTTGGTAATGCTCTACAAGGACAGACGGTGCAAATGGTCTAAAGTCTTCACGATTCTTAATGGTGTTGTTAATAATAGATTTGATCTCAGGGTTTCGTGGATCTGCAAGGATACTGCGATTACCCAATGCCCTATGACCACTCTCAGACTTACCTTGGAACCAACCAACAATCTTACCATCAGCTATAGCCTGTGCTACCTCTTTAATATTAACTTTCTCTTCACCAACATAGTCATAATCTTCACCAGAATATACACTTGGTATATGTACATTATCGTTTAGAATATAGTCTGCATGCATGTAAGTACCAATCGACTGACCTTCATCTCCAGGAGCAGGTGGCACATATACGTTATCCCAAGTCTTGGTTAGCATCTCATTCATGTAGCCATTGTATGCAACTCCACCAGATACACATAAGTTATCACTTGTTTTCAAAGCAAGTACATAGTCTCTAACACGTTCTTCAGTTGCTACTTGAAGTGTTTTGGCGATGTTTTCTGGCCTAAGTTGATGTAGTGATCTTAGTTTTCCCCAAGACATTCGGCTATCGGGTAACTTACCGAATTCCCAATATCTTTCTAAATGCATATGTATCTCATGACAGTATTCGCCATAAGCGGCTAACCCCATAAGTTTGCTTGCACCTAGATTACCAAATCCTAATTCTTTTGCGAAATGGTTCCAAAGGATTCCCATATTCATATCATCAGACAGATCTGTTATGTCACCGTTCTTATTCACGAAGATGCAATTGAACTTCCACCCCCTACCATCAATAGCAAGGATATCACTCTCTTTGTAACCAGATTGAAGAAATGCATATGCCGCATGAGATTGGTGATGATCAATGTAATATTGATTACCTTCCATAGAATAGTCCCACAGGTTGGTGGGTGTAAAGTCTAAGAACTTTTGAGGGAATGCGGCATTATCAATCTGCTTCAACCCACCTATAGTTGTTGTGAAAGCAAATACCTCATGCTCATCAGGTTTGTATGTCTCATCATAGAACTTCTGCCCAGCACTGTTATCGTTTTGATTCATCTTATCTGCGGTGGTGTGATGAGGGTATGAATCGAAATGCCAAGGCACATTGTGCTTTAATCTACTATATCTTTCTACTTGATTGTGCCACACACCATCATACGTATTGTGATCGTGAGGACCATAAGATGCACTAAAGATAGTTTTCATAGACGTATTTTCCTATTTTTTCATGACCAATTTCAGACGGATGGTGATCAGTCTTGCTTATCATATCACTAGTATTCCATCTAAGCACTTTGTCTTGCACGGATATTCTTGCCCCAAGCTCTTCCTTATGTAGCAATTCAAGCATTTGAAGCGATATATATCTTATACCATAATGATTACATAATAGCTCTAACATACGCTTATATCTAGCGGTTCTTTTTAAATGATATGAGATATCTCCACGAAGATCCACTCTATCGTTCATCCATCTTCCATGATTTTGATAATCTCTCCTTTGGGACTTAGACCATGCGGCAATTATCATATCTGGCTTCACGGCATCAGATGCAAGGTAATCATATATGCTAGAGAAGATGTGTTCATTTCCAGAACCATTACGTGCTAAGTTTATGGTATCCATATCCAACTTATCGGCAATGTAATGATACCAACGACTATTTATACCATCACTCTCAGGGTCGTGATTAGTAAAACTACACCCACTTACCAATAAGTTCTTACGCATTCTATTCCCCACACCATATTTTACATTGAGATATGGTTTTGGTTTCATCTTTCCATGAATCTGGTAAGGTTTTAGTAAACCATTCTCCATTAATGATATCTTTCATATCATTGGTATGTATATTGTACTTTTCTTTGTTATCATTATATTCTTGCATAACCACCTCGTTGTTGGTTCTATCCTTTTGCTTTAGTTGCCAATCTTTGTTGGCAAGGTAACAACAAGGTAATACTTGACCATCTGGATTAACAAGTATTCTATTATCCTCTAACCACTTACACTTTATAACCATCAAGTATCCTACTTTGTTCTAACTTTTGAGCATTACCCAATTCATCTGTAAAGTTAAATACTGCGCCCTTTTCCCATCGATCCGAAGGAGTAAACTCAATTGTGCTTGCTCCATGAGAACGCACCAACTCTTCTATTTGTTCAAGGTAGTCTTCGTTGTGTTTAAATACGATTGTACGTACTCTAGGTTTAGATCGTGTTTGTGATATAGATTCCATATTAGCTAATACCTTTTTAAGGTCAGTATTTCTTCTATAGTGAGAATGCATCTTCTGGTCTATGCCATCAACAGCAAAGGTTGCGTGTAGCCTTCTGCCACCAATTATTCCTAAATTCCACCACCATTCTTCATCTCTTATACTTCCGTTAGTGTCTATGCTAATGGTGGCATTGCTGTTGTCAATAATATATTGTACCATGCCCAACAGTTCTCTATTCATTACAGGATCGCCCCAAGTTCCACAGAACTCAAAGGAGTGATATCGAACTCTAGGTTTATCTAAATTATAAGCCTTCTTAAAGGTTTCAAGATTCCATTGAATCAGAGGCAACCAATTTACTTTCCCTAGACCGTTAGGATCAGTTCTATGACACTGAGGACAGGCGGCATTGCAGTATGTCGATATGTCTAAGAATACGCTAAGGCCATGGGACTTATACATTCCTCATCTCATATTCGTTTAACATTTCTAATACCTTGACTGCCCTATAATGTCCTGTTGCCCCCAAATGCTCGGTACAATTAACGCAATACTTTTCATACTTAAACAACTTAAACGTCATCATCTTATGCAAGTTATCCTCGGTCACATCAAAGTGCCTAGACCCATTAATGAACTTCTTACTACAGTGTCGTATCTTCTTTATCTCAAAGTCAATCACAGGGACTGATGGGAACATAGAACACATCTTCCTGTCTTCAACGGCGGCTTGTGATGTCGCATCATAGTCGGGGGATCTTGAATTGAACGGTTTTAATATAGTTGATGCGTGATCAATCTCTGTTAAATCGTGGTTCTCTCTATACTTGAAGTAGTTGGGAGTTTGAATTACGAGATTGTAGTTGTTGCATTCATTAGGCTGAATAAAAGGATAGTTACCTAGCTTTTCAATTCTATCTTCATGAAAGTCCAATACTAGATGCTCCATGTAAATGATATCTGGATCCTCAAGAATGTGTGGATAGAACTTTCTAATTAAAGAGTTTGATAGAACTGATATTATGAAGTTAGGATACTTACGGATTTCTGCAATGACTTCGTCAAGGTTCTTAATAAGTCCGGGCTCACCACCCAACAGATTTATCTTAGTGGGAAACGGAGCAAGGCCATCTAAACATGTTCTCAGGAACTCCATATCAACATGAAGATTGCGCATCTGTAGTGTCCACGCCGTGCAATAATGGCACGATTTGTTACACGACTTACTTAGGTAGAAATCCACAGACTTGTAGTTACTACCATACAGATGCTTTGTGCCTAATTTCATTAGGTGTGTTTACCCTTTTTCACTTCCCCAGTTTCGGTATCTATAAACAACTCTGCTTTATGTTGTGGAGATTCTCTCTTTTTACATATAGTATAACACACATCAAAGACATTATCGCCTTTTTCTAAGTTCTCTGCAAATTCAATCCACTCGTCTTGTAGGAAGATTTCTTCAACACTATCGTAATCATTAATGTTAGAAACAGCCACTAGATTCTTATAGACAGGATCTCTCCTCACTCTATCGGTATCAGCCCAACAGCATGGAATGACTTCTCCCCTATTGGTTAAGCCAAAAGCCTCTTGCTTACCATTCATACACTTAGGATCTATTTCAACATTATCTTTATTTTTCATTTTTCACAATCCTATCATTCTTTTTGTTAACGTCTTCGCTATACAAATCTAATCTCATAGCAGAGTTCTTAGGCTTTAACGGATCATCATGACTTCTCCACCGTGAAGATATGAGAGTCATAAACTCTACATCAATAGCCTTTGCCATTTTTAAAGCATCCTGTATGTGGTTCTCGTTATAACTGAATACGATGTACTGCCATACTGGTTTTGATACCAAGATACCTCTAGCAACTTCCATCATCCTATATATCTTTTCACCGTCTTGATTGATCCGATACATATTACTCTCTTCTGGCAATCCATCAATACCAAATATCCACCTAGCTTTGGGATTAGCGGCAAATGCCTTTGGATACCATTTCTCAGGCTTTGCTCCCGATGCGTGATGAACACTCACACTACGTTTCATAACGGCAGTATGTTCAAGGATCTCAATAAATTTAGGGTGATGTACTGGATCAGATACCTGTCCACAGAAGTTCAGATGTAGGAAGTGATCAGCTAACTTCTTAAAGTTATCAAGCGAAATGTCTTCGCCAGGAACTTTTATTCCATGGCGGATAAATGAACTCCACCGTTGACAACAAAGACACTCAAGGGGGCACCTATGAGTAATGTCTAAATTCATCTTCTTTCTAGAAAACATACTGTGCTGATCAGGTCTCATATTGTGCCACTATCCTTGAGTTCGTTTTGGTTTGCATGACACCATTGAGAAACACATTGAATGCCGTGATGATTTTCATCTTAGTTTTTTGATTTAAAGTCTTACTAAATTTATATATACTATGGTTCGTTGGGTTGGTTGTCGCATATATCTTCTCTATTAGAAATAGGTATATGTCATCCACCTCATCGCCTATAAGACTGTGATCGATAATATCATCTTGTACTAGATTGGATATTAGTTTGTGCAGAACGTTTTCCTTTTCAAGATCCATTTGTATCATGTTGTAATTGGAATCGAGTAGACAAAACGTAGACAGGTCTTTATCCCAAATTAAGTTTAACTCATCAGTATCATATTGCATAAGCGTTCTACTTCTTCGTCCATTAGCCATGCATGAATAGGCAATGACATTACAGTGTCTGCCGCATGTTGTGCGTTGTGGCAGTCATCTTTTCTATACTCTATGTTACTATATAGCGAATTGTTAGATAGAGTATTCTCGTAGTGAATGGACAAGTTTTGCCCCTGAGCCTTAACTGCATTCTTTACTCGTTTACGCTCATCCTTACTTTCAAAGCCAATGACATATTTATGGAAGTTGTGCTCAAGTCCTTCGGATACAATTTGGCAACGGAATTCATCACTCAACATCTCGTGGTAGATCCAAGCAATCTCATTACGCCTTTTCTGCCATGTCTCCATGCTTCTCATACGCATAAGAATGACATCAGCATTGCCTGTGTACATCTTAGAGTTGTAACCCAACATAGAGAAGTCTTTGTTCTTACCATGGCGTCTCATCAGTTTAGCATAATCGCCTAGAGCATCGTCATCAGTCATCAACACACCACCGCCACACAGCCCAGCAATAACCTTATTGGCGTTAAAGCTATATGAGCTAACATGTCCGATAGTACCTGCTTTGCGTCCATTCAAAGAAGATCCAAATGATTGAGCACTATCCTCAATGAAACGAATGCCGTTACTATCACACCAATTTTCGATCTCAGTAGTGTCTGTCATGTTACCATAGAGATGTGTGTAGATAAGAGCCTTGGTCTTATCCGATTTCATCCGTTTAATGCTTTCAATGGATATGTGGTAGCTATCTGGATCGATGTCACAGAAGACAGGTGTTGCTCCTACGTGTGAGATGCAAGAGGATGTAGAGATCCAAGAGAAGTCTGTGACAAGTACCTCATCACCTTCCCAAATTCCCATAAGGGAAAACCTAAGAGCGTCCGTTGCATTTGCCATACTGACACAATGCTTTCTACCAGTATATTCAGCAATGGCATTCTCAAGGTTCTCAGTCTGTCCTTCGGGATCCTTAGCCATCATCAAATCAAACACTGCCGTATAATCGTCAATGCTCTCTAAGTATTCAATGTCCCAACCGTTGTATTTCATCATATATCCATTCTGCTATCTGTTTGTGCCCTTGGGCGTTTGGGTGAGAGTCGTCAATTTCTATTCTATATTTCGGATCAATGCATACCTCATACTGAACTTCTGGAAGAGCATTGTATGAAGTTAATCGTTTAGCTCTGCCCCAATAATAATTATAAATTGCTTCCCTATTGCAAAAGAGCAGTTCTCCTACTGATGTTGTAGATGGAAGCCCTAATCTTTCTGCTTTTTGTTGCGATAGTGACTGTCGTGGGTCAATTAGGTCAAACATTGGATCTTTTCCATGACTTTCTTCACTAGAAGCACAAAGCATATTAAAGTCTACAAGTCTAACACCCAATTGTTTACATAAACTCCCCAGAGACCATCTCCAATTGTTAGATTTTGCAACCATAAAGTCGAGATCCTTAGAGTATCTTGTGTACCCTTCGTGCCTTGGTATGACACTTTGCCATTGTTTGTCTCTTAGGCTTGGATCATGTGTAATCCAATCTTCACGCCTACATCCACTCCATGCGGCTACGACTAACAATATATCCTTTGGATCAATTTCTAATATAGTATCCTTTAGAGTTGTGTATATAAATTCATTACCCATACCACTCCGACCAAAATTGATTACTTCGGCATCACAGTCTATCATGTTTCTCAGATGGTCAGGCCATTTAACAAAGTCATAACTTGTTCCACCTCTATCGTATTTGGGTCTGTATGGAGATGTCCAACTACAACCACTAACTACTATGTATTTCATCATACGCCCTTAGTATAGCGTTAACATTAGGCGTTTTTGCACCACGTTCTATATATACAGATCCACCATCGTGCATGTCTGGTCTATCAACTACAACGTTCTTCCCATAGTGCCAACACTCTTGTAGTATTCTAGGTGCAGGATCGAATGTCTTCTTGAGGTAAACATACGTATCGAATATTCCCATTAAGTTCTTAACAGGTGCTCTTACGTTATTGAGATTTAGATTAACGTAGTCTGGTGGACAGTAACCTATTATACCATGATCAGGATATTTGTCAATAGATTCTTCTGCCCATTTGTAATAGTCTGGTGTGGTTCCAAGAAATAGATACTTGAATTGTATATCATCCACAGGATCTTTATAGTTATCAAAGTGAATATACTTCTCAAACTGTTCTCCTACACCATTAGGATATACATCATGGTCACACAAATCATAAATCTTCTTGGGCTTAAAGAAGTCAACAGCCTCATCATACTCTATAGGGTGGTTTTCCGAGTAAACAGATATCAATGGGTTTTTAAATAGAAGAGACATACTAAACTGTTTATCTTCATCATGATCGCCTCTCTGTTTATAAGCAAGAGTAAGCATACTTCTGCCCATAATTAGATTAACTTCATTGGGTTCTGGAAAGTAATCATCGAATATAATTGGTATGGTTTTAGTGTATTTCTCTTTTACCGAATTTAGATATTCCTTCTTAGGAAAATGTGTTCCATTTCCTCCCCCTGCCCTAAAGACAATCAATTGTACATCAATTCCTAGAGATGAGAGTTTGAAGTAGTGTTCACAACTGTAGAAGAATAGACCATCAGATGGTTTACCTGTTACTACAATGTTTAACACTCAAATGCCCACTTCTTTTCATGACACCAGAAGCATACGCCACACGGTTCGGTATGAAAATTAGTATTTTTAGCACTACCAATGCACGATGAAGTTACTTCATAGAGATCCATGATATCATTACTTCGATATATATCGGCAACAAACTTCTTGTCTACGTTGACAAATGGTTGATAGTTAAATCCATATTCCTTAGCAACCTTACCATCATCCCTTCGTTTCTCACGAACATCATAGAACCCATGTTTCTTCATTTCCTCAACTGATGGGTTGCCAGTCATACCAGTCACAATCATAGGGTTTTTGTGCTTATCCCAAACAGAATGAGTAAACTCTCTAATCATTAGGATCTTGGCTAGACCATTTATTGTGCTACACCTTTCAACTCTTTTACCACCAACCAATACCTTTTCATTCTCCCACTCGTCTTCCGCTCTTTTACGCTGAACAGGATCTTGAACATCAAATTCAAACCATTCGTGTTCCTTAATATTGTTATCGGGAAACTTATCTTGCATCCACTGAATGACCATAGTTGCGGATAAGAAATCAAATGGAGCATATTTATCCTTACCAGTGTATGGAATGATTTCCATTTGGGGATACTCCTTACATATGATATAAAGTAAGGACGCCGAGTCAAGTCCACCAGACAATGATAGCATAACCTTGTCTGGAACTCCACGTGAGAATAGATCTAGTTCTATATTGTTGTATTTAATCATCTTCAAATCCCCATTTCTTTTCATGACACCAGAAGCAAGTTCCGCAAGCAACAGTTCCATAGTCTGTCTTGTCTGGCATCCCCACACACGAGCTTGTGTATGGATATAACTCATCCATTAAATCGTTATCTTTGTACACACCAGCCACAAATTTCTTGTTTACATTTATGTATGGAGTATATAGACCTCTCACAAAAGTCTTTCTATTATGCGGTTCATCTCTGACATGTTCAGCCTTATGATAGAACCCATGCTTCTTCATATAATCATCAGGGGGGTTTGCAGTTGTTCCTGTAACATGCCATTCATACTTTATCTCATCCTTGATCGTCTGTAGTCCATTCCTCATTTGCAAGTTCTTAGAGGTTCCTTCAGCCTGTAGTGCTGTCGCCACACCCCTATCGTGTAGATCTTGAGCTTTCTCTATCCAATACGGATCCCAATGATCAAAGGTAAATGATTGATTGTCTAGTATGTTATGATTAGGAAATCTATCTTTCATCCACTCAATAATGTCAAATGCACACAGAGCATCAAACTTTGCATAAGCATCTATTCCGATCATAGGAGACACTTTAATCTGTGGATAGTGTTTACATATTAGGAATAAAAGGGAAGCCGAATCGAGACCCCCAGATACAGACAATCCAATATGTTTGGGAATACTAGGAAGAGACGAATCCGTAAAAAACTCTATCGTCTGGTTAGCATGTGTAATTCTCATTTTATCGCCTTATACCAATTTATTACCTCATCATATTCTGGTTTAGATTCTGAGATAAACGGTCTAACAGCATCATCAGCATAACCTATATGCATGGTGAATTCGACCCTCAAACCATCATTAGGAAAGTTAGTCCAATAGCTCACATCATCTTTATAACATAACATATATCCAACCGATAGTCCTTGCTCAACACATAGTCCAGTAAGTATTGCGCTGAACATGCCCACTTCAATGTTGACTTGAGCTATTTCGTTACTAAAACTATTCGGTTTAGCAAGTCTTGGAGTGAATAATAGGTTATATGGAGCAAGTGATTGAGTGTTTGATGTTTGACCCAAGTGTTGACTTAATAGATATAGTTCATCCTTCAAGGCATAATGCTCAGGACCTATAACGTGAACAGAATATGGAAAGATGTTCTGTTTGGATGGCGTCAAGGAAAAGGTCTTGTGCAAAAGATCTTCTATAAGTTCTCTTGATGGGATCTTCTCACTATCAAAGGATCTTATCTGCCTTCTTGTTGTAAAGAGTTCTTCTATAGTCATTTTAATTTCCCTATAAATAGTGAAGTATTCAGGGGTATTTATAACATGATTAAAAAAGCAGTGATAGAGATATGTGGCTCGTGCAACTACAGTTGTACGTTCTGCCCACACTCTTTTGACGATGGTAGAGAGAAGTCCTTTAAAAGGATGATGTCATATCAACAGTTCATTAATACCTTAGATCAATTGGTTGATATTGGCGAGTGTGAGGAGATCTATCTTGAGGGTTCGGGAGAACCTACCATGAACAAAAGATTACCAGACTTTGTTAAGGCTGGATCTGATCGTGGGTTTAAGATGTCGTTCATCACTAATGGCTTTTGGTTTAAGAACGATTTAATGAAAAAGACTATTGATGCGGGTATGCACTTTGCACGTGTCTCAGTCACTGGTTACGATCAGAAAACCTACGAAGAGAATATGAGCAAAGATGCTTTCTATCAGGTAATGGACAATGCCAATGCCGCAATAGAATATGGTGGAAACCTTGGATCTTATTCACTCATCCTAGACAACAATAACATAGCAGAAGAAGTACGTCAATACCGTGAGAATTGGATTAATCACGTTCCTGGTATTAAAGCGTCGATTTGGAAGATGCACAATTGGTCGGGACAGTTGGGTGTTGATTGGCGTGAGGGTAAGAAGAAGCGCAGTTGTGGCAGACCATTCTCGCCAGATCTCATTGTAAGAGCAGGGGGGAATGATAAAAAGACAGGTGCGGTTGTACCTTGTTGTATGGTTCTAGGTCAAGATAGTAAAGCGGTTCTTGGTCATCTATCCGAAGAGTCTATCATGGATATTTGGCATGGAGAGAAGTATAATGAATTAAGAAGAGCGCACGAGTTCCATGACTTCGACTCTATAGAATACTGTAAGAACTGTGACATGTTATATGATGCACCTGATGCTTTGGTGTGGTCTAACTTTGATGCTGATTACAATACACTAACTGGCTCAACTTTCACAATGGAGAAATATAGAATATGACAAAAATACTTATAAGAGATAACTTCTTATCAGAAGAAACATACAATGCTATACTCTTTGATGCAAGATCTACCAAGCAAGACGGTAGTGTTAGTAGGCATTGGTACGACTATGATCCAACACCAGAGATTGCGCAGTTTGCAAATTACTTTGGTAAGAAACGTGGTTATAGAGAATTGGCTAGGTTTATACACACCGCAACCACAGTCCCAAACTTTACCCACAAGATGCATGATGAAGCAGAGTTTAAGATCATGTCAGCAATCATATATCTCAGTCCAGAGAAAAACCATGGAACGACATTTTATATCGATGGCAAACAAGAGACCATTGAATGGAAACCTAATCGTCTAATGATATTCTGTGGAGAAACAGGTGTGACGTGGCATGATTATAAGTCTAGCGACGAAACAAGATATACATATAACTACTTTCTAGTAGACCCAACAAGGATTGAAAATGAAGCATATAAAGACCATTGCATTAGGGTGTAAAAGCAACGAAAGAGCTACACCAGAAAACCACATCGTAAAACTTGATGATGGTAACTGTAGAGCATATGCGGCATTGACTTCACAGTTCGCCCCATTGCTCTATAGAATACAAGTCATGAATGACAGTGGGATTGTCAAAGAACCATACAAAGTATGTATCATGATAGACACTGAATGGTGTAATGGTAAGAAGGTTAAGGACAGTAATAGTTGGACAGTCATGGAGACCATCATATGGCTTCTGGAAAACTACCACCCACCCACTAATGGTGTGATATTCACCATATACGAATATGAAGATGTTTACGCTAATACAATCCAAGAAAGATGGGCATCATCTTCCATATGGCCTTTGAATGAAAGTTGGCAAGCTAAACGTGATGGAGATTACATTACACTCCACGACTTTCAAGATGATCTAAAAGGATCTGCCAAGTATGAAATTGCTAGACATTCTGGACAACTAGATGTTATTGATGATATAGATAACATATGTAAGCTACCAGTGAAGCGTGTCGATTATACAATGGGAGAGGAGCAGATCTTCACCCTATTGAAACACAGCAAAATGCATTTCACTTTACATGGTGGTAGTTATTATGGTGCGGCTATTATAAACCTACCCACAGTATGCTTTGGATCATTTATATCGGGTGACCATTATCATGACGGTTTCTACTTCAAGCACCAGAAAGATAAGGGTTCTGAGATATCAGTAAGTGTTCAGCATACTAGTTGGAATACTGGTAATGGTAATACGCCCACTAAGGTGTCTCAGTTTGATTTCAAAACAAATAGCGTAACGGAACACCCCCAAAGATACTTGCGTCATGCAACATCACCTACGGAACTAAGAAGTTACCTAAATGGTTTTGCCATGGAAGTTGATAACCACTATTATTCAATAGATGATTAACACTCTCTCCCCTATTCTCGAAGCTGATCCTTTATTATACCCAGATTCGTCATTTTTGTCAAGTCCCTAAAATGTATAAATAGAAGAAACGTTATGATTTATGCAGTGTTAATGAAACTCTCACGATATAATCTGTATAAATAGAAGTAACAAAACATAGCAATTTATGGGTACGATGCATGGCACAAGAAGAAACATTTACAATTGATCAGGGTGCTGATGTGGCTATTGAGCTTCACCTGATTGATCCTACAGGCGGTGCCAAGGATCTGAATAACCACACTATAAACGCCAAGATGAAGAAGAACTTTAACTCCGATAGTGCAGACACTCAAATTTTCAATTCAATTATAGCAACACCAGCTACGGATGGTATAATTACGTTATCTTTAACGAATGCGCAGACAGATTCTCTAAGAGCAGGTAAGTATGTATATGATGTTGAGATAAGCTTTACAGATAGCGACTCCAATGCCATTATAGAACGTGTCCTTGAAGGACGTATTGTCGTATCTCCATCAGTAACAAGGTAGAAAATAATGTCTATTCAAGTTGGTGTGAGTGGAGTACGAGTTGCTAAAATTAAACTTGGCTCAAGTGGAGTACAAGTTGCTAAAGTTGTCGTAGGAACTCCTGTAAAGAGAGTTACTTCTGGTGCCTTTAACGTATCAAATTTGGGTGGAGTTGATACCACCGGGGCCGTTACAGGTTCTGTTTTAGTTTATGATGAACAGGTGGGTAAGTTCGTTGCCCAACTAGACTTAACAGATACAAACTTTAACGGAGGCCAATACTGATGGCATCAATAATTAGAATTAAACGCAGTGCGACATCAGGTAACCCTACCACGTTGGCGGCTGGCGAATTAGCATACTCATCCTTAGCAGATAACGGTTCCAACGGTGGTGATCGTCTCTATTTTGGTCATGGAACAGAAACAGACGGAGATGCCGCAAATCATGAAATCATTGGTGGTAAGTATTTTACCGATCAATTAGATCATGCTAAAGGTACTCTAACAGCGTCCTCTGCATTACTTGTAGACGCAAACAAAAAGATCAACGAATTACTTGTTGACAATCTGACAATTGATGGTAATACCATCACTGCTACAGATACGAATGGCGACATCTTCCTAGAACCAAATGGTACAGGATCTGTTGTTCTTAACTTTAATAAGATCGAAGACCTTGCTACCCCGGTAGATTCGGCTGATGCGGCGACTAAGGGCTATGTAGATTCGTATAACGCCGCAACTGGTCTTAGAATTTCAGATGGTGCTGACTCAGACCTAGTTCTAATTGCTACTGACACTCTTGCTGTCGTAGGCGGAATTGGATTAACATCTTCGGTTACTAACAACCAAGTTTCCATTGCTCTAGACAATACTGCGGTTACAGCAGGTTCATATGGTAGCGCAACAGCTATTCCAGTGTTCACGGTTGACGATCAAGGTCGTTTGACTTCTGCTGGCACTAACAATATCTCTACAACTCTTAACCTCACTGGCGACAGTGCTTCCTCTGGTTCAGTTGCTCTTGGATCTGGAACTCTTGCCTTTAAAGGTATGGAGGGTATTGACATTACTACTTCTGGTGGTATTGTTACAGTCGGCGCAGAAGTTGCTACTGATACAAACCTTGGTGTTGCTAGGTTTGATGCTACAGACTTCGGTAATAGCAACGGTGCTATCACAGTTGCGGCATCCACACTTGGTTCAACTAACTTAAATCCGGGTGCAACAGTTACAGATCTAGCAGGTCTTACACAATTAGATGTTGACAATGTCCGTGTAAATGGTAATGTCATATCAACGACTGACTCTGCTAATGGTTATATGTGGATCGATCCAGGTAATAACATGGAAGTCACTGGTAAAGTTATCATTCGTGGTGACCTACAGGTTGATGGTACGCAAACAATAATCAACTCAACAGACCTGTCTATCACAGACAAACTTGTTATTGTTGCCCAAGGCTCTGCCGATAGTGCGGCGGCAACTGGTGCTGGTATCCAAGTTGATACCGCAGGTGCATCTATCAAATACAACTCATCTACTGCCGCTTGGGACTTTAATAGACATGTAAACCTTTTAACTGGTAATGACTTTAAAATTGATGGCATTGGGTTCGATGAACGTATAGATGACAGAATGAATAACTTGCTTCTTGCAGGTGAGGCTATTGACCTTACTTACAATGATGGTGCAGGTACATTAACTGTTACGGCTGAAATAGCAAGTTCGTCTAATCTAGGTGTTGCTAAGTTTAATACAGATTACTTTACTGTATCTGGCGCTGGTGATGTTATCATCCATGAGGTCAATGGTGGGACGTACTAAATAGCACTATGATGTAATACAATACGCTGGGCTTTTTAGTTCGGTTTAAGCTTTCTTAAGGGTCATAATGGTCAAACTTATACATAAGAAGAGTTCTGTTAGTGGCAGAATTCCCGATAGTTCTGATTTGGAATACGGCGAATTAGCCGTAAACTACGCAGATGGGTATTTGTACTACAAAGCATCTAACAATGATGTTAATAGGGTACTTGACTCGGCTGTTACAGAAGCTCTTATTAATAGTAAGATCACGTCTGCCCTAATTCCTGGTGCAAGAGGATCTATTTCTGTCACAGATAACGGTGGTGATGGATCTCTTACCTACACGGAAGCAACAGGTGTAATTACTTATGTTGGACCTGCTAAGGCAGATGTTCTCGCACACCTGTCTGCTGGAGGAGACTTATCCTTCAACAGTACCACAGGCCAGTTTAGTGTAACAACATATAAAGATGCTGACTTTGATACACGTTTGGATACAAAGAGTACTACTAACGTTGCCGAAGGGTCAAACCTATACTATACAGAAGCAAGAGTAGACAGCGACTTTGATACAAGACTTGCTATCAAAACAACTTCAAATCTTGCCGAAGGGTCAAACCTATACTATACAAATGCTCGTGCAGATGCACGTGTTATTGCTGTTATGGATAGTGATCAACTTGATCTACTTGCTAAAGCTTATGTCACTAAGACTGCTACACAAACCCTCACCAACAAAACATTAACCGCTCCTATCCTACAATCAATCATATTGCGTGATAGTGCAGGGGATCAGTCTACAGTACATACTCATGCATACAGTGGTATTTCTTTTAATACTGGTGCAAACTTTGGCGACTCAAACCATACTGTATATCACTTTGGTGGCGACTCGTCAAGAGACACAGTCATATCTCTTGGTAAGAACGATCAGTTCAATCATGGTATTGGTGTAACTGGTGTACAGAATGCTAATGACTTTGTTATTGGCTTTGAGGGTAATGCTACAAACTTTAAGATCAAAAAGGATGTAGGTGCCAACTACGATCTATCTACTGGTACGGATATGTTCTCTATCGACTCAGAAGGTCGTGTACTTATCCCATCAAATCAAGCTTCTACTAATAAGACTAGTGGTGCTTTGGTTATTACAGGTGGTGTTGGTGTATCGGGAGATCTTCGTGGTTCTGAGATTATCGCATCTGGTAACATACAATCCCAAGGTAATTTCATTGGTAACCTTACTGGTCAAGTAACGGATATATCAAACCACAACACAGGCGATTTGAGCGAAGGTAGTAACAAATACTACTTGAAATCAAGAGCCGACTCAGATATAGACTCAGCATTTGATGCAAGAAACACAGGTGATCTGAGCGAAGGTGGTAATCTATACTACACAACAGCACGTGCAGACTCAGATGCTAAAAGATCTGTATCAGTAACGGACGCTGGTGGGGATGGTTCATTATCTTATAACAATACCACAGGTGTTGTCACTTATCAAGGTCCTGTTGCGGCAGATGCTAGAGCACACTTCTCAGGTGGCACAGGTGTCACACTTAATTCTTCAAACGGCGTAATCTCAATTGGTCAGGATGTTAGTACATCATCAGTAGTTACATTCGCTGGTGGATCAACAATCTCTGGTAACTTGAACGTTTCGGGTGACCTTGTTGTTGGTGGTGATCAAATTAGCAATCAGGTAACAGATCTTCGTGTTACCAACGCAATGATCAAACTTGCTGACTCCAATACTACAGATGCTGTTGATATTGGTCTTGTTGGTAGATACTCTGATGATGGTGGCTCTACATTAAGAAGAGCAGGCTTTGTTAGAGATGCATCTAATGGTGAGTTCTACGCTTTCCAAGGGTTGGTACAAGATGGATTAGATTCATCAGTAGCTGATCAGACTATCAATGTTAACGGAACTGGTTGGGAACTAGGAACGTGGAACTTCGGTGCGCTTCGTGGATCTTATCTAGGATTTGACTCGGACTTCTCAGCATTCCAAAGTAATTACAGTGTTAAGACTGGAAACTATACGGCAGTTGCTGGAGATAGACTAGCAATTGATACATCAGGTGGTGCGTTTACGGTAACACTTCCTTCTAACCCTGTAACAGGGAACACTATTAGATTTATAGATATAGCTAATTGGAATGCGACACTTTACTTAGACGTTGCCAGAAATGGTAATACTATTGAGGGCGTGGCAGATAATTTTAGATTAGATCTTGGTCAAAATACGGTTGATTTTATCTTCATAAATAACACATGGAACGTATATGCGGCAATCGGACAGCGTGGCGAACAGGGATTTACTGGTGCCGCAGGTGTTAACGCAGATTCAGACACACTTAACAGTAACGCCATAGCATATGCAATTGCTTTAGGATAATAGGATAGACAATGGGAAAACAACTTATACGTGATTATGTATTTACTCCAGGCAATGGTGGTGCAGGCACCGTCGAAATTGCGGGTACATACGCTTTAGATCAAATTCTAATTATCACAAACGTCACAGACAACGTAGTTCTTTACAACTTCGCAAGCACAGACTATGCAGGAACAACAACCACGATCAACTCGCAGAACACAGGGGCTTCTGGACATTGGCCCCACATCATGGAAAGAGAGAATGGCTATACAGTCATTACTTTAGCCAAAAGTAGTGCGGGTATGGCGGCAACGGATGCGCTACAAATCTTTGTAGAAGATCCACAGGGTGATGTGGTCGTAAGACCGTATGCATTTGGCACAGACGCTATCGAACGTATGCGTGTATCTCTTCCAGAATCAATGATTGATGCCGACTTTGAGTACGGACTACAGCCTACTAAATGGGCTGGATATGGTACTGTTAAGGGGTATCCTTCTGTGTATCAGAACGAAGGTATTGATATTGCAACAACGGCAGTTACGACAGACTATAATACAGGTTCGTCTTCGAACTCGTTAATTACAGTTACCTTTGGATCCGCTCACGAACTTGCTGTTGGTAGTGTTGTTAACGTAACTGGCTTAAATTCTGCGGTGGCTGGTTTCTCTCGTGGTGATGGTTCATTCATTGTGGAAACAATTGTTAACAGTACAAAGCTTAAATACTATGCACGTGGTATTGTTGGTACATCAAACGGTCAATCGTTACACACAGAAGAAACATTAACAAGAGTTGGTGGTATTTACGCAGGTGCATCTATTCCAGTTACTTCGGCATCATCAAATGGCGCAAACCCAAGTATTATAACTCTAAACTTTGCCAATCCACACGGACTTATTCCAGGAACAAATATTCACGCTATTGCGGCAAGTGGTACTAATAAAGAAGAGGCTTCTGGTCCGTTCTTTATCAAGTCAACCCCAAGTCTTACTTCAATAACATACACTGCACGTACTGGGGCAGTTGTTGCAAACCCATCAAACATTACACTGTATGCTCTTTCTAACGCTACAATTCTACACAGACCATCAGATGGTGGTGTTATTCTACAGACTAAGACACCGACATATGCGGCTTCGGTTGTTCGTGTTAGTAAACGTTATTTCCGCTATCAGTCTGGTAAGGGCTTCTTGTTCTCAACAGGTACTCTCTTAGCACCAAACTATGACGTAAGAAGCATTTCTGCGGCTGGTACTACAGTAGGGTCATTGATTACAATCGGTACTGATGAGATTGACCATGGACTACAGCCCGGAGCTAAGGTTCGTCTTGAGGGTATTGAGACATCTGGATATGAAGGAACATATGTAGTTGACTCTATCGTAGATGACTATGTCTATAGAGTTGCGGCTACTCAAACATTAGGTGCTACAGATCCAGTTCTTAAACGTGTATGTACAATGTATGTTACTGAGTGGCGTGGATCTGCGGTTCGTGCAGGTATGTTTGATGATGTTAACGGAATTTTCTATGAGTTTGATGGTAAACAAGTTTACTGTTGTAAGCGCACATCAACCCAACAGATCACTGGTACGATTAGTGTGACGAACAACAACAGTGAAGTTACAGGTTTAAGCACAAGACTTACAGAACAGTGTAAAGCTGGCGACAGGATCGCTATTCGTGGTATGATCCACTTTGTTACTCAAGTTACCTCTGATACTACTATGTATATTACTCCCGATTATCGTGGCATCACTGCTGGGGGTATTAAGGGTAATATGATTACTGATCACAAAGTTCCGCAAAACCGTTGGAACTTGGATCGAATGAATGGAACAGGTATCCACAACCCATCACTACACACTCTAGATGTTAATAAGATGCAGATGGTTGGTTTCCAATACTCATGGTATGGTGCTGGATTCATCGACTTCATGATCAGAGGACCTGATGGTCATTGGACTATGGTTCATAGAATGAAGAACAACAACGTCAATAACGAAGCATTTATGAGATCTGGTAACCTTCCAGTGAGATATTCTATTGAGAATGACTCGCCTACCACTAGCTTGACTGCTACGATCAACGCCTCTACCACTACCATTGGGGCTTTAGAACTTGGCGAGTTTGATGATTCTGGTACTATTATGATTGATAACGAGATTATCAACTATACAGGTAGATCAGTGACAACAGGTCCTGGAAACTTTACAGGGTGTACAAGATCCGCAACACTAACACAATATCAGCAAGGTACAACGAATAACCTTACTGCTGGTTCGGCGGCTACTCATGCTAACAAGACAGGTATTATTGAGATCTCAAACACTTGTTCGCCAACTCTATCTCACTGGGGTTCTGCCCTAGTTATTGATGGAGACTTTGACTTTGACCGTGGTTATATCTTTAACTACTCTAACTCACATAACTCTGGTTCAGACCAAATTCAGACAACTCCAATTACATCGTTTGTAATTAGACTTGCACCTTCTGTGTCTAACTCCTCAGTGGGCAGACTTGGGGCTAAGGATCTTCTCAATAGATCACAGCTACTCCTCAAGCAATGTTCTGTTGTGTGTGGTCGTGGGTCATCTTCTTCGGGTGAGGTTCATATTCAAGGGATCATTAATCCTAAGAACTTCTCGGACGCTACATGGAAAGGTCTATCAGGATCGGCAGAGGGTGGACAGCCTAGCTTTGCTCAAGTTGCAAACAAAGGTACTATCACATGGTCTACTGGATCTTATGCGCTACCAGGAGAACGTGTTTTCTCATTCGTTGCTGGTACATCAAGATCAGATTCAGTTGTGTCAACACTAGAACTTGGAGACTTGAAAGAACTATCGGGTGCTCCTCTTGGGGGAGACTATAAATTCCCTGATGGTCCTGACATTCTAGCAGTTAATGCTTTCTGTCTATCGGGTGATGTTAAAGCGTCTATTCAGCTTCGCTGGTCAGAAGCACAGGCTTAATAAGGGAATAAGAACTAATGGTTGTTAAACTAAGTGATCATCTAAACATCAGTCTAGGTCTACAGGCACTCGTTGACTCTGCGGCAGTTACTGCTATTATCAGAGACACTAACATTGCTATGGACTCTGGCACGATGGGTGACTTCGTTGGCACCATTGGCCCCAAAGGGTCTAATGCTGGCATTACTGTACTTAACTCAGGAACTAACGATGCTGATGTCTTACTAAGATTAGACTCGGCAGTTGCGGCTACATTAAGTGGCACTCAAACTCTTACTAACAAAAGTATTAACCTAACAAACAACTCACTGACTGGTACTATTGGTCAGTGGAACGCCGCACTCAGTGGCGGCAATTCCTTTGCAACACTTACTGGTACAGAAACTTTTACTAACAAGACACTTACAACACCAAGCATTACTGGTGTTGGTGCAATTGGCGGATCTATTACAGATATTAGCACATTCTCTCTTAGAGATAATACTGTTGCTTCATATGAACTAATACTTGCCGCTAACAGTTCTGTAAATGCAAGTGCTGATAGAACACTAACTTTCGATGTTGGCAATGCCAATAGAACATTAAGTGCATTGGGCAACCTAGCATTCGGTGGTTCGTTTACGACATCAGGTGCGTATGCAACGACACTTACTACAGGCGGAACAACTGCACTTACTTTGCCAACATCTGGTACGGTTATCTCGAAAGATGATAGCGGTGACATTTCTGGCATTAGAAACATTACTGTAACAGGTACTGTTGATGGAAGAGATGTTTCGACGGACGGTGGTAAGCTAGACAATGTGGAAGCTAATGCCGATGTCACAGATGCGGCTAATGTTGGATCTGCTTTAACAGCATTCACAACAGGTACTGATGCGGTAGGAACTGATATTATTCCTGTATTCGATGTGTCCGCTGGCACATGGGAAAAGCATACTATTACCAACGCAGGTCTCGCAGGTCAAAAAGGCCAAAAGGGACAGACTGGTGGTGCAGGTGGTGATGGAGCCAAGGGTCAAAAAGGCGAAGGTGGAGCTAACGGATCAAAAGGCCAAAAAGGTGAAGTTGGCGTAAAGGGTTCTACTGGTGGTGCTGGAGACAAGGGTCAAAAAGGCGAAGCTGGAACTAACGGAGCTAAGGGTCAAAAGGGCGAAACTGGAAGCAAGGGTCAAAAGGGTCAAAAAGGCGAGATTGGTGCTGATGGTAACGGTGCGTCTGGTACTAAGGGCCAAAAGGGTCAAACTGGTGACAAAGGCCAAAAGGGTGAAGTTGGTCAAAAGGGTGGAACTGGTACTCAAGGCCAAAAGGGTGAAGGCAACGAAGCCATTACAAACACCACAGCACCAGGTAGTGCAGTAGACGGTGACTTGTGGTGGGACGATGAAACAGGATCCCTATATATCTACTACGATGATGGTACATCTAGTCAATGGGTGCAATTTAATAATTCGGTTGTTTCTGATGGTGCTATTTCTACAGCTAAACTTGCTAATGATGCCGTAACTGGTGCTAAGATTGCTGATGATACAATTAACTCCGAACACTATGCGGCGTATTCCATAGATTCAGAACATTTAGCAAATAATTCCGTAATACAAGATAAGCTTGCAGATGATGCTGTTGGCTCAAATGAATTAAAATCTGTCGTATCCTTTGTTATTTACAACTCAGGTGGAACTGCATTGAAAACTCTATATGGCGCAGGAGGCGCATAATCCATGGCGGCAATTAATTTCCCATCATCGCCATCGAATGGCGCAACCCACACCGCTAACAATGTCACGTGGACATTTGAAAGTGCAAAAGGTGTGTGGAGAGCCACTACCTTTACCGATGCTCCAACTGGCCCAAAGGGACAAAAGGGCGAAAAAGGACAAAAAGGACAGACTGGAGACACTGGCGCAAAAGGTCAAAAAGGCGAGATCGGACAAAAAGGCGAAGTTGGCGTTAAAGGTCAAAAGGGTCAAAAAGGTGAAGTTGGACTTACTGGAGATAAGGGTCAAAAAGGACAAAAGGGCGAAGTTGGACTTACTGGTGAAAAAGGTCAAAAAGGTCAAAAAGGCGAAGTTGGTGTAACTGGAGCAAAAGGTCAAAAAGGCGAAGTTGGTGTAACTGGAGCAAAAGGACAAAAGGGAGAAGTTGGAGCCACAGGATCTAAAGGACAAAAAGGTGAGATTGGTCAGTTCGGTGGTGGTAACCTTGATATCACCAACGGTGGTCTTTTCTCCAATGCGTCATCTAACTGGACAGGTGATCCGGGCACAAAAGGTAAAATTCAGTACCACTCAAATAGATGGTATATTGTTGCAGACGAATCATCAGACAGAATTGTTCAGTTTAGAAGAAATGGTACAGATACATCATATATTGCTAATGATGGTACATTTAATGGTACAGCAACGTCTGCAAACTGGTCGGATTTAGCGGAGAAATATTTAGCCGATAGAGGATATGAACATGGAGATCTGTTGGCTGTTGGTGGCGAAAAAGAGGTAACTCTATACAAAAAGGGTATGGCTATCGCTGGCATTATCTCTACACGTCCGGGTGTTCGAATGAACGTTAATGAAGATAACATGGAGGATCCTCTATGGCCTTTCATTGCGCTTAAAGGACGTATCCCTTGTAAGATAAATGGTACTGCTCAAAAAGGCGACTATATAGTAGCAGATGATAATGGTAAATGTAAAGCACTTCCAGCTGATACGACTGCCGCAATGCGCATGAACTTCTTGAACTTTGTGGGTGTGGCACTAGAGGATGGTGAAGGGCTAGTTGAGGTTAAAGTATAAATGCCAACCTATGCACAAAATAACACTAGTTTACAGGCACAGGCTGGAAGCCAGTTAAGGACGTTTGATAAAACGATGACGTTTACTGTAACTGCATATACATTACAAACAGTGTCGCAGACTCAAGCGGGACCGCAAAGCTCGGCTGGCTTTAACCAACGCTTTGAATATACAGGTGCGGCTGACTCAACTTATAATAACGATTTGGATGGTGGAATATACACAGGAAGTCGAATGTACAGTCAAGATGTTATCGACTCAATTAATAGTGTTATGCAAAGAACAGTAGATCAGGTTGAATCTCGTATCACTGACAGATCCATTTCAGCATTGTTATGTCATAGCTCTTGTCACACTAGTTGTCACACATCAAGAGGTCGTAGATAATGGGCAATTTAACCAGAGATAGTATAGATAGCTACATGCAAACTTACGCAGGTGGTAAGTTAAGAACGTTTGACAAAACTATTACTATAACAACTACAGCATATCAGAATAACAATCCCACTGCTATGGGTGGAACAGGATCTAATACTACGACACATAGGTTCGAATATACAGGTGCGGCTGACTCTCTATTTGATAACTATATTGATGCTGGAGTCTCCGCAGGTAGTAGGATATATTCACAAGACATCGTAGACACATTAGAGGACGGAGTGCGAAGAACCGTAGACCTCATTGAAGATAGACTTACTAACAGATCTATCTCAGCAGTATTATGCCATTCAAGCTGTCACACCAGCTGTCATACATCAAGAGGAAGACGATAACATGACAATGCAACAATCATATTGTAAGCAGATGAGATACTCAGGACCCGAAAGTCTGGCACCATCTGATGCAACAAAGTTCGATGTTCTTATTCAGATGGAAGTTCTGGCTGGATGTGAACAGGGCTGTCTTGGATGTTTCGTTGACAAAGCAATTGATCCTGTAAGCAATCAACAGATCATTGATCGTGCTAAGGAACTTGCTGATGGTGTATTACGTGTGGGTGGTAACCTAAGAGAGTTTGTTATCGGACCTACAGATCTATTTTCTGCTAAGAATACAAAAGAAGTATTGACAAACCCAACTGTTCAAGCTATAATGAGAGAACACACTAATGCACGTATTGCGTCTCCAGCTAAGTTCGACAATGCTTCAATGGAAAAGGTCAGAGAGATCTTTGCTATTCTGGATGACCTAGATGCGTATAGACGTGACATGGTTATCGAATTCATTATGCCGATTGGTCGTATTAACGAGATGTTGGATGATGACGATTACTATAACAGAGTTATGGAGAAAATAGAGTTCTTTAAGAACGAAACTCCAAAGATGATGGATTGGTCTTGGACATTACAGGCTTCTAACGTTGTCGGTAAGCAGATTGACAAAGAGAAATACAATAGGCTGATTGATCGTTCTGTAAACGACTTCGGCACTATTATGGAAATGAACCCTGCATTCGCTAGGGCACCTAATCAAATCATTCAACGTAACAACTTGTTTGCGTGGAATAAGTTCCTTGAGTCGGTTATTGATGAGAACAATGCTAGTGAGACTGTTATGTCTATGGCTAATCTCTACTGTAACTCAATCAACTTTGTGGGCATTACTATTGTTCCAGGAGAGAACGGACCTACGACACACTTGAATGTAATGCTTCACGAACAAGCGTTCTTTATAACTAATAAGAACCTAGACGTAACAGGACTTACATTCGAAGAGATCTTACAACGTAAGAACGAACTGATTACAAAGGGTATAAATAAGTCTAGTAAGGTAAAAGATTGTGCAGACTGTCAGTTTGCTATGGCTTGTGCAAGTAGATTGGTATTCGAGGCTCAAGATAGTCTCAATATTGATGGGTGTGTATTACCTAAAGAAACATTGAAACACTATAATCCATTCGACTTTACATGGAATGATGATGCAACTAAATACAAAATGAAAGACGGAGCGTAACCATGATCGGTCAAAATCTCTATTACTTAAACAACTCAAAGTATATCTCAACTATTAACAACTTGGGAACAGTGTGTTTCGAGTTAAACTCGTATTATCACACAGCAACCCCACGTAACATCGTGATTGTACACCGATCTAATGGTGATCAATTATTGGCGGCTCAGTATGAGTCTATTGCTAATACGATTAGAGCAAATGCTAACGATTTGATTAGTTATATGGATTACGCTGATGTAGATGATATCGACTATATTCAAAACAGTGATAAGGTTATCATTCTATTTTCTACTGTTGAAGATATGATCACAGTTTTTGCACGTTACACATCAGGTCTTATTACGGCATCTGGTTTCTATGACTCGTCTACTAACGTTAATGCAATGGTTGGAGCATTCCTTGAGAAGATCTTCTCTATGGATGTTATGCTCACTATGGTGCTTGACAATGAAACTATTTTAGATGTATCAAATCATGTAGACACACTATTCTCCACAGACTCAGGTGGTGGGGCAGTAACTCCTTATACGGTGATCTATCAGAATGGCAAGAACTTCAGTTATGACCTACTGTTCTTCTTAAACGATTACTATACAAATAATTCAGTACAACTACTAATCAAAGAGAAGTTTACAGTACACCAATCCACAATGGCACAAGATGTGATGGAACACTTTACATCAAGACGCCACTACTTGGCTTATATTTTAGCAGTCATCGATTGGATGAATGCCAATGTATCACGTAATGCAGAATATGCAACCAACAAGACTACGTGGATCAGATCCTGTTATGTTACTAAGGCTAATGCTGGAAACTATACTGCCGCTTTCTATCAACTAGAAGAGTTGTGGAACTTGGTTAAAGACGATACTGCATTCCTTGCGGCTCACCAATCTAAGGCAGATAGTGACGCAGATGGTTGGGAATATATGGATCTATACACAGAGTTTAAGAATGTGTTTCCTATCGTGCGCAAGGTATTGCAGAATGACTTTGACATGGACAATCTAACCGCAGATTTGAAGCTGATAAATACAGATGTGCAGTTCTTCTCTAAGAGACAAAACCGCATTCCATATCTTATCCACAAGTACCCATTGTAAGGAATACTATATTATGACAACTCCAGACGAGAGTACGTGTTATGAGTTACCACTATCTCCTCAACACTTAGTACAGATCTATAAAGACAAGAGTGAACTTGAAGAATACGTTCTTTGGGTTGATTATGCTAAGAGTAAAGAGAAGTTGTCTGCACAGCACATTATCATCTATTTGGCTAACACTAACTTTAAGACAACGTTCTCTTCTATTGACGAAGACTTGATTAAAGCGTATATCAAATCAGACTTTATGGTTGACTGTCCTCTATTGGCTAGGATCATTGTTCTTATTATTAAGTTCAAATATAGACATGACATTGGTGAACAAGAGAGCCAACTATTATATCTGTTCCCACCAAAACTTATCGATAAGTTTATTGAAGATAATGAACAATTGGTTGACGATTTAATCGCCACAGTTGCATCTTCAGTACCATTTGCCCTAACTAAACTATACGATGGGCTTGACGATGATATGAAGCTAACCGAAAAAAATCTAAAAGAACTGGTTGAAGACATCAAGGTAGTTGATAAACCAGCTACGTGTGGACCTAATATTGCCAGACTTCTCACTACAGGCTATGATGCGCTTCTACTAATCTTGAGTAAAAACGGATTGTCGATTGAATATAATAAACAAGTGTTTAACGACTCCCCCAAATATTTCGGCAAAGATCTCTATCATATTATGTGTGAGACTAAGATTACGGATCAGATCGTATCATTCTTTCCCGACGATTTCATGTTGATTCTAGATGATAACAAAGCTTAATGCAACAGAAGCAGGGTACTATCGTTACGTTCATGGCATAAGCCCTGTTAATACCGATTTCCTACGCACAGAGATCAACTTGGATATTCTCCATGGTTGTGATCAGATGTGTCCCGGATGCTTTATCCCAAGAAAGAACTTGACATCACCTGATCACATGGCTACTCTATACGATGAGTTGTGTAAGGGACAGTTCTATCCAGATGAAATTACTATAGGTCCAACTGACATCTTTGATGCTCAGAACTTTGATGAGGTGATGACACACCCATCGATGACAGACCTGTATGCTATAAGTGGTGTCGGATTTACATCTACACTATTACAAGACCCAAAGGTTGTCAAGCCTAAACTTGATATGATTTGGCAGATCTATCGTAACATCAATAGAATTCCAGATATCGACTTTAAGATTGTGTTAGATGTTGAGGCGTATCTTGATGATGACCTTGACCCCAACTTCCTTGAAAACATAAAGATGTTTACCATTGGATCTGTTCAGTTCAGAGTTAACTACACTCCTGATTTGTTTGACAGAATAGGATATAATGATCTGTGTGCCAAAGTCAAGGAAGACTTTAACGCACCCATAGTCATCGCACCTTCTTTCTTGACAGACAAGAATGCACGTGGTAAGGTCAATAAGTTTCTTGATATGTTTAGGGCAGATCTGCGTAAGCAGAAGATAAATGATGAGTGGAGGAACTTATACACATTCTTTGATGCTAGGTTTAATGGATATGGCTGTCAGAACTATAGTTTCTACAACGGCAAATTATACATCAATCCATTTTTATATGACGCAATCATTCAGAGAACACCTGAGTTTCAAACTACAATGGATCAGGAATGGTTGGGCACTAACCTAGAGTATGCAAAGACAGTAGACGATTGTAACACATGCGAATACCTAATGAGTTGCGCAGAAAGAAACATACACGTGTATATGAAGTCAAGGAAGTTGAACACTTGTGTTGCCTTGAAAGAATATATGCATGCCGTTAATTAAGAACAACTTATATTACGAGCTAACCACAGAGACGCAAACTAAACCAGTCTCGGCGGTTAAACTTCAGCTTGATATCCTAGATGGTTGTCATCACAAATGTCCGGGATGTTTTGTGCATCGCAGAGGTAATGCTAGTGATGAACATCAGATCCATAAAGCCAAAGACTTCATACGAGACATAACTGATAGAGGCATCTTGGTTGACGAGATCCTTATCGGACCTACAGACTTTCTTGCGTCCGAAAACTTCTATGAGGTCATGCCATCTCTAGTCGATATCATTAATGAGAACTCACCCATTCTTGCATTTGTCAGCACACTGATTGATGGGGATCTTCCACGATGGGTTGCTTTCATAACAAATAATATTAACATAGATACTGAGATTGAAATTGGTATCGCAACGAATGTTAACAAGTTCTTTGATGAGGATTATGTACAGCATATTCACAAGATGTTGGAGTACATTGATAAAAACCTAGAACATGAAGTGACATATACGTTTGTGGTCAATATACGTGATTATGGCCTAGACTACGTTAAACTGCATAAAAGTGCAATAGAACGCTTTAAAACGATATTAGACTTTGTACCGTCTGTTTCACGTTCTCACAAGCCTAAACTAATATTAGATACATTAGACAAGTTTAATGACTTCTTTAACGAGCTAAGTGCTTATAAAGAAACAGAATTAAATAACATAATGGTAGACCACTCACACGGTGGCATGAACTATACCGTACTAAACTATAAAAAGGGCGAATGGTTCATTTCGCCGTTTATGTACGAAAACATGGCATTGTACCATGAGATGTTTAAAGTGGATAACTTTGACGATGTGCTTCCTATTGTACAATCTCAGTTGGAAAGGGTCAAGGGCACAGAGTGCGAAACTTGTCCCTTGATGATGTCTTGTTACAATAGAAAGATTATTCTACTCAGAGATTACCTTGGAGTTGATCGTTGTATTGCTCCTAAGCAGAATATGATGGAACATATACATAACTATAATGCACCTGCTCAGAAGATGTATCAGTGGGATGACTATTCTGTTGAAAACGATAAGAAGGGTTATCGTAAGAGGTTTCTTGTTACAACAGATGACGATCCAGAACTAGAACGAATTAAGGACATCTCCTATGTTAAATAATAGTTGGAAAGACATTGTTAAGCACGGTGGTGTGGGAGAAGAGTTTACTTCAGTATCCTCAATGACGCAGTACAAGATCCAAGTTACTTTAGAATTACTTGAAGGGTGCTCTTACATGTGTCCTGGTTGTTTTGTTAAACGTAGAGGTAATTGGAATCCCAAGTCAATTAAGATGTTTCACAATCTGGCATACGAATTACATGGTAGAACTGATGTCGTGTTAGACGATATTGTTATCGGACCTACAGACTTCTATGGTGCAGAAAACCTAGAAGAAATCATACACAATGCCAGATTATCTGATGCCATCTCTATGATACCAGAAGGTAATAGAAACATTCAACATAACTGTTCTATCATGGGGTCTCTATCGGAAGATGATATTCTAGGTAAGATCAAGGCTATCGAAAAGTCTCCTCTTGGTAAGGTTGTTGAGTCTTGGGATGTGCAGATTGCTTTAGATCTTGTGCGTGTATTGGATGATAAAAGATACAGGAAAGCATTGAGAAACAGAGTGATGAACTTCAAAGAGAGTTCGTTGGACTTTGAGATCTCTATGGCAACTAACATTGTAGAGGGTATCGAAGACAGGCTATACGAAGCTATCGACTACATACGTGAAACCTACGACACGGTCATTGAAATCTTACCCTCTGTTGTCAGATCCTTTAACCATTCTACCAAGCATGGAGACAAACTATTCGCTTGGAATGATATGTTGACAAACTTGTCTAGTGATGTCAATCGTTTTAAGAACAAGTTTCACTTCTTACAGGGGGATCTATCTCACAAAGCATTTCACTATGCGGTGGTGAACATCCACAACGGCAAACTATATGCGTCACCATTCATCTATGAGAATGCTCAGATCTATAAAGATGACTTCGAGATCACTACACATACAGTAGAAGGTATCTTAAATTACAAACACCAAGTCGTTACAGATCAGATAATAAATAGTTCTAATAAAGAATGCGGAACGTGTAAGTACCTCAACGTGTGCTCCAACAGATTGATACCCAAAGTTATGGATACGATGTTTGAGGGAAGATCTGAATGTATATTAAACAAAGATGTTATTGCTCTATTCGATAACGAGGATTACCATGGGAATAGTTACTAACAACAAGAAAGAAGCTCAGGCTGATGCAGACTTTGATCTATCCTTTAACGAAGGACACGAGATCAAGGTTATATTCAATGCTGAAGTTCTGTCAGGATGTGAGTTCAAGTGTGTGGGTTGTTTTGTAAACAAACTAGGCACTAACATGGGATCCTACGAAAGATTAAACAATGCTATTGACTTGTTCAATAATAATGGGTATAGGGTTTCCACTATCAATATCGGACCAACTGATCTATTCGGCAACAACAACGTCATAGAGTTATTGCGAGATGAAACATTTCGAGAGTGTTTGAGTAAGGTTTCTACTATACAATTCGTGACGACTCTAACCAACATCTCAACGGAGGTTATCGAATTACTTAACAGCATACCCAAAATAGATGGGTTCATGTACGATGCTAACATAGCAATCGATCCTAAAAAGTTCCCCCATGGATACAAAGATATGATCGATAAGCTAAACCTATTCGATGACGATCTGAATTACTATCTTGTAATGAATATGGGTAATGACGATAAGACCAATGCCAAAGTCATAGAGTTCTCAGATATTGCTGACGATGAGTTTGACACGATCTTAACTCTTAACCCATCGTTTCTTAGAGCGGATAAGTTTAAGGTACAGAAACATCTAATAGACAAGTGGAAGAAGCTAGATGATTGGGCAGAAGACGCTTTTCCCTCTACTATCATCGATCAAGCACAGGGCGGATCCTTAGAACTTAACTACACATACTGTAATGGCAACTTCTTCTGGACACCATTCGTCTACGATATTGTTAAGATAGGCACAGACAAGTTTAAAGTACATGATGAGAATGATATTGAATCTTGGATAAGTGCCAAAAGCGACAACTTTGGGTCGCAATTAGCATACACTGCCAATACAGATAGTTGTTCTGGATGTGCTCATATGATGACGTGTATCGATAAGGGTGTGCAATCCTACATGGAGCATCACGGTGTTACGGAGTGTTTGTTCCCACGTAATCAAATCCTGTGATTTGGTTTTGTCCTGTCTTGTCCATGTAGTTAAACCACATGCGCATTATACAGTCGGGCAGATCTCGTTCACGGTTCTTCCAATCCCATTGTGTATAACATCTAAAGCCACACTTGTTGTACCACTTACATGACAAGCAACCATTCTCATCCATATAAGCTTGCATCATACCAGCATTATCTTTAGGCTCATACTTCGTGTTGAAGTCACGTTGGTCATATCTATCCCATCTACAGTTTGATGTAGAGTTATCAGGAAAGATTGTAACCTTGTTAAGAGCCAAGCAATGCATATGATTTGTTTCGTTATAGATCAGATCCTTGATAGGATTGATGTCTGGATAGTTATGATACACAAACTTTAGGAACTCAAGATACTCACTATCTGATGGGATCATATAGTCATAACCACGATCAGGAATGTAATCATCAAAGTAGAAGTTATCAAACTTATTATACAGATAGTGAAAGTACTCGTCCTCATCTGCCATAAACTTTTTAATAGAAATAGTGGTTGCAACCATATTAATAGATGTGATATAATCAGCAAAGTATTCTATGTTCTTGCCATAAGGTCCTTTGACAGGTCTACCATCAAAGTCATAAGAACAGATAATATAGGATGGAATGTCTATTGCATTCAAATCATCAAGTAGTTTTTGAACTCTCTCACGTTTACTAAACTGAAAGGATGTTACCCAAACTACTTTAATGTTCTGCTTATGTTCATCATAGATCTTCTTAATCTCAACTAAGAAGTCGTAGTAGACCTCATAAGCCCACTCAGATATTCGGTCTTGAAACAATTCTCCACCAAGCATATTGATCTGAATAACGTCTGCACGGTTCTTCATCTTAATAACATGCTCTTCTACTAGAGGGATCTTGGAGAAGATCTCTTCACGAGACAAGCCTACTGTAGACTTCTTGTCGTGGTGACAAAAAGAACAGTTGAGGTGACAGTTCTCAAAGAGTGTCATCTCAATCTCGGCTATGTCTGGACGTTTAGATTCCAGTAGCTGTTTGGTGAAGTCAAAGTTGTCCAATCATGAATTCCTCTTGGTAATACTCATAGACATCTGGAACCATACCATTAGTATTATCAAAATTAACTTTAGAAAGGATCTCATCATAGATCTCTTTACTTCTCTCATATGGTAGGAAGTGTGGATCGTCTGGTAGTAATTCGTTATAGTTTAGTACATCATAGAACTGCTCACCAAAGTCTTCGGCTATCCAATTGGCATAGCAGATTGCAACGAAGAACGACTTCGCTGGGTAGATCCACTGATCCACTCTCTTATCGAAGTGCATCAAAGCATCTTCTACAATAAATTCTGGCCTATTCAATACATCAACATCCGTCAAATCGTCACGGTGGTTTGTTGTCATATGATTATACGCCTTCTGTCTCGCTTTCCAATTTTCCATAGTAATCTAGTAATCCTTTATATCCATTGCAACTGTTGTCTAAATCCAATACGTACCGATAGTGCTCGGTAAGACATGTACCGAAATAGGTACAGCTACGACAAATGTCGCTAAGATTATCAACAGCTTCGTTATCTGCCCATTGTTTATATTCATAATATGTGCTATACTCCTTGAAGTACTCTTTATCATGCTTATCAAACTCCAATACGCCAAACTTACCAGATGGTGTGATATAGACGTGGTCATTGGAAAAGGCATTGTACTCTTTATCTATACTTCTATAAATGTTGTGTATGTTTTGGAAGTCAAAGTTCTTCTTAGTCTTAGCCTCATCAAACCTAATAACGAAGTCCTCAAAGTCTTTATGAGTAACATCAAATGCATTGGCTTGGTTGATAGAGTAAGGCTTGATCTCTACCGACTTGACATTAGAAACCATGTTAAGAGTGAAGATCATAAACTCCACATCCATCTTCAATACTTTAGGCGATGCAAGGATAAGGACAGCAAGATCCTTATTAGCATTCATCATGTTATTTAGAACAAACTGTTCTTTCTCTCTTGCGTGGAAGTCATAAGATACCGATAGGGTAACATCATCATCACGGAAGAAGTCTGGAAATGCTGACAGATTTGTGTTGATGTGGATACTACCACCATAGTATCTCCTAATCACCTCTTTGATCGAATAATAATACTCTGGTGTTAGTAATCCAATCTCACCGCCATATAAATCAACATGAGTTATAGGATCTGTTATTTGACCCATAGAATGTTGTAACCACATTGGGTTTATCTTGTGTCTATCATTTAACTGTTGCTTTGTCAAGTAACAAAAGTCGCAAGAGAAGTTACAATAGTAAGTTGGGTTAATTGATAGATTCATCGACATAGGGCGTCACTCCATCAGGACTCATATTATTGGTAGCAAGGATACGAGGTGCCAATGCTTTCATCTGCCTACAATGACCTTCAACAGTACCTTCACGTTTCATATCACGCACAGTTTTCTTACAACCATTGCAGATTTCAAACATAGGGCATGTGTAACAAGCCATCTTCATTGTCTGAATGTTGGGGTCGTGTTGCAGTGGTGTTTGCAACTTTCCTGCCATCTCAGTTTCGAAGTCGATAGGATAATCCATATCATCTGCAAATGAACCACAAGAGTAGTAATCACCTCCTGGGTTAAATGCACGGATACCTTCATCACACGCTCTATTCTGTGGGCATGATGTAGAAGATCCCCCAAGACGTTTCATCATTTGCTTAGTGTTGAACTCATGATCGGCTAGACCACGGTCATAAATCTCAAGATATGTTTCGTAGATCTTGCTTAATTGATACGTAGATCCCTGTACACCAGAAGCCATAGCATAGTTCAACTTACACTCGACGCCCATCTCTTTTGCTAGTTCTACATTCTTAATGGCGAGATGCTCATTCTCTTCTGTAATAACTGCGATAAAATCTGGACGTTCACCTGTATGCTTCAACATGGCATTAGACACCATCCAAAAGTCTGCCTCTGTGAACTCTGAATAATCGCCTTTTAGTCTACCGCCACCATACTGAAATGATGTGGCACAACCAAATCGTTCGTTCTGAAAGATGGGTAACCACTTCTTAGGTTTCATTAGGAAAGGCCAAAGGTTGGACGTAAAGCTAATGCTTGCTGGGTAATCATGCTCATTAAGGTGGTCAATTAGATCTTGATAATACTGTGGCTTGACCATAAGAGGGTCACCACCATTAACAATAATTGTGTTAGTCTCTGGAAACCTTTCTAAGAACCTATAGATATAGCTCAAGTCTAACAGACCAACCTCATTGGGATCGATATCTGTTGACGAGCAAAATGTACACTTGAAGTTACACGCTTCGGTTGGCTTTACGATTAAATCCATTTCTTCTCTTTCGCTAACTTCATCATCAATGTTTTAGGCGCAGGGCACACATCATCCATCCATTGTAACTGATGACAGTCAGAATGGCAATACATAAAGACTGGACATTTGTAACACCGTTCATCACGTTCATGCTGTTCACAAGATATGATCTCCATACGCTTAGGACTTAATCTTACTTCCTTTGCTGGTGTATCTATATGACCATAATGCATGGTTGGTGCGGTGTTAGGACAGCCTGCGACAGTACCGTCTGCATTAATAGTGTGGATCTTTTGTTCGCAATCACGACAGAATGTGCCGATCTGGAACTGCCCTTTGTTGAACTTGTCGTAGATGGATCCCATAAAGCCGTTTTCTACAGGGTGATCTTGAGTTTGTTCATGCATCAGCATCCACCAAGCATCTAGTTCAGAGTTATGAGGAAAGATGTCCGTATTGATTGTGGCATTACCATCATGGGTAAGTCGTTCATAAGAGATCTCAGCAACACCAAGAGACTCCATATAATCAGCAATCTCCAACGGTTGTAGTTTAATAACATCCTTAGATACAGAGATAAAGCACTTGACACTATGCCCAAGTCCTGTCAACTGCTTAACATTATTTTCCCACATCTTCCTTTGATGTTCGTTAGTAAAACGAATATTAGGATCCCATGAGGTGCCGATGTTACCACCTGTAATGATTTCACTAAAGAATGCAAGTTTCTCTTCGGTAAGCTTAAACACAAGATTTGTTGTGATACCATGAGTTGCACGATCACCCCATTGAGCTTTAGTGATGTCATGGAATTCTCGTAGGTGTGCCATGGGCGCAAGCATAGGCTCACCACCATGGTACTCTAAATGGATCTGGTTAGAGCCAGTGTCGAGTTCGTTACACCAATTTGCGGTCTTCACGTGATCAAAATAGATCTTACGCCCATTCATACCAGAAGTAAAACAGTGACTGCAATTAAGATTACAAGTTTCAGTAGTCTTTACGTAGATTACCGAATGTGTTTGTGTCGTTAATGCCATAGCTTAATGTCAATGCTTTCTCTGAGTTGAGCGCAACGTGTGGTGTGTCTGCGGGAATAAAGATCTTCGTTCCCTTTTCTATCATCACGTATTGGTCGTCAATTTCCATTATCTTACGCCCATCAAGGCATTCGATATAGATATCTATAGGATCTGTATGTACAGGAAATGAAGGAGCATTTGTAGGAGCATAGAATATATGGATAGTCCCATCATAAGGTTGGATACGTTCATATCCCTCTACCTTAATCGTATCATCTCCACTAAACCAAAGATCAACCACCTTGCCCCTATATGCAAATAAATCGTCATGCTCTATGTACTGTTGTTCTCCTCTATTGTTAATAAAGGAGACCGAACAGTCATTAAAACATTCTTCACTCATCAAGAAGTCGAAGAATTCGTCAAATGTCATTATCCACCTATAGACAGTGGAGTAAGCATGCTTGAAGATACTTTCCAAACATTGGGGTTATTACGTTCATTTACTATAACTGTTTTCTGATTAACTTTCTTAACAGATCCTGTTACAGTGCTTCCATCACGGCGCATCCAAGAGACAATATCGCCAACACGCAAGGTAGCGTTTGTGGCATAAGACAGTGAGTTGCGGCGAGATTTGATCGCTTCAACTACACGGTTGATTTCTGAAGCGTCCATACGATTGATTTGGTCAAGTACTGTGTTCATCATAGTCATGTGATTCTCTCTTTTCATTTGTTATACCTATTTCTAGCATACCCGAAACATAGAGTCAAGTGTTATTACTAGTATATATAGATGTATATTAACATGATGAAAGAAGTGAGATGGATATCCATAATCTATGGCCTACACAGATGGGTCAAGGAAAGTTCGACACCACTGGTTTAGTGGAACATATATTTAGCACATACAATCTAAACGAACCACCTAGCGATTTGGGTGGATATAACATATTGGATGATAAGAGTGCTGTTATGAGTGCCTTTAATAGTACTGTTAAGAGTGCTTTTAATGACTACCTAAAGAGTACTATTGATTGCTCTATTGAGGATTGGGACAACTACAAGCTAAAGGGTTGGATCACTGGTCACGGTAAAGACTATTCAATGACTATTCACAATCATTCGGGAGCACACTTATCTGGCGTGTTCTATATACTAGCAGAAGATCAAAATTCGGGCGGCGACTTGGTGCTACACGATCCTAGATCTAATGCCAATCGGGGGTATGACGAATATTTCAATCCAATGTTTAACAGACATCATCATCAACCTGAGACAGGAGACTTCTTGATCTTCCCAAGTTTCGCTTATCACCACGTCAACCCTTACTACTCCGAACTACGGATCTGCGTCCCTGTTGATTTGTATCTCTACAGAGACTAATATATAACACTGAAAAGGAATCATTATGCACAAGCTAGTTATTAATCTAAATCGAAGAACTGACAGAAAAAGATCCTTTATGGGTGAATGTGGTTGGTTGGAAGATTATCAATTCGTATTTGCTATTGATGGTCATGACATTGATCACCAACGTATGGTAGACAATGAATTTGGTGTTAATCACAAATGGCGTGATCCATTCAAGAACCGTAGAATTACAAAGGGTGAGGTTGGTTGCTTCCTATCACACTATCAGGCGTGGCAGAAAGTAGTTGAACTAAACGAGACTACAATCATCTTCGAAGATGATGTTAAGATCGACAGATTTAAGTGGAAAGAGAACGAATACCACGAGTGGATGGATGAGCATAATATCGATCTACTATATTTGGGTCACAACGAGAATAACGAAACTGGTGTCACAGAAGGTGGCAATCAACACCTAGTTAAGCCTTGCTATCCATACAATGGTCATGCATATATGCTAACTGTTAAAATGGCGCATGATCTTATTAATAGTGGTTTCCACAGAAAGATCATCCCTGTAGATGAGGTCTTGGCTCAGAAGGTAAAGACACATAACGTACAAGCACTCAAAGTAGAGATTGCGACACAGATTAGTAGAGAAGCTCTTGGATCTGACATTGAGCCACAAAGCCATGACGATTGGTTCCAAAACTTCAATGTTCATGCGGTTACGGTTGGTACGGATAGATCTAAGTGTGTAGCATTGAATGACAGTGCGGCACTAATGGGATTTGATGTTAAGAACTTGGGCACTAATGTCGATTGGGCTGGTACAGACATGCAAGGCCCTGGTGGTGGACATAAAGTTAACTTGGTGCGAGACTATCTCGACACCTTGCCCGAAAACGATATTCTTCTATTCACAGATGCATATGACGTATTCTTTACAAATAATCTACAAGAAATCGTTAAACGGTATATGGACGCTTCTGTAGAGATCCTATTCGGGGCAGAAGCAAGCTGTTGGCCTGACGAGAGCATGCAAAGCCTACATCCAGAACCCAACCTCTTTCATTACAAATACCTCAACAGTGGACAATACATTGGTAGGGTTGGTGCATTAAAAGACTTCTTTGGAGAACGACTTAACGATGATGATGACGATCAGCTATACATGCAACGTGTCTGGCTAAACGATACTACTAAATTCTCTGTAGGGTTGGACTATGAACAATATATCTTCCAAACGCACGAGCCAGAAGTAGACGTAGGTAATGAGCTATGGAACCCAATCACGAATACTGTTCCTTGTCTATATCATGGTAACGGTGGGTTTGAGGCTAAAGTAAAGTTTGATAACCTATGGAGCCAAGTGCACACCAAATACACAAAGGCATTGCCTAAACCTAAAACCGCTTTAGGAACAACTCCACAGTCTCCGATGTTCATCCCCCATCACGGTAAGGTTGACATGCTTGAAAAGGACATGATGGTTGTGGACTTCATGACACAAAGCCAGTGTGATCGTTTGATTGAAATGGGTGATAACCACGGCAAGTGGGCACCTATGCCAGAAGATAAGTTTCCAGCATATGAGATCCGTGTCAAAGAACTAGGATTGTGGAATGAGCTAGAAACCCATTGGAAAGAACATATCGTACCAATCGTAGAGAAGCTTTGGCACCCTATTGAAATGTATGGTATGCGTGATGCATTCGTTATGCGATATTCGGTGGACACTCAAAAGAGTTTGCCTTTGCACAATGATGCCTCTCTTGTTACAGGATCCGTTAAGCTCAATGATGACTATAAAGGTGCGTCTTTGATCTACCCAAGACAGGGTGTTAACAACGATGATGTGCCTTGTGGTAAGATGATTCTGTTTCCGGGCATGGTCACACACGGTCATGAGTGTACAGAACTTGTTTCGGGAACGAAATATAGCTTTACAATGTGGACACAACGCTACCCTGGGGATATAAATTAGTATAAATAGAAGTAACGGATTACACATGGGACGAGTTAGATGGCAAAACCGAATTCAAGATCGACATTAATTGACTATGCAAAGCGAAGATTGGGTGAGCCTGTTCTCGAAATTAATGTTGATGAGGATCAAGTAGAAGACAGATTGGACGAAGCTCTTGAATACTTTCAAGAGTACCATTCTGATGCGACTAAGACAGTCTATCTAAAGTATCTTATTACGGCAGATGATGTCACTAACAAATATATCCCTATCCCATCCGACTATCTATTTGTGAAAAGAGTCCTTCCAATCAATGGTGGGGCTTCTTCTAGCGGAATGTTCTCTTTGGGCTATCAGCTTAGGTTGAACGATCTTGCAGTCATGGGTAAGTTCATGGGAGACATGGCATATTATACAATGATGCAACAGCACATTGCTATGATTGACCAAACACTAAACGGAATGCCACAGGTTAATTACTCTCAATACGAAAGTAAGCTATACATTCATGGCGAGTTTGAAACACAAGATATTAAAGAAGGCCAATACATTATTGTAGAAGGCACTCAACTTGTAGATCCTGTAGCAAACACATCAGTGTATAACGACAGGTTTGTTAAGGCATACTTTACTGCATTGGTCAAGCAACAATGGGGGCAAAACCTTAGTAAGTTTGAAGGTATGCAATTGCCTGGTGGTGTGACGATGAATGGCTTGGCTATACTAGAGGCCGCAAACGCAGAAGTATTGAAACTCGAAGAGGATATGAGACTAGAGCATGAACTCCCTGTAGAATTCTTTGTAGGTTAATATGCGCAATTTATACTTTTCAGATGGTCATAAGTCAGAACAACTTCTTTACGAAGATCTAACAATCGAAGCATTGCGGATCTATGGTCAGGACATGTATTACATGCCACGTGATCTAGTGAACGTAGATGATGTGTTTAAAGAAGATCCAGTATCCTCATTCAACTCTAGTTACAGACTTGAGATGTATGTGGAGAACAATGATGGGTTTGACGGTGAAGGCGACTTATTCAGTAAGTTTGGTGTAGAGATCAGAGACAGTGTAACACTTGTCGTAGCCAAAAGGCGTTGGAACCAAACAGTACGTAAGTTTGATAACGAGATTAAGACAGATAGGCCAGCAGAAGGCGATCTTATTTACACCCCATTTGCAGGCAAACTGTTTCAGATCGTGCACGTTGAGCACGAACAGCCTTTCTATCAGCTAAACAACCTACCAACATATAAGATCCGTTGTGAATTGTTTGAATACAATGACGAAGATATTGATACAGGTAATGCGAATATCGATCAAATTGAGATTGATAATGCCTATAGATATGACATTAAAGTTAATCGTGGTAAGACCGCAACAGCAACAGCGAGTATTTCATAATGTCATTACAAGGTATCACAAGCATTACTCTTACTGACAGTGGTGATCTATACACAACAGTTCCTTCCATAACCTTTTCGGCACCCACAACAGCCAAGAAACCAGCAAGACTAATCGCTATTTTGAATAGTGGCAGTCTTAACCAAATTAACATCGATAGTGGCGGAAGCTACTATGAGGATGGATCTACTCCTACTATTACAATTGCATCTAGTGTTGGCACTACGGCAACTGCAACTGCAACAGTTCTAAACGGAAGAGTTAACTCGGTTACTCTAACGGATAGTGGTCAAGGATATCAATCTGTACCTGCTGTTACGATTTTAGGTCCAAGTAAGAATGCGACTGACTTTATTGCAGTTGGATACCCAAATCTAGACAGTGCTACTAGTAAACTTACTTCAATAACAATTGTGGACAGTGGAGATTTCTATACTTCCCCACCATCTATTCTAATATCAGATCCACAGCTATTCCAACCGTTTCTTGTTGGCGAATATGTTAACCAAGACAGCGCATCAGACGGTGGTGTTTTGACAGCCGAAGTTGCGGCATACAATGATAGTAGCGAAATCTTATCGCTTATTCATGTTGGTTCGGCAAACAACTTGGGATCATTCGCACTACCATCGACTGGCAAGTATCTCACTGGGCAAAACTCAGGTGCTACTGCTAAGATTGTTAGCTCTACGCAGAAAGATACTGTAGATCAACAGAACTTCGAATTTGCTACTGAGATAGAGGACTTCCTAGACTTTAGTGAAGGCAATCCATTTGGCGAAATCAGTAAAAGCACAGGACTTTCAAGCTAATGTTTAATGATTACTTTTATCACGAGAGACTACGTAAAACAGTAGCTATATTCGGTTCGCTCTTTACAAAGATCCATGTAATGAGAACGGACAAGAACGGCAAAGTGTTAAGCACAATTCGTGTTCCTTTGGCATACTCTCCTAGATCTAAGTTTCTTCTTAGGTTACAACAGGTGGGCGAATTTGGTGTTGACGATTCAGTTGCTATAAAGTTGCCACGCATGACCTTTGAGATGACTTCAATGGCATATGATGCGACACGACAGTTGTCTAAGACTAACGCTAGACTTCAACAAGCGACAGTAAACGACAACAGTAAACGTGCCAAAGTAAAACAATCAGTTCCCTACATTGTAACATTTTCTCTTGGGATCTATGCAAATAATCAGGATGATGCTCTACAAATTGTAGAACAGATCATACCAACCTTTGCACCACAATACACTGTGACTATGAGACCGTACAAAGACTATCCAGATATCAAAGAAGATGTTCCAATTACACTACAATCAGTGGCGTTTGTCAATGAGGGTGAGGGTCAACAAGAACAAAGACAGTCAGTACAATATGTAATGGACTTTGAAGTTAAGACTAGCTTCACAGGTGCAATCGATGATGGCGAAGTCATTACTAAGTCTATCATGGAATACGAACTCGAAAAGGGTACTAAGGTACTTACGACAACGACAACCCCCACAATAATACCAATGTATGATTCTGACTACGGATTTACTAAGACTTATAATTATGAGGAAATAACGAGCGATGACGGATGAGACTAATATCAAGAGTGATTATGATAAGTCACGAGAGACATATTACGATCTGATCGAAAAGGGACAAGATGCCTTAAGCATGATGATGGAAGTTGCACGAGAAAGTGAACATCCACGTGCCTATGAGGTGTTGTCTGGTATGATCAAGAACGTTGCTGATGTTAACGACAAGCTTATGGATCTTAATAAGAAGAATAAAGATATTCAGAAGAGTGATGCTCCAGCTATTGAAAGTGCTGGAACAACCAATAACAATGTCTTTATCGGATCTAGTACAGATCTTCAACGTATGTTACAGGATGTCAAAGAATTACCCACAGAAGTGATTGACATTACGCCTGATGGTGAATAAAGAACAAGGCTACCTTGGCAATAATAACGTCAAGAAGGATGGGGTAATAGCTCCATGGTCTCAGGAAACGATCCTTGAGTACAAAAAGTGTATGGAAGATCCTAAGTATTTTGCTAAGAACTACTGTAAGGTTATTCACCTTGACAGAGGCTTAGTTAACTTCGATCTGTATCCATATCAAGAGACGATGTTTGACCACTTCAACAATAATCGTTTCTCTATTGTGTTGGCCTGTCGGCAATCTGGTAAATCTATCTCATCCGTTGCGTACATTCTATGGTATGCTATCTTCCACACAGAGAAGAACGTTGCTATCCTAGCAAACAAAGGTGCTACTGCTAGGGAGATGTTGGCACGTGTTACTCTTATGTTAGAGAACCTACCATACTTCCTACAACCAGGAACTAAAGCACTTAACAAAGGTTCAATAGAATTCAGTAACAACTCTAAGATCCTTGCGTCTGCTACAAGCGGATCTTCTATTCGTGGTCTATCTATCAACCTACTGTTCCTTGACGAGTTTGCATTCGTTGAGAACGATGCTCAATTCTACACATCAACATATCCTGTTGTGTCATCTGGTAAGGACACCAAGGTTATCATTACATCCACTGCTAACGGCATTGGTAATGTATTCCATAAGATTTGGGAAGGTGCTCAACAACAAACCAATACATTCATACCGTTCAGAGTTGATTGGTGGGATGTTCCGGGTCGTGATGATGCGTGGAAACAAGAGACGATCAACAACACAAGCCAATTACAGTTTGACCAAGAGTACGGTAATACGTTCTTTGGTACAGGTGATACATTAATCGATGCTGAAACACTGATGAAGTTGAGAGCCAAGAACCCCATTAGAGTTAATGGGGATTGTCTAATCTATGAAGAAACAGTAAAGAACCACGAATACATTTGTTGTGTTGACGTGGCTAAAGGCAGAGGTCAAGACTACTCGACATTCAATATGATCGATATTAGTACAGTACCATTCAGACAAGTGGCTGTCTATAGAAATAATAGGATCTCACCTATTCTGTTTCCAGACATTATCTTTAAGTTCGCCACAGCATATAACAACGCATACGTGATAGTAGAGAGTAATGATCAGGGGTCTTTGGTGTGTCAAGGGTTATACCAAGATCTAGAGTATGAGAATATGCACGTCGAAAGTGCTACAAAGAGTAGTGGTATCGGCATTGAGATGAACAGAAAGATTAAACGTATTGGTTGTTCTGGTTTTAAAGACATCCTTGAGAACCACAAACTCGATATTGTGGACGAACAGACCATCATTGAGATCTCCACATTTGAGGCTAGAGGCAACTCTTTTGAAGCATCTAACGGCAACCATGACGATCTTGTGATGAACTTTGTTATGTTTGGATATTTTGCTTCTAGTGCATTCTTTGGTGATATGACGGATATCAATCTCAAAGACATGTTGTTTCAACAACGAATGGCTGATATTGAAGCGGACGTTTTACCATTTGGGTTTGTGGATGATGGTGTGGGGGATCAACCACCACCAGTAGATCACGAAAGATTCGGTTGGGGGATAACGGTAAGTGATAAGTGGGACTTAAGCTAGGAATAGTTTTCTTATAAATAACAGCGTAACCTTGAAATCCCACCGCATTATGTATTACTTATCATTTCAAAAGGAAAATAACCATGGCAATTGGAACACCATCCCAAAGTCCAGCGATTGTTATCAAAGAAGTAGATCTGTCAGGCACAGTGCCTAACGTACAATCTACAACTGGTGCAATAGTTGGCGGCTTCCGTTGGGGTCCAGTAGAAACAAGACAGCGTATCTCTAACGAGACCGAACTTGCGGCTACATTTGGCACACCTAACGATGCTTTCAGTTCAGACTTTCACACTGCGGCATACTACTTACGTTATAGCTCAGACTTGTTTGTAACACGTTCTATCACATCAAATGCAAGAAATGCACACGATAATGTTAACGCCACTACAGACAACCCAGTAATCAAAAACGCAGACGATTGGGACACCCAAATCGCAAGCCGTGACTCAGACGGTCACACATTCATTGCAAAATACCCAGGTGAGCTTGGGGATGCATTAGAAATTCAAGTATGTCCTGCACACACAGCATCATTCACAAATTGGGCTTATAAACCTAGCTTTGATGGTCAACCCGGAACATCCGCACATGCGGCAGACAAAAACGCTTTGAACGATGAGGTTCACATTGCGGTTATCGATAAAGATGGTAACTTTGGATCAAAGGGTGCAGTTCTTGAAACTTACCCATTCGTATCTTTGGCACTTGGTGCTAAGAACGCAGATGGCTCAACCAACTACGTTAAAGACATCGTCAACACAGGTTCAAACTATGTTTGGATGGCTGGATTTGAAACAGCATTTACAGATGTAGGTGCAGGCACACTAGCAGATAGTGGAGAAGATTTCATCCTATCAGCACCTGCTGTTAAGACATATAACCTATCAGGTGGCGTAACATCAAGTGGCTTCACTGCTGGAGATATCACATCAAGCTTCGATCTATACGAAGACGTTGATACGGTTACAGTAGACTTCTTGATTGCTCCGGGTATGACAAGTCGTGCAGACCAAACAACAGTCGTTAACGATCTTGTTGCAACAGCAAAATTACGTAAAGATTGCGTAGTGGTTGCAGGTCCTGCTAGTAGTGACATCATTGGCGTAAACAACTCAACTACAATCACAACAAATGTTACTGCTACAGCCGACACATTTACATACGACAGCACATTGTTTGTCGATTGTAACTGGCTGAAAGTGTATGACAAGTACAACGATAAGTATGTTAGCATCCCTGCCGCTTCATCTACAGCGGGCATTATGTCTGCATCTGATGCAAACGGTGCACCATGGATCTCACCAGCTGGTGGAAGACGTGGTCAATACTTAGGTGTTACATCTACTGTTTACAATCCAACTAAAACGCAACGTGATACATTGTATAAAGCAGGCATTAACCCTGTTGGCAATATTCCAGGTCAAGGTGTTTTACTCTTTGGTGATAAGACACACATGAGTAGACCATCCGCATTTGATCGTATCAATGTTCGCAGATTGTTCCTCGTAGTTGAGAGAGCCATTGGCGAAGCGGCTAAAAACGTAATGTTTGAACTTAATGATGAGTTCACTCGTGCAGAATTTGTTAACATCGTAGAGCCAGTCCTAAGAGAAATCAAAGGTCGCCGTGGCATTACAGACTTTAAGGTAGTTTGTGACGAAACAAATAACACATCGTCTGTTATTGATCGTAACGAATTTATCGCTAACATTTTCATCAAACCAGCACGTTCCATCAACTTCATCACCCTTAACTTCGTTGCAGTACGTAGCGGCGTAGAGTTTGAAGAAGTTGTAGGCACGGTATAAGTAGAGTAGAAAGGAACATTTAAATGGCTATTCTTGGAGTAGACGATTTTAAAGCCAAACTCGCTGGTGGTGGAGCTAGACCTAACCTATTTAAGGTAACAGTCAACTTCCCTGCTTATGCTGGTGGCAACGTCGAACAAACATCATTCATGTGTAAGGGTGCTCAGTTACCTGCATCTGTGATTGCACCTATCCCTGTATCATTCAGAGGTAGACAATTGCAAATTGCTGGCGACAGAACATTTGAACCATGGACTGTAACAATCATTAACGATACGGACTTCGGTGTTCGTGACAGTATGGAACGTTGGATGAACGGTATTAACGGTCACACAACTAACACTGGTATTGTTAACCCTGCTGACTATCAGTCTGATCTTATTGTTGAGCAATTGGATCGTGACGAAACAGTACTCAAATCATACACTTTCCGTGGTTGTTTCCCAACCAATGTAGGTGCTATTGATCTGAATTATGATACAACTGGTGCGATTGAGGAGTTCCCTGTTGAATTCCAAATCCAATACTGGGAATCAAATACCACTACTTAATAGTAGTATAAATAACAAGGTAGAGGGGGAAACTCCTCTACCTTACTTTTAAATGGAAAGAAACTATGGCAGACAACAGTAATCAAGGCATTAAATTATTCGGCTTCGAGATTCGTAGAGCTGGCGCACGTAAAGCGGCGGCTAAGAATCAACTTGATTCCATTGTACCACCAACGGATGATGATGGAGCAGGATACGTTACTGCATCTGGTTCTCACTTCGGTCAATATGTAAACCTAGACGGTGATGAATCCAAAGACAACGTAGAACTAATTAGGCAGTATCGTGGGGTTGCTATGCATCCCGAAGTCGATGCGGCTATCGAAGATATTGTAAACGAAGCAGTTACCATTGAGGATAAGGGACTATCAGTCAAGCTTGTTCTTGATGATGTCGAAGCTTCAGATAAAATTAAGAAAGAGATCCAACTAGAGTTTGATAACGTATTGGTTATGCTTAAGTTCAACGATCTTGGACATGACATCTTCAGACGCTTTTATATCGATGGGCGGATGTATCACCACCTAGTTGTAAATGAATCAAATCTAAAAGCAGGTATTCAAGAAGTACGTGCTATCGATGCTACCAAGATCCGTAAGGTTAAGGAAGTAAGGACTAAGAAAGATCCACTAACAGGTGCAAAGATCGTCGAGAAAGTTGACGAACACTTCATCTATCAGGATAAACCTGGAGAAACAGTCAACGGTATTAAGTTAACACCAGACAGTGTGAGTTATGTGACATCTGGTCTATTAGATGAGAGCCGTAAGAAGGTTGTTTCATATCTACATAAAGCTCTAAAACCAATTAACCAATTGCGTATGATGGAAGACAGTTTGGTCATCTATCGTTTAGCACGTGCACCAGAACGTAGGATCTTCTACATTGACGTAGGCAACATGCCACGTGGTAAGTCAGAAGAGTACATGAAGGGCATTATGACTAAGTACCGCAATAAGTTGGTATACGATGCTAATACAGGTAAGCTTAAAGATGACCGCAAGCACATGTCTATGTTGGAAGACTTTTGGCTACCAAGACGTGAAGGTGGTCGTGGTACAGAAATCTCTACACTTCCGGGTGGAGAGAACCTTGGACAGATTGACGATATTATCTACTTCCAGAAACGTCTATATAGATCATTGAATGTCCCTGCCTCAAGACTAGAGGGAGAGCAACAGAGTGGGCTATTAGGTAGATCCACAGAGATCAACCGTGACGAACTTAAATTTCAGAAGTTCGTCGATAGACTTCGTCGCCGCTTCTCTGGACTATTCCTAGAGATCCTTAGAAAGCAACTTGTTCTGAAAGGAACTATTACTAATGAAGATTGGGAAGCATGGCGTAACGAGATGGTTGTTGACTATGTGTCTGATAACCATTTTGCAGAACTTCGCAATGCAGAATTGGTCAGAGAAAGACTACAGACCCTAGATATGACACAACAGTACGTTGGCGAGTTCTATTCTAAGGAATGGGTATTTAAGAACGTCTTGAACCTATCTGATGAAGAGATGGAAGAGATGAAGAAACAAATGAAGCAGGAAGAAGCTGATGGCGAGACTATGCCAGATGAAGGTGGGGATGAAGAGTATAACGAACCCAAACCTGCACCAGTTGAAGTCAAGGTAGTGCCAGACGAACCCGAAGAGAAACCAAGGGTAGACACTGACAAGCCTAAGAAAGATCCCAAGGATCCTAAACAAAAGAAAGATGATAAATAATGGAAATGAACGATACACTAACAAACTTCATTGATCAAGTAGCAGTCAAAGACTTTGCGAAAGCGGAACCAACGTTCCAAGATATGATGACCGCAAAGATTGGTGACGCATTAGATGCTGAGAAGATTGCGGTTGCTAATATCATCCACAATGGTGGTGAAGATGCTGTAGTTGATAATGACGCTACTGAGGTCGAAATTGATGTACCAGAAGTAGAAGAAACTGCCGCATAATAGCAAGGCTAATTGTTATAAATAATAGCTGAAACAAAAGGTAACATCAATGAAGAAGTTCTCAGAGATACGTGAAGCTAAAAAGAAGATGCCTCCGGGCGAACATGTCTTCGATACCAAAATTTCTGGTATTAGTGTAATGGTTCACAAGATAAAAAACAAGTTTGTTACCTACGTTGACAACGACAAGTTGGACACATTCCGTGACTTAAACACAGCAAAAAAGGCTGGGGCGGAATTCGTCAAGCAATATAAGGCTTAACAATGGCATTTAGGCATATACCAGGAAACTCTCAGTATCAGTACGACCAATCCCCTCCTGATCCAGGTGTCGGGCACCCCCTACGTGCGCTATGGCAGAAATCAGAAAATGGTATAAGAACTGAGCACGGTCAATCAACCTATGTGCGCTGTCACAGAGTAGGAAGTAATGAAGCTGATCCTAATGATCCCCATGTTCATGGCGAGATCAGTAAATCCTATTGGGATTTGAGATCGTCGGTGTCTTCGTATGGAGTACTTGCTCTTGAACCAAAGCTCATTCTCGACTTCAAGGAGAGTGTCTTTGACACGAATGGCACTGCTAGTACCTTTGATGCATCTATAACTCACTCAGCTTCCTCTAATGCGACCATGACAGACAGTGATGGCTTGCTGAAGTGGCGTCCGCATAACTTGATGACCTATAGTCAAGACTTCACTAATTCAAATTGGGTAACGAACTTAACATCTGTTGCAAACGCTACTACTGCACCAGATGGTACATTAACTGCCGATAAGATAATCGAAGGTTCTGGAGATACAAGGGGTAGGTCTCAACAGAGTGTGGCAGTAGCGGGAAGAACAATAGCTGTTTATGCTAAAGCCGCAGAATGGGACCATGTTGCATTAGCTGTTACAAATGGTTCAGGTTACTGGTCAGTTGCTACTTTCAACTTAACATCAGGAACACTCGCTGGTGGGGTACAATACGGTACTGTTGGTTATGTTGGTAATCCCACTATTACTTCTGTTGGAGACGGATGGTATTTGTGCGCTGTTGATATTACAACACAGACAGGCTCATCTCCTTGGGCGGCTATCATGCCTTTTAACCAGTCTGGTAATCCTGTTAACCCAAGCCCTGCACTTGTAGGAGATGGAACTTCGGGCATCTATGTCTGGGGCGCACACACATTCCGCAGTGACCTCGGTGGCATGGTAAACAACCCTGACCGTGGTGACAGCTACGTTCCAACGACAACTACTCCTGCCTACCTTTCTCGTCGTGGTCATCACATCTACAATGGTGATGCTTGGGTTAACGAAGGCATCCTCCACGAGAGTGAAGCTCGGACTAACATATGCACATACTCTAACGACTTTGGTAATGTGGCATATCTTAAATGGCTTCCATCAAACATCACTGTTACCCCAAACTCTGCAATTTCCCCTGATGGCACAACAAATGCTACAAAGTTTGACATGGCTTCTAATGGCTACACTAGAAAGATATCTGGTCATGTTCCTAGTGTTGGTCAGACCTATACGTTCTCTGTCTGGATAAAGGCAGGGACTGCTAGTGAAGTAAGCACTGTTCTGCTATTTAGTGGTGGTGGACTTGGTTACACCGCAGTAACTCATACCCTTACTAATGAATGGCAACGGTTTACCGTTACGTCGACTCTCGCTTCGGGAACACCTGACCAAGTTAGAGCTAGAATTTTAGCAACACAGGCTGGTACTATCTTTGTTTATGGCGCACAAATGGAAGAAGGCGCAACCCCATCAAGCTACATCTCGGCAGATAATGTCGCCGTTACTAGGGCGGCTGAGACACTAACAGTCCCTGCCGCTAACCTGACTTATCCTACTCCTGTTGAGACTACAGGCACTGAGTTGGTTACTAATGGTACATTTGATACGGATGTATCTGGTTGGGTGGCTGGTAGCTCCTCCGCAACCTCTGCCGCTGTTAGTGGTGAAATGCATCTCACTGCTGGGCCAGCCAATGGTAGAGTTGTAACAGGTGTTCCCACTATCGTTGGAAGGTTTTATCAGGTCAGTGGCGTTGGTCGAGCCATATCTGGTAATGGTGGACCAGGGGCGACACTTTACCTTACAAATAGTGGTGGCGGTACGATTAAGGGTGGTATCATAAACTATACTGCCACTGATGCGCCGTTAGGTCTTACTTTTAAGGCAACAGCAACAACGTCTTATATTTCCGCAATCGTAATGGGTAATGGAGGTAACGTATCAGCTTTCGACAACATCTCAGTAAAAGAAATCAACCCTCTCTCTGTGTCAATACAGATGGACGGTAAGATAACTTATGCTGATCAGGATGAGTTTAGTGCTCACCAATTTATGCGTTGGAGAGCAAATGGTAGTGACAATATCTCAATAGTAGGTGGGACTAATACAGGCGATGGTCTTAGAGTTTTGTTTCAACAGGTTGCGGGTGGTGTTAATGACACTATTGCTACTGGAGTTGTATACAATGAAGGCATTCTTGTTCCGTTTAACCTGAGTTCTCGCCAAGGCTCTACGTTTATCAACGGAGCTACCGATGGTACAGCACTAACAGCCAACACAACACCTGTAGCTTTACCTGATCTGTCAACCACAGACCTAAACTTAGGCTATGACTTCATGGGTACAATAGCTCAATTCAGAGTGTGGAATGAAGACTTAACAGACGCAGGTATAGTTGAAGCAACTCTACCATCAACTGAACCATCTCTGAGCCTGACCTTCGACGGCAGTGAAACCAGCTTTACCGTACTAGATTGGAGTGAATGATCATGGGTACTAAACAATACGACAGTGCAACTGATATACTTACATTCTCCCGTGCAAGTGGGGGTACAGCACTACGCAAGATTAGCTATGGCAACAATTTGGTTACGAATGGCACGTTTGATACTGATTTATCTGGTTGGAACGCTGAGAGTAGTTGGACTTACAGCAATGGCAAAGCGGCACTTCTGGCTAATAGTGAACCTAACCAAAGCCTTTCATCTACTAAAGCTTATGTAAAGGTAGGAAAAACATATAGAGTTAGATTTGATGCTTCAACATCTGTTGGTACTCCAGTGAACACAAGCATGAAACTTCGGATTTGGGGTAATGATAACGGAACAGGTACATTTATCTACAATGGAAGCTATATAAACACTGGCTCAAACGAGCTTCTTATATCTCCAACAGCAAACGGCTATATGGCCTTTGATAACGTAATCTCTAATAGCTTTGACAAGTTTATTGACAACGTATCCATTGAAGAAGTCCTCTTCGATCAAGCTGATGGCACACTTCAACTTTGGAACCATGCAAATAACATCCCTCGCATTGAGTACGATGCTACTGGTGCAGTCAAAGGTTTACTGATTGAGGAAGCTCGGACTAACATTGCGAGGTATTCTGAGGATTTCACGAATTCGTACTGGAAGGCATATAATGCAGTAACAACAACAGGTAATGTAGCAGTTGCACCTGATGGCAATTTAACAGCCGACAGAATTGCCGCTAAGAATGCGTCCGCAAACAATGGAGCTTTTACAAATGAAGATGTGCCTACTGGTGGTTGCGTTAGTGTCTTCGCTAAAGCTGACACAGTTGATTGGCTTGGTTTCGGACAAGCTGGGGATTGCTGGGCGTACTTTGACCTTGCAAATGGCGTTACAGGGAACAAGTCCACTACTATTGGTCACACCAAAATAACCGCTTACCCTAATGGTTGGTATCTTTGCCAAGCATGGGGCATAACTACTGGCTGGAATCGTGTGTTGTTCTCTCCAAAGCCAACAGAGGGCAATGGCGACCCTTGGAGTAATGTCACTAATGCGATTGGAGATAGTGTGTTCTTATGGGGCGCACAATTCGAAGCTGGCGCTTTCCCTTCGTCCTACATCCCAACAGGATTTAGTGTCACCGTTACTAGGGCGGCAGATGATGCTATCATCCCAAGGTCAAGTTTTGGACATAACAACGAGGCTTCTACTTGGGTAGTTGAGTTTACCCCAACATTTCCATCTGTTGATACTAATCAGGTGCTACTAACTAGATATGGGGCTGGTTATGATTTCAGCATTTGGTCAACATATTCGGGTACCATGACTGCTCAGTTTATGAATAGTGCCTCTAGTCCCAATTTCCCTATAACAGCTAACCAAACATCTAAAATTGCGGTTGTGGTTAAAAATGGCGAGTATATATCTGTTTGTGTAGATGGTGGTTCGATTGGTCAAAACTCGGTTCTTTCTAATACCACCATACATACTGCCACAGTAGCCGGCTATACTGACGTAGACTATCAACTTGCTGGCGATCAACTAGGACACATCAAGTCAGTCAAATACTACCCACGTAGATTATCAGACACACAGCTACAGGAGCTAACAACATGAGCATTGAAGAATTAGAAACAATAAAGATTGACTTTTATTTAAAGTTAGCTAACGAAGCCGCAATGACTACAGTATTATCAGACTTCTATACACAAGACACTGAAACTACAGTAAACGAGGATACAGGCGAGGAGACCACTACAAACGTAGGCGATCCTTACCTAGTGTCAAACACATCTAACTATGCTATTGATGTTGTGGGAACACTAAGCGAACCTACAGGCAATACACTGACAGATGATAATGACATGGAGTATCCTGAGATACAAGCCTTAGATGGTTGGCACGTGAATATCCGTTTAGTGGGTGATGAAGTTAGAGAAGCAGTGGAAGCATTGGACACGTCACATGGCGTGACACCTTCTGCCCCACAAAGAATTTGGTTATAAATAAAGTTATATATAACTACAAGTTCTAAAATGTATAAATAGTATAAATAGAACATTAGGACACAAGAACATGAAGCTAATTACAGAGTATACTGAGACCGATGTGCAATGCATAGTCGAGGCTAACGATAAAGGCGAGAAATCGTATGTTATCGAAGGTATCTTTGCAATGGCTGAATCAAAAAACCGTAATGGGCGTATCTACCCTAAAGCCATAATGGAGAAGGCAGTAGATAAATACGTTACGGATCAAGTAATGACTAAGAGAGCAGTTGGTGAGTTAAATCACCCCGAAGGTCCAACTGTTAACTTAGACAAGGTATCCCATCTAATCACCAAGCTCGAATGGGCTGGTGATAATGTGATGGGTAAGGCGCAAATATTGGATACACCTATGGGTAAGATTGTAAAAGGTCTGCTGGATGGTGGTGTTCAACTAGGTGTGTCAACTCGTGGTATGGGTAGTCTCGAACAGAGAAACGGCGTAACAATGGTCAAAGACGATTTCATTCTAAATACAGTTGATATTGTACAAGATCCATCCGCCCCGCAAGCTTTCGTAAATGGAATAATGGAAGGTGTGGACTGGGTTTGGAATAACGGCGTAATCGAAGCAAGAGAAATTGAAAGAATGGAGACTGAGATTAAGAAGGCTCCACGTGCTGACCTCTATGAGGCTCAAACACGTGAGTTTAAGAATTTCCTCTCGTTACTCAAAACAAAAAGCATGTAAAGGAGTACAGCATGTCTGAAGAAACTCAGATCATCGATGCAGAACTCCATGACGAGAACGTTGTGGAAGAAGCTCATGATCCAAAAAACGCTGAAGCGAACTCTGTCGACTCTGTCGATAAAGCCGCAAAAGCAACAACACAGGCGGCGGCACCAAAGACCAAAGCTGGAATGATTAATGCAATGTACGGTAAGATTTCGAAGATGAAGAAAACAGATCTTCAAGCGTCTTACAGTAAAATGATGGGCGAAGAAGTAGACGCTGAAGGAACCGCAGTAGCAGAAGCTAGTGCAGTAGAATTCAACTATACTAACGAGCTTGATGCATTAGTTGAGTCTGAAGCAACTCTTTCCGAAGAGTTCAAGACTAAAACCAGCATTATCTTTGAATCTGCTATTAAAGCCAAGCTTACAGAGGAAATTGATCGTCTGGAAGAAACTTATGCAACTGAATTAGCTGAAGAACTTTCTACACAGAAAGCTGAATTGGCTGAACAAGTTGATAGCTACCTAAACTATGTAGTTGAGTCATGGGTTGAGGACAACAAAGTTGCCATTCAATCAGGACTTCGCACAGAAATCGCAGAAGGATTCATGGAGAAGTTGAAAGACGTATTCACCGAATCTTACATTGCAGTACCAGATGAGAAACTCGACCTAGTTGACGATCTATCTGAGCAAGTTAAAGAACTGGAAACAGCAATTAACGAGCGCACTGAAGAAGCAATGTCATTGTCTGTAGAGCTAGACACATTTAGACGTGAAGCAGTTATTGCTGAAGCATCTAAAGGTTTGGCAGATACCCAAGTTGAAAAACTAACCAAATTAGTTGAAGGTTTTGAATTCCATGATGCTGAATCGTTTGCAGAAAAAGTTGCAATCGTGAAGGAAGCAAATTTCAAACCAGAAGCAATTGAATCCACTATCGCAGAAGAAACTGTAGACGATGCATCTGATGCAATCTCCGAAGCAACTTCAGACGTGATGCAAACCTACCTTTCTGCAATCAGAAAATCTCAAAAGTAAAAGGGAATTATTCCAATGAATACATACGACAACCTAGTCGAAAAATGGTCACCAGTTCTTAACGAAGAAACTGCTGGTTCCATTACAGACTCACACAAACGCTCGGTAACTGCCGCTCTTTTGGAAAACACTGAAAAGGCTCTTCTTGAAGAGCGTCAGTTGACTGAAGCCGCACCGACTAACGCAACAGGCTCAAACGTAGCAAACTGGGATCCAATCTTGATCTCACTAGTTCGTCGTGCCGCTCCAAACATGTTGGCATATGACCTTGCTGGTGTTCAGCCAATGTCAGGTCCAACAGGCTTGATCTTCGCAATGAAGTCAAAGTACACATCACAAGGTGGTACAGAAGCTTTGTTCAACGAAGCAGATACACGCTTCTCAGGTACACAGAACTCTGCCGCACAACCATCAAGCCCATCAGGTCTTGACGTTGCAAACGCAAACGATGTGAAAACAATTGACTCAGACCGTTTGACTGCACTTGCAGGTGGCGGAATGGATACAGACTCTGCTGAAGCACTTGGCGATGCCGCTGGTAACGCTTTTGCTGAAATGGGCTTCTCAATCGAAAAAGCAACAGTGACTGCAAAATCACGTGCTTTGAAAGCTGAGTACTCACTAGAACTAGCACAAGACTTGAAAGCAATCCATGGTTTGGATGCTGAAACAGAATTGGCAAACATCTTGTCAACTGAAATCTTGAGCGAAATGAACCGTGAAGTAATCCGTACAATCAACTCACAAGCTAAATCAGGTGCACAACAGTCTAACGTTGCAGTACGTGGTATCTTCAACATGAGCACAGATGCTGATGGTCGTTGGTCTGCTGAGAAGTTTAAAGGTTTGATGGTACAAATCGAACGTGAAGCAAACGCAATTGCTAAAGAAACACGTAGAGGAAAAGGTAACGTAGTTATGTGTTCTTCTGATGTTGCTTCTGCACTAGCGGCGGCTGGCATGTTGGATTACGCTCCAGCTATTGCGGCTAACTTGAACGTAGATGACACAGGTAACTTGTTTGCTGGTGTTCTTAACGGACGTACAAAAGTGTACATCGATCCATATGCAACAGTAGACTACGTAACTGTAGGCTATAAAGGCACAAACCCATACGATGCTGGTGTATTCTATTGCCCATACGTACCGCTTACAATGATGCGGGCTGTTGGTGAAGATAACTTCCAACCAAAAATCGGTTTCAAAACACGCTACGGCATGGTTTCTAACCCATTCGTTGGTGCGGCTTCTGGACGTGATGGCTTGGCAACTGCTAAGACTAACCAATACTACAGAATCTTCCGTGTAGACAACATCATGGTTTCTGCATAAACATAACAAAAAGGGTGGGGATCAAACCCCACCCACATCATTACTGGCTATCGCTTCTAGGTATCAACTAAGGCGATAGCCTTTTTTTTGCAATTTACTTATAGATTTCAACTTCGACAGCAAACCCGACTTGACGTTTTGGGTCTCCAACTTGGTGACCGCTATCATGATCGAAAGGTCCTGTTACATATGTGTCACGATCAGGGCGTCCAGTATTTGGCATATTAAACCCTTCCATATACTTTTGCGCTTCTTCTTTTGACTCAAAGAAATAACTGTTTTTCTTGTGCATGTCGATCTCTTTCTCTGTTGCTATACCATCTTTATATATGATTCGAAATGCACAGTCAAGCATTATTTTTGAGTATAAATAGACATGAAGAGGAGAACCTATATGACTATATGCACAGTCACCCCCAAAGCAGATGCACAGATTAGTAGGCTTTGTATTGAGAACGATTGTTATGCGATTAGCCTAAACCTTAAAGGTGGTGGTTGCGCAGGATTTGAGTATGATTGGGGTACAATGCAATCGGATGAAGTAAACCCTCAAGATGAAGTCATTGAATGTGAGTCTGGTAACTTCGTAATTAGCACAGCTAGTGTTATGTTTCTAATTGGCACTGAAGTTGACTATGTGCAAAGTCTCACAGGAAGCAACTTTGAAGTCAATAACCCCAACGCTAAGAGTAGTTGTGGATGTGGAGTTAGCGTAAACTTCGACATCGATGCTCTAGCTGTCCCACAATTCTAAGGAAAGACCATGGCAACTTTAACCAAGAACGAGAACTTCTTACAACCAACTGGATACAAGATATCAATCAATAGGAAAAACTATCCTAACCTTGAGTTCTTTGTTCAATCGGTAGTACACCCATCAGTATCTGTAGCACAGACTGAGGTACAGTATAGTCGTGTCGCAATTCATACTGCTGGTGATAAGATCCTGTATGACGAATTGACTATGGAGATCCTATTAGATGAGGACATGAGTGGTTATAAAGAAATGTACACATGGTTAGAACGCTTGGTTGAGACTAAAGATGTTCGTGCGAGTGATGCAGGAGTTTCTTCAGTAGCCGACATTACACTGTCCATACTGTCTAGCCACAACAACACAACGAACAAATTCATCTACAGAGACTGCGTCCCAACTTTGCTTGGGAGTGTAAACTTAACTGCTAATGCGGCGGATGTGCAATACATCACTGCGCCGATATCGTTCAGTTTTACCTACTTTGATATCGTATAGATAAGGTATATAAAATGATTATGGAGTTTGATAATGAACCTAGAAACTGTTCTGGAAATGTGGAAAACCGATAGTGTTATTGAGCAATTCAACCTAGATGAGACTAGTAGAAATTCACCAACACTACACGCAAAGTATCTAGAACTTCTATCAATTGCCAAGTTGCAGTTGAAGAAGGCAGAACTTTCACAAAAATCACTGTTAAAGAAAAAGTGGCTCTACTATAATGGTAAGCTAACTCAAGACCAAATTGAAGATTTGGGTTGGGAATACGATCCGTTCAATGGTCTTAAAGTTCTTAAGGGGGAGATGGACTACTACTATGATGCTGACACTGATATCCAAAAGACTGTGGAACTAATCACACTGCGACAGACTAACGTAGAAGCACTTAAGGAAATCGTTACTAATATCAATTGGAGACATCAAACAATTGGTAACATGATTAAATGGAGGCAGTTCGAAGCTGGTGGATAAATTAGTAATAACCCAAAAGAATCAATCTGTATGTCTTGTACACACAATACCCGGAATAGCAAATGAATTAGTTGACTTCTTCTCATTCTATGTGCCAGGATACAAGTTCGTACCATCGTATAGGAATAAGATGTGGGATGGAAAGATCCGACTCTTTAATTCTCAGTCATGCGAGTTGCCCATTGGCCTGTTCTCATACGTAGAAGAGTTCGCCAAAGCACGTGGCTATGTGATTGAAATTGAGCACGATTCGTACTATGGTAGACCTGACTCGGTTAATGATATCGACTTTGATGATCTAATCAACTTCGTAAAAGGACTAAAGTTAACAAGTCGGGGTAATAAGATTGCTCCTAGAGAATACCAATTAGAGGCAATGGTAGAGGCTGTTCATCGTAAAAGAGCCATTCTACTATCACCAACAGGATCTGGTAAGTCATTGATCATCTATATGCTGATGCGGTGGATGCTACAGAACTCCACTAAGAAGGTGTTGGTTGTTGTTCCCACAACATCCTTGGTGCAACAGATGTATGCAGATTTCGAAGACTACTCAACCTATGACGAGAGCTTTGATGTAGAGAAGGAAGTGCACAGGATCTATTCTGGTAAACCTAAGATGAACATGAGCCAACGTGTATTCGTATCGACATGGCAGTCTATCTACAAATTACCTGGAGTATGGTTTGAACAGTTTGGCACCATCTTTGGAGATGAGGTACACAACTTTAAATCCAAGTCGCTTACTGGCATCATGAATAAGAGTAGAGAAGCTGAGTATAGATTTGGTACAACAGGTACACTTGATGGAACTAAAACACACAAGTTGGTGTTAGAAGGACTATTTGGACGTATATATAATGTTACAACCACAAAGAAGCTTCAAGACGATAATACACTAGCACCGTTAGATATTAAGGTTCTATTACTTAAATATCCAGAAGATGTTAGAAAGGCTTGGGGTAAGAAAGACTACCATGCGGAACTAGACTTTATCGTAAAAAATGAAGCAAGAAACCGCTTAATCACTAACCTAGCTTTAGATCAGAGTGGGAACACGTTAGTTCTCTTTCAATATGTTGAAAAGCATGGTAAAGTACTATATGAGTTAATTAAGAACAAAGCACACAGTAAGCGTAAGATCTTCTTTGTGTCTGGTGAGGTAGATACTAATGATAGGGAAGCAATCAGGCAAATCATTGAAACACAAAAGAATGCAATCATTGTAGCAAGTTTAGGTACGTTCTCTACAGGGATCAATATTCGTAACCTACATAACATTGTGTTTGCATCACCGTCTAAGTCACAGGTTAAAGTCCTACAGTCTATCGGACGTGGACTGCGTAACTCAGATGATGGATCGACTACACAGTTATATGATATTGCAGATGATTTACACTGGAAGAGCCGAAAGAATTACACCCTTTTACATTCGGCAGAACGTGTTAAGATATACGCAAGGGAATCATTTAAGCACAAAATATATGAAGTGGAACTAAAACAATGAGTGATATAAGACAGTTTAAGCTAGTAGATGGGTCTGAGATTGTCTGTGACGTAATAGATTGGAACAGTGATGAATCTGATGAGGTTGTCATTAAGAATGCCCTAGTCATACACTATGTGATGAAGGATGAGCATCGTATGTGCTCTATGCGTCCGTGGATGCTACAACAAGTACAACATGATATGATTATGGTTTTGAATGCTGGACACATCACTCTTGATGCACAGCCCGCACCAGAGACTATAGATAACTACACAGAAACAGTTAAGTTTCTTCAAATAGATATGAATCTAGAAGAGGCTGTTGAGGAATCTATAGAGGAAAGCCTGTCTGTAGTGACAGAAGAAGAGAAAGATAACATCATTTCCTTTTTAAGGAATCGCAAAGATAAGATGCATTAATACTCTCTCCCCTGTTTCCCAAAGTGTTACTTTATTATACTATAGAATAGCGATTCTGTCAACCCCTAAAATACAACATGCAGGCATTAGTTATACTTTGTAGGCATCAAAGTACAACATGCAGGCATTAGTTATACTTTGTAGGCATCAAAGTACAACTCTATTTTATGCTTTACAACCTGTGTCATATGTGGTACAATAATTGTAATTGAAAGGAGCCACTAATGGCACGAACCAAAAGAGCTAGTATTCACTACGTTAACAATGCAGAGTTTTCTGCGTCTGTTGTTGAGTATGTGAAGACTGTTATGATTGCTAAGGACAATGAGGTTGCACTACCTATTGTTCCTAATTACATTGCTCAATGCTTTCTAAAGATTGCTGAAGGACTGTCTCACAAATCTAACTTCATTCGGTACACTTACCGTGAAGAGATGGTTATGGATGCAGTTGAGAATTGTTTACGTGCAGTTGAAAATTACAACATTGAGGCGGCTACACGTACAGGTAAACCCAATGCGTTTGCGTACTTCACTCAGATCTCTTGGTATGCATTCCTTCGACGGATCGCTAAAGAGAAGAAACAACAAGACATTAAGTACAAATTTATGACAACTCAAGGCGTTGAAGCGTTTATGAGCCTAGACATGTCTGAAGAGTTCAGTAGGTTGGTTGGTACTAACTATGTTGATATCTTGAAAGATCGTATCGAAAAGGTCAAAGAGAACGATAGTGTTGTTAAAGAGTTTGTTAAAGCGGAGAAGAAACGTAAGAAGCGAGAAGTTAAAGCCGATTCTGATCTTAGTGAGTTCCTAAACGATAAGGACTAATTTATAATGAAAATTGCAATTCTAAATGATACCCATCTTGGGGTGCGCAATAGTGATGATATCTTTCTCAATAATGCTGAGAAGTTCTATACTGATGTATTCTTTCCTCACCTTTTGGCGCATGATATTAAGCATATCGTGCATCTTGGTGATTACTTTGATAACAGAAAGTTCATTAACTTCAATGCTCTTAATCGTAACCGCCAGTTCTTTCTTGCGAAACTGAGAGACTATGGCATTACCATGGACATCATCTGTGGTAACCATGACACATTCTTCAAGAATACTAATGAACTGAATAGCTTGAAAGAGCTACTTGGTCACTATATGAATGAGATCCACATTGTACACAAACCTACAGTGATGGACTACGATGGTATGAAGATGGCATTGTTGCCTTGGATTTGTGATGAGAACGAAGCTGAAAGCCTAGACTTCATTGCAAACTGTAAGGCTGATATCTTGGGTGGTCACCTAGAGCTACAGGGTTTTGATATGATGAAGGGTGTAGTAAACCCTAAAGGTATGGATCCTGCATTGTTCTCTAGGTTTGAGTTAGTTATGTCTGGACACTTCCACACTAAATCGAATCAAGACAACATTCATTACCTTGGATCTCAGTTAGAGTTCACTTGGTCTGATGCTCATGACAACAAATACTTCCATACATTAGATACCGAAACACGTGAGATTACCGAAGTGCGTAATCCACATACTCTGTTTCATCGTATATATTATGACGATTCTCATAAGTCTGATAAGTATGACGCATACGACTTCAGTCAAGTAGATGGCAAGTTTGTAAAGATAATCGTATTAACTAAGATTGACCTCTTTACATTTGATCGATTTGTTGATAGAATACAAAACAGAGACATTCATGATCTTAAGATTGCCGAGACCTTTCAAGAGTTTCTTGGTGACAAAGTATCTGATGAAGGTATATCGGCTGAAGAGACTTCTGTTTTACTAGACGCCTATATCGAAAATGTCGTAACGGAACTTGACAAGGATCGATTAAAGATGAGCATGCGAGACCTATTTACTGAGGCTCAGTCGTTGGAAATAGTATGACAACTATTATACACATTAACAGGAACATCATTCAGCGTAATAACAAACGTGATGAGAGTAAGCCTGTGGTTCGAGTAGAACAGGGTCGTGATATCACATACTGTATGGAAGTTGATATCAAGGGATCTTCAAAGATGGTTTACCGTCCCGACTCCCCTAGACCGTGTGGTGCTAAACTGTGGATTGAAACCGAAGCAGACGTTGAGATGATAGGTGTAGCATGATTGTATTCAAAACTCTTAAGTATAAGAACTTACTATCGTCTGGGAACACTTGGACTACGATAGACTTTACTGATACTAAGTCCACACTTGTCCTTGGTCATAATGGCGCAGGTAAGTCTACTATGTTAGACGGTATCTCACTTGCTCTATTCGGAAAACCACATCGTAGCATTTCAAAGGGACAGTTAGTCAACTCAATAAACAAGAAGGATTGTATCGTTGAGGTAGAGTTCTCTATTGGGCAGACCGACTTTAGGGTTGTGCGTGGTATTAAGCCTACTAAATTTGAAATCTACAAAGATGGTGGTATGATCAACCAGTCATCACATGCACGTGATTACCAACGGATCTTAGAACAGAACATCTTAAAGCTTAATCACAAATCATTCCATCAAATCGTTGTGCTTGGTTCGTCATCATTCGTACCATTCATGCAGTTGTCTTCGGCACATCGTCGTGAGGTGATTGAGGATCTCTTGGACATTGGTGTATTCTCTAAGATGAACGGATTGGTTAAAGAGAAGAACTCTGAACTCAAAGAGAACATTCGTGAGACTACATACCAAATTGATCTATACCAAGAGAAGATTGACCTACAGAAGAAGTATATTCGAGAGGTTGAGAACCTAAGCGGTGAACAAATTAGCGATAGTGAAGAGCAAGTTGATATGTCTCGTGAAACTATTCGTCAATTGCAAGAAGAGAATGAATCTATTGGTCTTGAGATAGAATCCCTATCTGATGGCCTATCTGATGGTCTATCCACTACTAACAACAATAAGACATCACTGTTACATTTCCAAGCGACTATTACTCAACAGATTAGTACGGTGGTCGCTGAAGCGCAGTTCTTTGATACTAATGATAACTGCCCTACATGTGAACAGGGCATCACCGAAGATCTTAAGGGGCAGAAGCTTAAAAAGGCTAAGAGCCGTGCGGTTGAACTTAAAAAGGGATTGACTAAGGCTAATAGTGAAGCACGTACCATTGAGGATAGGCTGAATGTATTAAATGAAAAGGTACAGATAATTGCTTCGAAAACAAATGACACTAATGCTAACAATAGGGAGATAGCTAGACTACAGTCTCACATCAAAGATCTCCAAGATAAAATGGAAGCTATTCGTGGTAAAGATGGCGACATCTCTAAGGAGCGCAACAACCTTGTAGATCTACAAGAAGAGCGTGAAACCGCATTCGAAACTCGTCTTACAGATAATGAGACATTGGCATACAACATTGCTATGAGTGAGATGCTTAAAGACACAGGCATCAAGACTAAGATCATTAAACAGTATTTGCCTGTCATCAATAACTTGGTGAATAAGTACCTACAAATTCTAGACTTCTTTGTGCACTTTAATCTGGATGAGAACTTCAGTGAGACTATCAGATCACGTCATCGTGACACATTCTCATACGATTCATTCTCAGAAGGCGAGAAGCAACGCATCGATCTAGCACTACTATTCACTTGGCGCATGATTGCTAAGATGAAGAATTCAATATCCACTAACCTATTAATCCTTGACGAAACATTTGACTCGTCATTGGATCATGATGGGGTTGACAATCTAATGAAGATCATATATAGTTTGGGAGATGAAACAAACGTATTTGTAATCTCACATAAAGGAGAGATCTTAGACGGAAAGTTCGATAAGAAGCTAACCTTCTTTAAGGACAAAAACTTCAGTAAGATGAAGTAACTACTTGACATATAGTTCTAACTGAGCTATACTAATTTACATTATAACTATGGAGCCATATGATGGAACTATCTGAAAACACGCTATCAATCCTTAAGAACTATGCTGGTATCAATTCCAACATGGTCATTGAGAAGGGTAACACTGTCCGAACAATTTCGGAAGCCACTAATATCTTGTCATCAGCACAAATTGTTGAAGACTTTCCGACTACATTCGGTGTATATGACTTGAACTCATTCCTTGGGGTGTTGTCCTTAGTTGATACTCCCAATCTAGATTTCTCTGACGACTATCTTACCGTTAGTGATTCTTCTGGTAGAAGTAAGATCAAGTATTTCTATTCAGATCCTGAGATGTTGACTAAACCACGTAAGAATGTGGTAATGCCAACAAGTGACGTAAACTTCACATTAGATGCTGACACTCTAGGTCGTGTTAAACGAGCCGCATCCGCACTAGGACATACAGAGTTATCCATTACAGGCAGTGATGGTGTGCTTACGTTGTCTGTTGTTGATAGTAAGAATGCCACTTCTAATGTATACTCTATCGACGTAGTTGGTGACTTTGACACTACTGCGACATTTAACTTCATTGTAACAATTGCTAATCTTAAACTGATTCCAGGTAATTATGAAGTTTCTATCTCATCAAAGAACATCTCACTATTCAGTTGTGCCGAACTTGGCATCTCTTACTGGATTGCATTCGAAAAATCATCAACATACGGAGCTTAAATTATGAGCAAGAATACACCTACCCCAACCCCTACGACAGACGAGCATGCTCAGGCATATAGTCTGATGGCTCAAATCGGACGCAGTACAGTCGCAGTTATTGACGCTATTGTACAACGTGGTGGATTTCGTGGAGAAGAGCTTTCTACAATTGGCACATTGCGTGACCAATCCATTCAAGCTATCTCTTTGTCTGAAGCATATGAAGCGAAGGGAAGCAAGTCGTAAACTAGAGGTTTACAACCACTCCAATATACTATATAATGAATTAACTTGATCATGGAGAACGTGAATGTCTAAAGACTTTTTATGGGTAGAGAAGTATCGCCCAAAGACTATTAAAGATACTATCTTGCCTAAAGATTTGAAAGATACTTTCCAAGGTATCGTTGACTCTGGTGAAGTGCCTAATATGCTATTCACTGGTACAGCGGGACTTGGAAAGACAACCGTAGCCAAAGCACTATGTAATGAACTAGACTTGGATTACATTTTAGTTAATGGATCCGAAGAAGGTAACATTGACACCTTGCGTGGTAAGATTAAGCAGTTTGCTTCGTCTGTATCATTGCAAGGTGGCTACAAGGTGGTTATCCTTGATGAGGCTGACTATCTAAATCCACAGTCTACGCAACCAGCATTGCGTGGCTTTATTGAAGAGTTCTCGAACAATTGTCGGTTTATCCTGACATGTAACTTCAAGAACCGTATTATCGAACCACTCCACTCACGGTGTGGCGTCTATGAATTCAACACGTCTAAGAAGCAGATGGCTACTCTAGCTGAAGGTTTCTTAGGTCGTCTTGGCACAATTCTTAATTCAGAAGGTGTAACCTATGAAACAAAAGATGCGGCAGAGATCATCCTTAAACACGCCCCCGACTGGCGAAGGATTCTTAACGAAGCACAACGTTCTGGAACGAGTGGGCACTTGGTTATTAGTAATCGGATGGTGGGCACTAGTAGTCAGTATAATGATCTCTTAGGACATCTTAAAGATAAGAACTTTAAGAAGATGCGTACATGGGTTGTCAACAACATTGATGTTGATGCTTCTGCTATCTTTCGTGGTATCTACGATGCTATGGGTGAAAAGGTTTCCCCACAGTCAATTCCTCAACTAGTTCTAATCCTAGCAGATTATCAATATAAGAATGCATTTGTCGCAGATCATGAGCTAAACGTTGTGGCTTGTATGACTGAGATCATGGCTAACGTGGAGTTTGTCTAATGCTAGTATTATACACCAAAGATAAATGCGTTTATTGTCATTTTCTCAAAGAGAAGCTTGATGATTGGGAGTTAGAATATGAAACGGTTAATAATGAGCCATTACCAAAAGGCCATTCCACCTATCCACAATTGTATTACAAGGGCAGAGACGTACAGCTAGGATCTTCTACGGATCTTGATAGAAGCAATCTCGAAAGTCGTATTGAGCGTATTGAGTGGCCTAACATTGATGGTGGTATCGAATGAGTAAAGGATTAAGTCCATTCGATTGGCTCAACGCAATCAACTCAAGTAAGAAGGACATCATGATAGATGATATGACCGAGAAGTCATATTCCGCTTTTATGATCAACAGATCATTAAGTTACTTTCCAGACACAGTAGCGGTGGCTAATGAAATGAACATTAACCACCACCTCGACAGCAAACTACAGTTCCAATTTCTTATAAATATAGTAAGGAAAAGAAAACGCTTTTCTAAGTGGACTAAGGCGTCTACTGAAAGTGATATTGAAGCTGTCAAGGAATATTATGGGTATAGTAACAGAATCGCCCTACAAACTTTGGCTCTATTGTCACCTGAGCAATTAACGATAATTAAGAATAAGGTGAATAAGGGTGGAAAAAGAAGAAACTAAGATTGTGGAGTGGACTCCCAAGCATATGCTTGAGATTACTCTAAATGAACCAGATGATTTCCTTAAGATTAGGGAGACATTGACTCGTATCGGTGTGGCAAGTAGGAAAGATAACAAGCTGTTTCAGTCCTGTCATATCCTACACAAACAGGGTAGATACTTTATCGTACACTTCAAAGAACTCTTCTTACTGGATGGTAAGAAATCAAACTTGGAAGAGAACGATCTCGCTAGACGAAATACCATTACAACACTGATGTCCGATTGGGGATTAGTATCAATCGTGTCTGGTCAGAATATAGAGCCTCTAGCCCCATTAAGACAGATTAAAATCATTCCCTTCAAAGAGAAGGTGAAGTGGGAACTATGTCCCAAGTACAACATAGGTAACAAGTAGAAGACATTAAATGACTAAATAAGGGCGTAGTGCAGAATTACTCTGGCTATTAACCTATTCTTGCTTTACAGGAGAAACCATTATGATAAGCAAACACACTACAGCCACAGGGCTATTTCCATCCGCCGCATTCGTGGGCTTTGATCACCTTTTTAAAGAATTGGATCATGTTACTAAACATGCCCATGATCATTATCCACCTCACAATATCCTCAAGACATCTGAGAGTGACTATCTAATTGAGTTAGCAGTCGCAGGTTTCAGTAAAGAGGGTATCGACATTGAGTTGCATGAACGGACATTAACTGTTACTGGAGAACACAAAAGTAAGGGTCGTGAATACGTTCATCGTGGTATTTCCACGAAGAAGTTCAAACGCACCTTTAGGCTATCAGAACACGTGCAAGTGCACGGAGCAGATATTCAAGACGGTATTCTAGCAATTAAATTGAACTTTCTCGTCCCAGAAGATCAGCGTCCTCGAAAAATCAATATTGGTTCAGAGGATAAACCTAACAATGCAACACATACTAACAGCCCATAGCTTTTCGGTTCGGGCAATCGAAACAATCTTTGAAGCGTTCAGATCGCTTTATGCACACCACAGACATGCATCATTAGTTCGTGAAACTATTAAAGAGTTGAACAAACTATCTACAAAAGACCTAAATGATATCGGTCTATGTAGAGGTGACATTTACAGCATTGCCAATGGCAGTGTAGGACATTTAAGTGAACGAATTAACTTTAGCGATGAATTCATCAAAGAAGTAAATCCTAACTTGAAAGGTTCAGTGTAATGGCTACTGCAATCTTGAACTACGTTAACGCACCACTTAGTGGGTTGTTTAGCGGATTTAACAGCTTCTTTCTATCCGTAGGTAAGGCTCGTGCCGCATCCGAATTGGCTAGAATGGGCTACCATGAAGAAGCTAAGTATCTAATGATGACAGATACCAAAGATCTTTAAATATAAAGGGGGGCATTAATTGCCCCCTTTTACCATTTGGGGTTTGACATTATCCCACATTTGTATTATAATGAGCTAACAAACTTGAAGGAGTAAATATGTCGTTCTATACGTCTATCAACAAATACGGCAACACGCTCTTATATCGTGGCTATAACGATAATGGATCTGCGATTACCAAGCGGATCAAGTTCCAACCAACCCTATACATTACATCTCAAGATCGTGATAACCCACCTTGTCGTGGTTTAGATGGTTGGCCTCTAGCTCCTATGAACTTTGGATCTATGAAAGAGGCTATGGACTTTCGTGACAAGTACAAGGATCTTGAGTCTTTCAAGATCTATGGTAACACCAACTTCATTGCACAGTTCGTTACTGAACGTTTCCCTAATGATATCAAGTTCAAGAAAGAGCATGTAAACGTAGTAAACTTTGATATTGAGGTTGCTTCTGATGAAGGATTCCCTAAACCAGAAGATGCGCTATTCCCTGTTATCTCAATTGCTTTGAAATCAAGTAAGTCTCAAGTCTACCATGTGTGGGGTCTTGGTGACTATGACTATGAGAAGACAGAATTGAACATGGGCAGTGACCTCATACAATACACCAAGTGTGCTAGTGAAGAGGAACTACTTACTAAGTTCTTAACCTATTGGGAGAAGAACCCACCTGACATTATTACAGGTTGGAACATCAAGTTCTTTGACGTGCCTTACTTGATTAATCGTTTGGCTCGTATCGGATCTCCTACGGCAGTTAAGCGGATGTCTCCTTGGAATATGGTTAATGACCGTAACAAGACCATCATGGGGCGTGAGCACCAATACTATGATTTGGTTGGTATCCAACAAGCCGACTACATGGAGTTGTTCAAGAAGTTTGGTTACTCATACGGCACACAAGAGTCCTATGCCCTAGACCATATTGCACACACAGTTTTAGGTGAGCGCAAGTTGTCCTATGAAGAGCATGGATCATTGCACGAGTTGTACAAGAATGACTATCAAAAGTTCATCGACTATAACATCCGTGATGTTCAAGTTGTGGAGCGTATTGATGAGAAGATGGGCTTGATTGCTCTAGTTCTGACTATGACATATCGTGGTGGTGTGAACGTATCTGACACATTCGGCACTACAGCCATTTGGGATAGCATCATTTATCGTAAGTTGGCTCAAGACAATATCATTGTTCCGCCTGTTCAAGATCACCCTAAGATGTCATATCCGGGTGGGTATGTTAAAGATCCTATGGTTGGTGCTCATGATTGGGTTGTATCATTTGACCTTGCGTCACTCTATCCTAACCTGATTGTCCAATACAACATGTCACCTGAGACACTAATGCCTGGTATGGTAGAAGGTGGTGTGGAACGTTACTTGAATGGATCCCCAGCTAATAGCGAGTATTCAGTTGCGGCTAACGGTTCGCAATATCGTAAAGACAAGCAAGGCATCCTACCAAAGATCATTGTAGATTACTATGCGGAACGTAAAGCCGTTAAGGGTAAGATGATCGAAGCCAAGAAGCGTTTCGAGAAGACAGGCTCTATCGAAGATGAGAAGTTGATCAATAACCTTGAGAACCAACAGATGGCTATTAAGATCCTATTGAACTCTTTGTATGGTGCGTTAGGCAACCGCTACTTCCGTTACTACGATTTGCGTTTGGCAGAAGGCATTACGTTGTCTGGTCAGTTGTCCATTCTATGGGCAGAGAAAGCCGTAAACAAAGAGATGAATTCTATTCTCAAAACAAAAGATAAAGACTATGTGATTGCGATTGATACTGACTCTTTGTATGTCTCGTTTGCTGATCTCGTCAATAGGCTAGATCTCAAAGATCCTGTCAAAGGATTGGATAAGATCTGTGAAGAGCATTTTGTTAAGAAGCTAGAGATTTCATACGCCGAGTTGTTTACTCACATGAATGCCCTTACAAACCGTATGGACATGGAGCGTGAAGCGATTGCAGACCGTGGTATTTGGACTGCCAAGAAGCGGTACATCTTGAATGTTCATAACAACGAAGGTGTGCAGTACACAGAACCTAAGCTTAAGATCATGGGTATTGAAGCTATCAAATCTTCTACGCCTATGGTAGTTCGAACCAAACTTAAAGAGATCTTTCATGTAATCATCAACGGTACTGAGCAAACAACTCAACAGTACATTTCGGAATTCCGTAAAGAGTTTAACACTCTAGGACCCGAAGCGGTATCATTCCCTCGTGGGGTGAGCGATGTCGATAAGTGGGTAGCAGTTCCAAGCACTCAGAACAAGAATAAGCCTTATGCAAAAGGTTGTCCTATTCATGTTCGTGGTGCGTTGGTTTATAACAACGAGATCAAACGTCTTTCGCTGAACAAGCGTTATGGGTTAATCCAGAATGGCGAGAAGATCAAGTTTGCATACATGCGTCTACCCAACCCACTCAAAGAGAACGTTTTGGCGTTTCCACAATATCTACCTCAAGAGATGGCTCTACATAAGTACATCGATTATGAAAAGCAGTTTGAGAAGACGTTCCTAGATCCCCTAGAGCCTATCTTATCTGCGATTGGTTGGAGACACGAAGACACAATGACATTAGAGGACTTTTTTGTATGAATTACATATTTGACGTAGACGGAACGCTTACACCTAGTAGATCTAAGATGGATAAGGAGTTCCTAGAATTCTTTACTAATTGGATTGCTACCCATAATACAACATTGGTCACAGGATCTCCAAAGGAAATGACCATAGATCAGATTGGCTTTGACCTATGGGAGAAACTAAAAGTCTATCAGTGTTCTGGTAATGATGTCTATAATAAGGGAGTTGGTATCAAAACAAATGATTGGAAACTGACTAACGAAGCCAACCTGTTCTTGCTTGACAGATTGCATGGATCGTTGTATAGTGTTAGGACAGGTAAGCATTTTGATCACCGTCCTGGGTTGTGTAACTTCAGTGTGGTTGGTCGTGGTGCAGGACCTTATCAACGCCAAGACTATGTTTGGTATGATGAGATGACTAATGAACGTAAAGCAATTGCTGACGAGTTCAACTATAGATTCAAGGGTCACATTCAAGCTACAGTAGCTGGTGACACTGGATTGGATATCACCCCTGTAGGATGTGGTAAGGCTCAGATCCTACCAGATTTTGAAGGAGAGATAGTCTTCTTTGGAGACAAGACTGCGCTAGGTGGTAATGACCATGATATTGCGGTAGCGGTAAGTAGTAGGCCACAGAGTGTGGTACATGCAGTAAAGTCGTGGGAAAATACCTACGAAGTATTAAAAGGAATTGTTTAATGTCTATTTGGAAATCATCTACAAACAATCTAGTCGATAAGATTGCGCAATGGCACCATGATCGCAACTTGATTGAGGGTAGTACCGATAAAGATCAATATATGAAATTGATCCAAGAAGCAGGGGAGTTGTCTGATAACATCTGCAAGGGTCAAGACATTCGTGATGACATTGGTGATATGATGGTTGTTCTTATCAACATCATGACACGTAATGAGTTGACTATGGAAGAGTGTCTACAGGTTGCTTATGATGATATCAAAGATCGTAAAGGCAAGATGATTGATGGTGTCTTTGTTAAAGAGGGTGATATGCAACCACTGCCCCATGAGATGTCTTATGAAAAGTCTTTACAAACAGAATAGGATGTGTTATACTAACGTATAGATAAGGATATAATATGTACTCGTTGACAGTATTCAAGAATCAGTATGATAACAAAACAGACAAGCGGATTGACTTCCAAACTTGGCCTGAGTTTGTTGAACTATTGCGGAAGCTGTCAACGACACCATCCGAAGGGAAAAAGCATGCAGAACTTATATCACCAGCTGTTTATACATCTGGTACAACTAGAGCGAACAAAAATGTCCTGTCTTGGGGATGTTGGGGTGCTGTTGATGTTGATGATCATGTCTTCGAAGGGAACCTAGAACATGAGCTTGCTTCTAAGTACGGTGATTATAATTACGTTGTTTATAGCACTGCTAGTAGCACGGACGTACATCCTAAGTTTCGCATTGTATTCGATCTTGAAACAGAGGTTGAGCAATCTAGAATTCATCACTTCTGGTATGCCCTCAACAAGTGGCTTGGTTCAATTGGAGATGCACAGACTAAGGACATGTCTCGTATGTATTACATACCAGCTGACTACCCTAACGCTAACAGCTTCTTTTATGTTAATACTGGTCGGCCTATTGATGTCGATGCTCTTCTAGCATCACACCCATATGACAAAAGTCGTGATAGTAAGAACTTTATAGACCGTCTCTCACCAGAGATGCAAGTCGCCGTGCTAGAGCACCGCAAATCAAAACTAAACAATACTCAGTATACTTGGACAGGTTATCGTGACTGCCCATTCTGGCCTAAGAACCTAGCAATCGAATACGCTTCGATCAGTGAGACTGGTTGGTATTCTAAGATGTATGCTATAATGGTTAAGACGGCAGGGAATGCAAGCTATCGTGGTTATCCTATAACGTCTGATCAGATTGCAGAGATGTGTTCTCAGTTTGATGCAGAGAATGGAAACTGGTATAACAACCGTCCACTGCAAGTTGAAGCAGATCGGGCATTGGAATATATATACAAAAATGGAGTTATATAATGAAGGCACAACGTATTGCAAAGGATCGTACCGCTCGTGTACGCCGTTCCGTGATTAAGGGGATTATTGAGGGTAAGACTAAAAGTCTTTATGCCAAACTTCGTCGTATGAGAAAGAAGGGTAAATGACACGGATCATTGCAGGTCCTTGTCAACACGAAAGCTTTGAACAGTCCATGGAAATTGCGGCTGAGTGTGAAAGTGTGTGTCGAAGCTTTGGGTTCGATTACATATTCAAAGCGAGTTATGATAAGGCTAACCGAAGTCATGAGAGTGGAGTTCGTGGTCTTGGTATAGATAAGACACTTAAAGCCTTTAGGGAGATGCGGAAAGAACTTCCTAATCTTCAGATCCTTACTGATGTTCACACAACAGGGGAGATTAATAGAGTAAAGGGTACTGTTGATGTATTGCAAATTCCAGCATTCCTAGCAAGACAAACAGATCTTATTAAGGTCGCATGTGAAACAGACTGTATCGTGAATATCAAGAAAAGTCAATTTATGGCACCTTGGGATATATCTGGTGTGCTATCCAAAACAGAAGGAGCTAAAGAAGTATGGATTACAGAGAGAGGTGTTTGTTTTGGTTATAACAATCTTGTGGTCGATTTTAATGGTATTCAGTACATGCTTGATAACTACGATGTACCGTTGGTATTTGATGCAACGCACTCAGTACAAAAGCCTAGTGCACTCGGTAAATCGTCTGGTGGTAATCGTGATTACGTTGCAGGTCTTACTCGTTCTGCCTCTGCTTTGGGCGTTAACAACTTCTTTTTAGAGGTACATAAGGATCCGCCAAGCGCACCAAGTGATGGTGCTAATATGGTGTATCTAAAAAACTTTAAGGATATAGTCTATGATATCTACCGCTATTCTTATTCCCGCTAGATGGGGATCTACTAGATACGAAGGTAAGCCATTAGTAGATCTTGATGGAAAGCCTATGATCAAACGTGTGTTTGATGAGTGCACAAAGTCTGGACTAGACACGTTTGTGCTCACAGATGATATGCGGATCTTTGAACTGTTTGGATCTAGGTATTGTTGGATAGATGAAACCCCTTATAATAATGGCACAGAAAGATGTGCAGGGGCTATTGACAATGGGTTCTTTCATAAGTATAATCGCTTTATTAATGTTCAAGGAGATATGCCAGACGTTACTGTGGATGTGATCGATATGATCCTCAAAGGATTGAATACATATGACGTGACCACAGTGTGTGCTAAGAATCCAAGTCGAGATCCTAATTGTGTTAAGGTTGACAGAGATGTTAAAACCAATACAGCCAAATCGTTTACTCGTACTTTACTATTAGATGAGCACCACTTAGGTGTATACGGATATAGTAGAGAAGCATTGCAATTCTATGGTACGACACCTTGTGCCATGGAGATTGAACACGGTTTGGAGCAACTTAGATGGATGCATATGGGCACAACAATTGGTTGTCATCCTGTTGACTGGAATGGTATAGAAATAAATACACCAAAGGATGCTAACAAGTGGAGAAGAAAGAGGATATAAAATGGATGCATTGACGATATGGATGGTGGTAGGATTTATATTCGCCGCTTACTCAGTAATAGCAAACGATTCGGTACAGACTTTGGGTACATGGATTGCAAGTAATAACGAAAGATTTAGTTGGAAGACTATGTGGTTAGCCGCTTCTGGTGTACTACTCTATACTCTTTGGTATGGTTGGTATACGAATGGTGGTGATATTAGTTATGGAAGACTTAATAAGATTCCGTTTCAAGAAGTACAGTGGTATCATGCAATGGCACCAGCAGTACTTTTACTATTGACCAGAGTGGGGGTTCCAGTATCCACATCATTCTTGGTTCTATCGGCATTTGCTTCTACATTCGTGTTAGAGAAAATGCTAATGAAATCTATGATGGGTTATGCTGTTGCTGCAGTTGCCGCTTATGCAATCTGGATGATCGTAAGTCGGCTTCTGGATGAAGCTAAACCAGTCAAAGAAGAGCACAAAGCGTATTGGCGAGTTGGTCAATGGGTTACAACAGGTTTCCTATGGTTTACTTGGTTGTCTCATGATGTAGCTAATATCGCAGTGTTCCTTCCAAGACAACTTGACGTTCCATTGATGATTATGATTAGTGTAGTCTTTGTTGGTGGTTTGGCATTCATGCTACGTGAAGGTGGTGGTAAGATCCAACAGATTGTTATTGAGAAGCACAACACACGTTATGTACGTTCTGCTACTATTATCGATGCAGTCTATTGGGCAATTCTATTCTTCTTTAAAGAGTTGAATGATATTCCTATGTCAACAACATGGGTGTTTGTAGGTCTCTTATGTGGACGTGAGTTAGCAATGGCTACATATACAGGTAAGGGAAAACTCAAGACAGTGTTTCCATTAATAGGTAAAGACTTCTTGAAGATGATGGTTGGGCTTGGTGCTTCGTTGGGAATTGTCCTTATGATACATTACGTCCTAGTACCGAATGGATATTAAATGACAGTAGCTGGAAAAGTATGGGGAAATACGGAACTTGTAGAAGCAAATGGTGCTTTAGAGTTTCATCGTATTGAAATGAATAAAGGTGGAGTATGCTCTAAGCATCTCCACGAATTCAAATGGAATGGTTTCTATGTCGAGAGTGGGCGTATGCTCATTCGTGTTTGGCAGAATGATTATGATCTTGTTGACGAGACTATTCTAGATCCTGGGATGTACACTAAGGTAAAGCCTGGGGTGTATCATCAGTTTGAATGTCTTGAAGAAGGTGTTGCCTTTGAATTGTATTGGGCAGAATTCAATCATCAAGATATTAAAAGAGAAACTGTAGGGCATGGCTAAACCCAATACTAAATTTGAATTAAGCGTGAATGATATTGCGCTAATTGATGAGGCTCTAGCTCTACTGCAACACCATAGAATGGGTGCAGTGGGCTTTGAGACAAGTGAAATTGAGGAATTAAAGGCCAAGATCTTCCATCAGAAAGTGTGGTATAGAGTAAAGGTTGGTTTTCAAGGTGGTGGGTAATATGCGTATTGCAGTGGTTGGTTATGGATTTGTGGGTAAAGCTGTTGAACATGGCTTTACCTACAAGGATAACAAATTGCAGTTAATAGATCCTAATTTAGGTACAGATGTTGATGATGTGGATCCTGATACGGATGCATCATTTGTTTGCGTACCAACACCATTTGGTGAAGACGGATCTATTGACGCCTCAACAGTTATAAGTGTGGTTACTAAACTTGCTTTGATAACAAACGGACTTATCATTATTAAGTCTACAGTCATTCCAAGTATAGTTAAACAGTTGTCTGGTATGTTTGACAGGGTGGTCTACAATCCTGAGTTCCTCACAGAACGAAACGCACTACACGACTTTGTTAATCCGCCTATGCACATCTTTGGTGGATCTGATCAGTCAACCGATGATCTACACAAGTTATATAAAGAATCGAGTAAATGTAAACCGTGTCCAGTACACAAGATGACTGCACAAGATGCATCGTTTGTTAAGTATGGGGTTAATTCGTTTCTTGCCACAAAGGTTATGTGGTTCAACCAATTTAAGGAGTTGATTGATGGAAATGGTTCTGATTACGATACTGTTATTAGTGCTATTGGTGCTGATGAGAGGATTAATTCTTCCCATACTGTGGTTCCTGGTGAAGATGGTCGTTTTGGTTTTGGTGGTGCTTGCTTCCCTAAAGATACTAATGCATTCAGTGCATTTGGTAGCGGAACAATGTCAATACTTGATCTAGTGATTAAAGAGAATAACAAGATCCGTTCACAATACGAACTGGATGATAGAGAAAAAGAGCAGAAAGTGGTTTACAACGTTTCCTAGATATGCTATAATGCATTAAAGGAGATGGATATGAAAGTAATGATCACAGGAATGGCAGGGTTTATAGGATATCACCTTGCCAACTCGCTACTAGACGATGGACATGAAGTTGTAGGATTTGATAACTTCAACCACTATTATGATGTTTCTCTAAAGAATGCTAGAGCAAACAATCTAAGAATGCGTGGTGTAGAGACATCCTATATGGATCTCAAAGATCTGGATAGTATCACTGATTTCATCATGGGAGAATACCCCGACATCGTAATGCACCTAGCGGCATATGCTGGGGTTAGACATTCTCTTAATAATCCACAGCAATACATTGATAATAACATGACAGGTTCGCAGAACTTGATCACAGCCTGTGAGGAAGCAGGTATTGAGAACATTGTGTACGCATCTTCGTCTTCGGTTATGGCAGGTAATCCTATGCCACAAGATGAATACGAAAAGCTACCACGTGCACTCAATCCATACTCATTTACTAAAGCCGCTAATGAAGCGCAGTTTATGTCTAGTCCAATTCGCAATACAGTAGGACTTAGGTTCTTTACGGTTTACGGTCCTTGGGGTCGCCCCGATATGGCACTATTCGATTTCACCACCAAGATCATTGATGAGGATCGTATTGATTTGTATAACTACGGTGATATGTCAAGAGACTTCACTTACATTGATGATGTTGTACAAGGTATCATGATTACGTTGAAGCACACACACGCTCAGGGATTACATCCTAATCATGAGGAACATTACAACGAAGTCTTTAACATTGCATATGGTAAACGTATCCCACTAACCGATTTTGTTGATGCTATTGAGTATAACTTGGGACGCAAGGCAATTCGTAATCCAGTCCCAATGCACAAAGCAGATGCAAAAGACACTTGGGCGTCTATTGACAAACTTAAGAAATTGGGGTATAATCCGACTACACCTATGAAAGATGGGGTTGCTAAGTTTGTAGGGTGGTATAAGGAATACTATAATGTCAACTAAACGTGTGGGGCTAACTGCCTCTACATTTGATTTATTGCATGCAGGTCATGTGATGATGTTGCGTGAGGCTAAGTCACAATGTGATTGGCTAATCTGTGCCTTGCAGATTGATCCCTCTGTTGATCGTAATGAGAAGAATAGTCCTATACAAAGCATTGTAGAAAGACAAGCACAACTTGAAGCTATTGAATATGTTGATGAGGTCATTATCTACTGTACAGAATCAGATTTGATTGATATAATTAACATGTATCCAATTAATGTTCGCATACTTGGTGACGAATATAAGAATAGAGACTTTACTGGTAAAGAGCTTGCTCGACAGTTGGGGATCGAAACATATTATAACAGTCGAACACATAGGTTCTCTACGAGTGATCTACGAGAACGTGTTTGCAATGAAAGGAAGACTAAATGAGTATAATGGATAAACTCAAGAAGAACACGAAGCTGAAGGCCACGGAAGTGCTTTCTGAATCGGACTTCTTCAACAACAAGGTCATGGTTCCAACATCGGTTCCTATGGTCAATGTTGCTTTGTCTGGATCTGTGGATGGGGGTCTATCTCCGGGATTGACAGTTCTGGCAGGACCATCTAAGCACTTTAAGACATCGTTTGCCTTGCTTATGGCAGGGGCATATCTTGATGCCAACAAAGATGCTGTTCTATTGTTTTATGACAGCGAGTTTGGATCCCCACAAAGTTACTTCGAACAGTTTGGTATCGACACATCTCGTGTACTACACACACCTATTACTGATATCGAAGAACTCAAGTTTGATTTGATCTCACAACTAGAGGGCATGGATAAGAAAGATAATGTTGTCGTTGTTATCGATTCTATCGGCAACCTTGCATCCAAGAAGGAAAAGGATGACGCAGTATCCGAAAAGTCTGTAGGTGATATGACACGTGCCAAACAACTTAAGAGTTTGTTCCGTATGTGTACACCATACTTGGCTATGAAGGATATCCCATTGTTGGCTGTTAACCACACATATCAAACTCAAGAGATGTTCTCTAAAGCAGTTGTGTCTGGTGGTACAGGTATTTACTACTCTGCTAATGATATCTGGATCCTTGGTCGTAGACAAGTTAAGACTGGTGTAAATATTACAGGGTATGACTTTGTTATCAATATTGAGAAGTCTCGTTCTGTTAAAGAGAAGTCTAAGATCCCTATCTCAGTATCATGGGAAGGTGGAGTTGAGAAGTATAGTGGGTTGTTAGAGGTTGCTCTTGCAGGTGGATTTGTTCGTAAACCAACTATTGGTTGGTATGAGGGTATTAATCCAGAAACTGGTGAAGTTCTTACATCTAAGTCACGTGCGGCAGATGCGCTCAAAGAAGAGTTCTGGACACGTATCATGGCAGAGACAGACTTCAAAGACTTTATCAAACAGACCTTCACTATCGGTTACAAGAGTAATATCGACTTCGATAAGTTAATAGAGGAAGAGTAATGAAATACGATGAACAGTTCGATAGGGAACTACCCGAAGAGAATGTAGATTATGAGATGGTTCCTGGGGAAGAGGAAAACTGGTGTATTCGTATCATGACAGGCGATTTCGTAGAAACTGTATTTGCTTTCGGTGAGTTGAAGGTTAGTGGCGAAAATGAAGAGCCAATGATGTCGTTCAACTTTGATATCATATCTACACCAGATCCTGATCTAGAACCCGAAGATACTGCTTTACAATTAGTCGTAGGTGATGTATTATCGGCAGTATTAGTAAACTCAATTAAAGATGAATCGGTAGAAACAAGGGAATCAAAATGAATATAGATCAGGTAATACTTCGCAACATATTGGTTGACGAAAACTACATGCGCAAGGTACTACCTTTTATCAAGCCCGAATACTTCGGGAGTGTATATTCTAAGCTGTTTCTAGAAGTAGGGAAGTTTGTTGGCAAGTACAACAGGCTTCCCACCCTAGAGTCATTCAAGATCGAACTTGATGAAGCTTCTGGATTATCTGATGCCGTATACAATGAAGCGGTTCAGCTACTACCAGAAATCTTCAAGATTGAAGAGATCGACATGGAATGGCTAGTTGATAAGACTGAGAAGTGGTGTCAAGATCGTGCGGTTCATAATGCAATCATGGAAGGTATTAGCATCATTGATGGTAAGCACCAATCCCTGACTAAGAATGCTTTGCCTGATCTGTTGTCTGATGCTTTAAGTGTTAGCTTTGATGCCAACATTGGTCACGACTATATTGAAGACTTCGATAAGCGTTTCGACTTCTATCACGCTGATGAAGAGAAAATGCCTTTCGATATTGAGATGCTAAATACAATCACTAAAGGTGGTATTCCTAACAAGTCTCTAAACGTTATCCTTGCAGGTACAGGCGTTGGTAAATCTCTTGCCATGTGTCACATTGCTGGTGCCGCTATGGAGCAAGGTAAGAACGTTCTCTATATCACAATGGAGATGAGCGAAGAACGTATTGCGGAACGTGTTGATGCAAATATTCTAAACGTTCCTATTAACGAACTAGACACACTGTCTCGTGATGCATACTCTGAAAAGATTGCACGTCTTCGTAAAGGCAACTGTGGTAAGCTTATTGTTAAAGAGTATCCAACAGGTTCTGCACACGCAGGACACTTTAGAGCACTACTAAATGAATTAAAGCTAAAGAAGAAGTTCAAGCCAGATATCATCTTTATTGATTATCTGAACATCTGTTCTTCTTCACGTATGAAAGCAATGGGGGGATCAATTAATTCTTATACTTACATTAAGGCGATTGCAGAAGAACTTCGTGGACTGGCGGTGGAATTCGATCTCCCGCTCTTCACTGCAACGCAAACGACACGTTCTGGTTTTGGTAACTCGGATGTTGGGCTTGAAGACACGAGTGAGTCTTTTGGATTACCCGCTACGGCAGACCTGATGGTTGCTTTGATAGCAACTGAGGAATTAGATGCTGTTGGTCAAGTTATGGTTAAACAGCTTAAGAACCGATATAATGACGTTAGTACTAATAAGCGGTTTGTTGTGGGTATAGATAGATCACGAATGAGACTGATGGATGCCGAAGGGGATCCGACTGAAGGTCTGATGAAGGATATTCCTGTATTCGATAATACCACCGCACAAGAGAAATTCAATAACTTCAAGATGGAATGATACGATGAAAGTATGGACAGTAGTAACACCTCAACCCTCAAAAGAACTGTTTGAGGGGGGTATCAAAGATGCTCAAGATCTTATTAGTTATTGTGCTAGGGTATCAAACCCAGCCAATGAAATGAACACGGAAACTGCCGATAAGCTTATCCGATATTTGGTTAAGCATAAACATTGGTCACCGTTGGAGATGGTGTCGTGTACACTTGGTGTGGAAACAACTCGTGATATCGCACGTCAACTGTTGCGCCACCGTTCAATGTCTTTTCAAGAGTTTTCGCAACGCTATGCAGATCCTCAAGATATGAAACAGGCATTTGTTGTTCGAGAAGCACGTATGCAAGATACTAAGAACCGACAGAACTCCGTGCCTAATACGGATAAAGAACTTGCTAGAGCATGGAGAATGAAACAAGATCAGATCATCCACGAAGCTAAGTTGGCATATAACTGGGCAATCTCAATGGGCATTGCAAAGGAACAAGCGAGATCTGTCCTACCCGAAGGAAATACTGTATCTCGTCTGTTTGCAAACGCAACCTTGCGTTCTTGGATACACTATATAGAACTGAGAAGCGGCAACGGAACTCAACTAGAACATATGGAACTGGCACGTGCCATTGCCGTCGAGATCTCAAAGATATTTCCAATGACAAAGGAGTTCGTTCAAGATGGGTAGAAAACTCGAAACCTACAAAGCTGAAGATGGAAAGGGCAAATGTGAAGTTCATTTCGATTATAAAACCGAAAGAGGTTACATTAAGTACTTTGATAGTAACGACAAGATGTTTTACACAGAACACTTTCCAAACCATTCTATCCGATATATCCAAGATGCCGCAGAAAACTGGTCTTTGGGTATCAAGAAACTTGAAAAAGAATACATTTAGTCATTGACAAGTCGTAAAAACAGAAGTATATTAGGGGTACTTATGAGGCGAATTACAGGGGTACTTATGATACGTATCAGAAACATTCTATCAGGTGGCCTGACGATGGCAATGATGCTTTCGTTGGGCGCATGTATAACCATCGTTACTAAAGAATACGCAGAAGCTAAGGAATGCTTGGCATTAAATGTGTATCACGAAGCACGTGGTGAATCTGAAGAGGGACAGTACGCAGTGGCTCATGTTACTATGAACCGTGTGGATTCCTCTAAACATGGCAACACCGTATGCGAAGTTGTATACGCTCGTAAACAATTCTCTTGGACATGGCAGATAGATGATCATAGTCCCAAGGATCTTTATGCATATCACAAGGCTAAACTCATTGCCGACGATGTGTTGAGAGAACGTGTTGAAGACAATACTGGTGGTGCAGACCACTACCACGCAGACTACGTAAGTCCTAATTGGGCTACTGAAGAATACATGAATAAAACAACAACAATCGGAACCCACATCTTTTACAAAGCGAAATAATCATTATGGAAACAGCACCAGAACTACCTAAACTAAAACTACTAATCATTGGGCATGGAAGGCATGGTAAAGATACCGTGTGTGAAATGCTCAGAGACAATATGGGCTATACATTTGAAAGCAGTAGTCACTTTTGTTGTAAACACTTCATCTATGATATGTTAAAGCCAAAATATGGTTATAAAGATATTGAAGAGTGTTATGCAGATCGACACAATCATCGTGCTGAATGGTATGATGCAATCTGTGCATACAACAAGAAGGATGCCGCACGATTAGGTCGCCAAATGTTTGCTGAGTATGATATCTACTGTGGACTACGTAACAAACGTGAGTTCTTTGCTATGCAGAATACAGGTGTTTATGACTTCTGTATTTGGATTGATCGCTCAGATCATTTGCCTAGTGAAGGCGATGACAGCATGAGCCTTAAACAGTGGATGGCAGACTTTACTATCGACAACAATGGAGATCTTGAAGAGTTGCAGTTTAACACTCGTAACTTGATGGAACAGTTGCATGGTGGTGTGTCTCATCTAATGAAGATGAATGCGCCACCGCCTAAGTTTGATAAGGGTGGGTTCGAAGTAGATTACAACGAACCACAACCTGTTGAACTAGAACAGACGTATGCCGCTCCTGTGTGATATATATCACAACATTAAATCAATGTCGCAGACTGTTGACACTTTAGGTGGTCTGTGATACTATATAACTTGTAGACGTTGAAGCAACGTGGACACATTCTGGACTTGGGGGCAGTACCCAACGCCTCCACCACAAGCACATTACGCCTTACTGCAATAAGGTGTTTTTGCAGAGACACAGACCTCACGAGGGTTGAAGATGATGTGCTTTTGATGGGGGCGAACTAGGATCGACAGGTGTGAAAGTGAACGTGGAGTTTATCGGGTGACTGCGTAATTGGTCAAAACTACTAAATGCAAACAATAACTTTGCTCCTTCTGAATTGCGCCTAGCGGCCTAATTTAAGGGGGTTGGCGACTTACCTAGCAACAGAAAAGTCGTACTAACAATTAACAAGGAATAACAAGAACATGAAACTATTAATCTCTTCTCTAGCAATGATTGCTATGTCAACAAGTGCATTTGGTGCGGATATCGCCGTAGATGCTGACATTGACATCACAGAAAACACTGCGGGTAAGTATATCGCCACAAAGAAAATCGCTTTTGATGTGACTGCCGTAGGCGATGCCTTTGGTGGCGTCGAAGTAGTTGCTGGTGCAGACGACAAACTAGCAGTAGGCGACTGGAACGTAGGCCACGCAGTTGGTTCAGCTAGTCTGTCTTTTGGTAAACAAGGAAACCTTTTCGTAGAAGGTGAAGCTTCTGCCGCAAATAGCCCACTTGCAGATCCGTCTATGGGAACATCATTGCAAGCCGCTTGGTCTGGTGTAAGTGTAGGTCTCGCATTTACTGATATCGGTACAGACGTAACAGACATTGCAAGTTTGCAAGGTGCTTACCAACTAGAACTTGGTGGTATTACAGCATCTACTTCTGCCGACTATAACATCAACACTAAAGATATTGCTGTTGGTGTGGGTTTTGGTCTTGAGATCAAGGACCAATCTGTTGATACCGTAATGACATACGCAAACGATGTATGGGCATACGAAGGCTCAACAACATTGCTTGGTATCACAGGTTACTTGAACGGTGACGAAAATGACCTGACACAGAACCTTGGTGGTTCTTATCTAATTGGTCTTAGTGATGCCGCTTCTATCGAAAGCAAGCTTAACTACGACATGAATAGCGAACAATATTCACCTTCCTTGAATTTGTCCTTTTCATTCTAATACGAATGGTGTGATGGCCTAACACATCCGATGAACTCTACGGTTAGAGAACGATGTAAAGGGGAATCTTCGGGTTCCCCTTTCTTTTTGTATAAATAGGTGTATGGATATATTTGCAATAATAGATAAAGTGGGATTTCCGATAGCTGGGGCAATGGCCGCAGGGGTGTTCGTGTTTATCACATTGAGGTTTATCCTAGCGAGTGTTACAGAATCTGTAACAACTCTTAGAAGTATAATCGGTTCCCTTGACAATAGGGTGCAGACAATGAACAACGATTTAGTGAAAATTGATGCCTTACTTAGTTATGCTCTAAATGTCAAACCTAATATTGACCGTATTGCGGCTAACGAAGGTAAGGAAGACGCAAGGAGAGATTAAATGATTTGGAAAGACTTGGTACTATCTAAGTTTAGTAATGGGTTTCGGATTCTCAATGGAAAGAACACAGATGATAAGTTCTTCGTTATTGATGATGTGAAACTCGAAATTGGTGATATGTTCAGAGTAGGTCCTAACGGATACTTTGAGAATGTTGGCAGTATACACGGTAATATTCATAATGAAGCTATTGATGATCAATCATATGCTTCTATAATTTATGAGAATAAGGACTAGGATGGATAGTGTAACCCAAGCTATAAGTGAATACGGCTTTCCTGTCGTTGCCTCTGTTGGCATGGGTTACTTTATCTACTTTATATGGAAGTGGGTTACGGAAACTATTGACCCTGTTATTGGCGAAACTATGATGACTCTGATACGGTTGGTCGATAGAGTTCGTATGCTTGATAATGATATGATAAGATTAAACAGTAAGCTTTCGATGGTGTTGGAACATCGTGGCATGGATAATGAAGTTGCTAAGTTCCAATCAACGAGCGAAACGCACAACTCAACAGGTCAAGCCGATGAAAAAGAAGATGATCCTAAGCCTAATAGCTTTGGTGTTACTCCCAACACAAAGTAATGCGGAGTTAACTTTTACTTTTAAGAACCCTTCCTTTAGTGGGCAAGGATATTCGTCCCATGCACTATCTACTGAGCAATTACTGTTCAATAGGAATAAAGACCGAAAAGACGAAATGAGAGCGGAAGCTAATCGCATTGAGCGTGAGCTAGAGAATACTACATTAAACAAATTTATTAAGAACCTTGAGAGTAGAATATATGCGACACTGAGTAAACAGATGGTTGACTCCATGTTTGCGGAGTGTACAGGAGATGATTGCGCTAGTAGCGGATCTACAGAGATTGAGGGAAGTACGATTGAGTGGTCTAAAGATTCTACTACAGGATCTATCACCTTAGTCATAACAAATGACGATGGTACTACAACCATTACTATTCCAGGATCAGGGGAGTTTAACTTCTGATGCGTTTTGCTTTGATAACGATAATAGCATTACTTGCAGGTTGTGTGGATCCTTCGCAGTATCCTATAGGACAAGAGCCTGTGGTACAGGTTTCTCCTAATGATATTTCCGACTATCCTCAGATGGATGGTAAGATTATGACCATTGCTGTTTATCAGTTTAAGGATATGACAGGACAGAGAAAGCCTAGCGGTGGGGGTGCAAGTTTAAGTAGTGCCGTTACTCAAGGTGCGGAAGTATGGGTGATCAAAGCATTACAAGATGTTGGTCACGGAACATGGTTTGAGGTTGTTGAACGAGTTGGTCTTGACAATTTAATCAGAGAGAGACAGCTTGTTAGAAACACAAGAGAAGTCTATGAGAAGAACCTCGCAGACGGACCTACGCCTCTAAAGCCAATGGTATTTGCTGGTCTCATTCTTGAGGGTGGCATTGTTGGTTATGACTCAAGTGTGGCTACAGGTGGATCAGGTGCAAAGTATCTTGGTCTTGGTGTTCAACAACAATATAGAGTTGATACCGTCACAATAGTCATGAGATTAGTTAGTGTTAACACAGGTAAGGTATTACTGAGTGTTGCTACTGAAAAGAACATAGCAAGTCACCAAACAGGTGCAGATATGTTCAAGTTCTTTGATATGGGAACTAAGTTAGTTGAAGCGGAAACTGGTTATAGTTTGAATGAACCAGTTAATTATGCAGTCAGATCAGCGATAGAAGCTGGCGTTATTGAACTTATTAACGAAGGGAAAAACAGACAATTCTGGAAGTTTTTGGTAGATCCAAAGACTGGCGGATGATAGGAAAGAACAATGAAGTATTCATCAAAGTTTATACTATTGGTATGCGCACTTTGTATACCACTGACACCGATTAATGCAAACGACATATACATAACACAGGTTGGCGACACTTTAGATTTGGACATTGTCCAAGACGGTCAGAACAACACCATAGGTACTAGTCTACAAGATGTAGTTTTAGGATCTGTTAGTGGTGCTTCCGACTCTATGACATTCAGCATAACACAGACAGGTAACTCGAACAGCATTACGGCACAAATTCTTGGTAGTACCTATGTAGGTACTTGGGACATATTGGGTAGTAATAACGAGATCGATCTTATGTGTTCTAGTGCCGCTGGGGGTAACTGTGATACTGTGACACTCAACATTGATGCCGATGGCGACAACCAAGACTATACAATCAATATTGGTGAAACCGCAGATGCGAGTAACTCTACAATCAACTTCACAGTTGACGATAGCGGAAACGTTATCACAACAGATGTTGATGGTACAAGTGCGTCTATAACAGTAGCAATTGATAAGAACGCAAGTCTTGAAACGAGTAACAGCACATTAGACATTGACGTTTCTGGTGATGGAGATCTTAACGGACACACAATCAGTCTTGACCTAAAGGGTCGTGGGCATGCTGTTGTTATAAACCAAAGTGGTATATACGACAACGTAATTGATCTTCACACAAATGGCGATACACAAGCTATAAACATCACACAATCTGACTGATGTTAAAGTACTTTTTATTATTAGTGTGTATGTCTACTTCGGCATATGCAAACATTGGCGAGATTGCCCAACTTAAAGGTAAAGAAGGTGGTGCGGCGATTGAGCGTGATAACTCCGAAATAAGTGCGGAGAAGGGTACTGGAATACAAATGGATGATACGGCAGTTACGGCTAACTCTGCCATGACTATCAACTTCATTGATGAGACAAGAGTTGACATAACAGAACACTCACGTCTCATCATTGATGACTTTGTTTATGACCCATCTACTGGAAAGGGATCACTTGGTCTCAAAGCAAGTTTAGGAACAATCCGATACGCAAGTGGTCAGATTGCTAAAAATAGTAGACAGAGGGTAAGAATACGAACTCCATCTGCAACGATTGGTGTTCGTGGCACAGACTTCATTATGGTTGTAGATGAAACAGGTAGTAGTATGGTCACATTACTTCCAAGTTGTGATGCCGCAGGTATGTGCTACACAGGAGAGATAACAGTCGAGACAGATGCTGGATTTGTCGTACTTAATAAAGCATTTCAAGTTACGGTAGCATCAACTAGTAACAATAAACCAACACCACCACTTTTGTTGGACATTGATGAAAGCATGATCAACCAACTGTTGATCCTACGTAAGAAGAACCCATACTTTGAAGAGCAAAGTAGAATTCTAATTGAGAAACGACAGGCCGCAGACTTTCTTGGGTTAGACTTTTTACAGTATGAGGGATTGGACTATGACGCCTTAGTTGATTCAATAGAGGGAATTTGGCTTACTGAACTCGACTTGGACGTAGACTACCTTAAAGACTTACTGTATGATATGTTAGATCAATTGAATGAGGCATTAAAGAGGTTGTTTAGTGATGAGCTTGCCGATCAGAATGCAATGCTACTAAGACAGGAAGCGAATATATACGGATTAGATCCATTGACAGGTATCTCCTTACTAAACCAAACACCTAATTGGGTGTTCTCTAGAAGAAATGATAGCGGAGAAAACTTCGTACAACTAAGATTAAATCAGGCATATGGTTATACCATAGATCTGCAACAGAACGATTGGGAGTTATATGACTACAGGTTGGGGGATAACACTGGCAACTCTATTGACATTTATCAGCAACGCTAGTTGGTCTAATGAGGTTTATGTGAGGCAAGTTGGTGATAATACAGACATGACCATCACTCAAGATGGTGCTAACAATAAGATAACTGGTTCGGGCGGTAAGGCTCAAGTGAGTGGTAACAACACAAGCACTACATATGCGCAAACAGGTGACAATAATCAAGCGTGGGTATGGATGAGTTCTGGTAATGGAATAAACAATCTGTCGCAAACAGGTGATAACAACTCAGCAAGTTTAGATTGCCATGGTAATAATTGTGTTATTGATATTGAACAAAATGGCAATTATAACCTTGCAAATGGCGAACTAGGTAATGGTGGTGATAATGATCAAACTATTGTTATTGATCAAGACGGTGATTACAATAGTGCGAAAATAGAAGCAAACGGTGATGACAATACTATTACTGTAGACCAAGATGGTAATACCCATGAAGCAGATATCATGGTTAGTGGTGATGATAATGACGTGCTGTTGACACAGACAGGATCATCCAAATACGCATTTCTCGATATGTTAGGCTCACCCCATGATTTCGATATATCTCAGACAGGATCTGGCAACCATTCTGTGAGTATAGATATTGAAACAGGAAGTAATGCAATGGCAGATATTAACTCTACACAGTACGGATCTAACAGTATGACATATTCTGTTGTGGGAACTTGTTTTCTTGATACTGGTTGCGCACTTAACATAGACCAGAACGGTAACTAATGAAGAAACTATTGAGTCCTTGGTGGGCAATATTAACCCTAGCAGTTTTAGTATATACGTTTGTATATCCGTCTAACTTTGTACAAAGCATTAGACTGAACTATTTTGATCAACTGATCATTAACCAAGAGCCTGTAGATAATAACATCTATGTTGCAGAGATAGATGAAGAAGCTTTAAACAAATATGGTCAATACCCCTTTCCAAGAAACGTTTATGGTGATATAATAAAAGGTTTATATGATTCGGGTGCGGGTCTTGTGGTCTGGACAATCATGATGCCAGAAGAGGATCGTTTAGGTGGTGATGCATATATGGGTGATATTCTATACGATTATCCTGTAGTCCTAGCTTCACGCCCATCAGACAAAACTAAGAACGAACCTATCAATCCTGGTGCGGCTATTATCAATCCAGAGCATTTGCATGCAATTCTTCCATACGATGGCATAATTGCTAACGTCCCAATCATAGAACAAAACTCTGTTGGTGCAGGGATCATTAGCACAGAACCAGAGATAGATGGTGTGGTTAGACGTATGCCAACCGTAGCAATGGTTGATGGTACACTATACCCTAGCCTAGCACTTGAGACATTACGTGTTCTTGCAGGCGACATTAGCTTTCAAATCAAATTACAGCCCAACGGTATAGAGAAGATGAGGATCCCTCAGTTCGGTATTATCCCAACTGACAGTGAAGGTCGTGTCTGGATCGATTGGAGCCAAAAGAGTAAGAGAGTGTCCATAACGGATCTACCAAACTTTGATGGTGCAGTTGTTATCGTTGACGTGACAGCCGCAGGTATAGCCAATCCTACCCCAACTGCTATGGGATCTGTATATGCAGGGGAAGTCCAAGCGGCAGTTCTAGGCACAATGTTTAATGGAACTAACATCCAACGTCCCGATTGGGCACCAATGGCGGAACTACTTGCTATTGTGATTGGTGGCTTGGCTCTAATTGCACTAAGCAAATGGATGATAGTAGGACTGATTGCGACAGGTGTTCTTATCGGTTCTGTCATACCATATTCAATGTACATGTATAATACAGAGAAGATGCTAATAGATGTGACAGCACCTACCATAGTCTTTGTGATCATAGCATTGCAAGTATATGGTATTAAGTTTGTTAGAGAGTTCCTAGAGAAACAAGCAATTAAGAAACAATTCGGTGGATATGCTTCACCAGAAGTTGTGGAGTTACTACAGAAGAACCCACAACTAATTAAAGAAGGTCGGAAGAAAAAAGTAAGCATTGTATTTTCTGATCTTAGAGGTTTCACCCCATTGGGTGAATCGTTCGGAGATGATGTTAAAGGTTTGACAACAGTGATGAACAGTTACATGGATGCAATAACACAACCTGTGCTAGATGCCAACGGAATGATCATCAAATATATCGGTGACGCAACTATGCACATACACAACGCTCCAATCCCAGATCCCAGTCATCCAAAGACTGCGGTACAGGTTGGACTAAACATGCTAAAAGCAGTGGAGAAATTTAATGAAAAACTTATGGAACAAGGTAAACCGCAAGTCGGTATGGGTGCTGGCATTAATACTGGCCTTGGTTATATTGGAGAGATGGGTTCTACATCCAGACACTCCTATGATATCCTCGGAGACAGTGTCAGTACAGCCGCTCGACTAGAGAGCGCATGCAAAGGGTATGGGGTTCTATTAATTGTGGGACCCCATACCTACGAGCTAACGCAAAATGATTTCTTTTATTTACAACTTGACAATCTTGCCGTTAAGGGTAAGACTGTAGGGTTAACGATTTATACAGTATTAGACATTGACCTTAACAAACATGGTGTGGATATGCTCAATCACAACACTATGCACAACTTCTATGCAACACAGCACTTTGACGAAGCTATCTACATCTGTAAAGATATGAAGGGTAAGTTCGAAGGCAAGATGGATGACTATTATGACATCTGGATTGAACGTTGTGAGTATATGAAGACACAAGATCTCCCAAAGGATTGGGATGGGATCTTTAGAGCAACCACAAAATAAGACTTGACAGCTAAACTCCTTTGTGTCATATTAGTTATGAAAGCAAATAGGAGAGAATCATGTATGACGATAACGTATTTTCAGATCTTCACAAAGAAGTCTATGGCTTCCGCCCTCGTGGTGTAATCATGGATAACTGGAACTCAATGGCACCTACTGAAAAGCAAGTTCGTTGGGATCAGCTTTGCGAAGAGTTGGCATCTAATGCTGAGTTTGATCGTGTACAAGAGTTGAAAGCTGTTGCACAGGTGGAGCAAGACATCAAAGCATACATGAAGCTTGGTGCCCCTAATCGTAAAAGTGCTCTACGTTGGATGACCCAAACTGAGACATTCTATAATAGTCAGTGTGTAGAAGGTTGGGTTTGGAAGCAAGGGATCTTGTTCACCGCCTACGGTAAGCGTTTGGTAACAGAACTTCTACAAATTGTCGAATATAATTAAATAGGGCTTGACATCTGATATCGAATCAGGTACAAAGATGGTATAGAAACAAAGAAAGCGAGACTTACATGTTTAGAATTCCTAATTTTTACCAAGACGAAGTATCCTTCCAAGAAGGTTGGGACACTATGAAACGCCATGGTCGTGGTGATACTCTTGAGGGTATGGAAGCTATGGATCGTTGTTGGACAGAATACGTTGCAAGTCAAAATGATTTCTTCAACGGAAAAGTAGCTGTTGTAGCTTTTGAAGATGATGACGAATTCTTTGAGTACTATAGCAGTGAAGTAAATGCCTACAATGCTGTGTTCTCAAACATGCAACCAATGTTCGCTTAGGAGATATATTATGGAAACTTATACATTCAACGCATATGGGGTAACCTTTACTGAAGAGCACGGAACTTGTAGCCGTGCCATGGAAGCCGCCAACAAAGAACTCCTGTGGAAATTTGCAGGATCTAAAGATGGCGCATGGTTCCAAGTTGGGATCACTAATGCTTTTGATTGGGTTGAAGGAAACTTCTTCGATTAGGGGTTGACAACTCCGAATCAATATGCTATATTGTTTATATTAGTTATGAAAACAAGTGAAGGGAAATACAATGTCACATGAAGTAGAAATTATCGACGGTGTTGCTCAGATGGCTTATGCGGGCGATACGCCTTGGCATGGCTTGGGTACTCAGGTATCTAACGAACTCACTCCTGTTCAGATGATGCAAAAAGCGGGTCTTGATTGGAACGTCGAGAAGCACGATTCATTCGTGAACGTTAACGGTCAACAGATCAAGACAGGACAACAGTCCCTGATCCGTACATCTGATAACTCAGTTCTGACCAATGTTGGAGAGAATTGGAACCCTGTGCAGAACGAGACTGCGTTTGAATTCTTTGCGGAATACATTGCCGCAGGAGATATGGAGATGCATACTGCGGGATCGCTTAAAGGTGGTCAACAGGTATGGGCTTTGGCTAAGGTCAAGGAAAGCTTCGATGTCTTTGGTGATGATACAGTAGAATCATTCTTGCTGTTCTCCAATCCACACATGTACGGTAAGTCAATCGATGTGCGCTTCACACCTGTTCGTGTGGTATGCAACAACACATTGACTATGTCTCTTAACGCTAACGATAAGCGTGTTGAGAAGGTGTCACACCGTAAAGCTTTTGATCCACAACAGGCTAAAGAGCACTTGGGTATCGCACACGAGAAGTTTGAGAAGTATAAAGAGATGGCTCAGTTCATTGGATCACGCCGCTACGGTGCCGAAGAACTCATCAACTTCTACAACGATGTGTTCCCACACACTGACACTAAGCGTAAGGTTGCCTCAGTGAAGACAGTTGATGATCTGTCACGTCAAGCAAAGAACTGCTATGATGTGTTAGAGAGCCAACCGGGAGCCAACTACGCCGAAGGATCTTGGTGGCAAGCATTCAACTCAGTAACTTATGTTACAGACCACGTTCAAGGTCGTAATGCAGAAAATCGTCTCCACAGCCAGTGGTTCGGCGCAAACCAAAACCGCAAGATGAAAGCGGCAGAGAAGGCAGTGCAATACGCACTGGCTTCATAGGGGATAGGTTATGAAACTGATTATGGACAAACGTGATCCAGATCTATATGCCGAAGATGTTAGCGAAGCAGAGATGGTATCTCTGCAAGCTACTATCAAAACTCTTAACGTAGATCTTATGGATGACAATTTCGAACAATACCAATTCTATGTAGAGAGTATCGGTAATAAGGTGTTTATTCGCCGCAAGTAGATGGTATAAATAGTATCAACTTATCAAGGAGAAGTGAGTTGATATATAAAGGCAGATCAACGAGGCATCATGATCTACATTGGCAGATCAATATGAACTATGAAGCAGAGGCGTTAGCAACGCCACTAGAAGAACCAACAGGATCAAGAGCCTTAGATTACGAAACAAAAGTTTTTGATATCATGAAATCCGCCAAGATTGATGGATTAGATGTTGGTAGTGTTAATGGTGCAGGGTTCAGTAACCAAGGCGCAGGAGATATTGAAGCAACTTACAGAGGTGAGCAATTCAATATTGAGGTCAAACTTGACATGTTTCCACAGATGGGTGGTACGTCTATACGAATAGACAGTAATGAAAAAACATGTACTCTTGTTCAGCCCGATGCGGTTGATGCTGACGCTATCCCATTCTTTATGAAAGCCGCTAAAGTGCAAGATGCTCCACTCAAGGTTTGGGTGGATTTCATTCGTAAACAAGAACCCAAAGAACTTCATAGCAAAGTGCCATATACGATACCATTTGGTTCGGTGACTAAAGAAGCTTGGATTGCCGCTAAGAATGCGGGCTTGTTAAAAGAAATGAATGCCACACGATCATTTCCCGATACTAAGAACATTGCCAAGGCATACAATCGTAAGAATGTTTATTACATTCAGATCGGTGGCGCAGGTCTGTTCTATCTTGGCAAAAATCCCCTGAGACTACCCATACCTGAGCTAAAAGGAGCTATGGACGTAGAGTTTCGATTAGGTGCATCAGGCAGTAAAGTACGCACGGTTGGTGATAAGACCTATCGTGTTGTTGGTGCTGGTTATCGTTGTCAGGGTAGATTGAAATCGCACGTCAAATCTAGATACAGCCTTGATAACGTCAAAGATCTTCACGAACTGTTTGAGGTAAAGAGCGTATGAAAATAGGATCCGTTTATTCGATACCATCTCAAGAGCAACTCTATGGGGTAGTAAACAGGACGAAGGCCGCACACAACATAGTGAGTGGTGTAACCGTACACCTGTCCGAAGAGTACCGCAAACTTCGGAAAGCACGTAAGGTTTTGCCTGTCGAATCAGTAAAAAATAGCCAAATTAAATCTTATAAATAGTCTTAACAACGTAAGATATGGGAACTTCTGGGAAAGATGACTAAAATGACATTCAAAGATAAGCTATTAGAGAACCTTAAATTCAAGGCAACTAATGAGAATGACGATCCTTGTTGGGATAGTCACAAACAAGTTGGTATGAAGAAAAAGGGTGGAAAAGAAGTTCCTAACTGTGTGCCTAAAGAAGAGGTAGAAGTAGTACAAGAACTCACTGCCGCCGAAAAGAAGCTTGTCAATACAATGTATGACAAGAAGGGCAATCTTACCCCTATTGGCAAAAAGGTCATGAACCATGGCAAGAAGCAGGGCGACAAAGGATTTGTTGAGTCTGTAGAACTTGATGAAATGACTTCTGCACAAAAGAAGAAGTTTGATAAGCTATACAAGCAAATGCTTAATGGTCCTGAGCACAGGAAGATTATGTCAAAGGCTGTTAATAAGGTTAAAGGGGATGATCAGTTTCACGCCTTGGTTAAGAAAACTGCAATGGAATCTGCTTTATCTGAAGCTATGTTGCGTCAAGTATCTGAAGCCAAAAAAGCTCCATACGAAATTTACCACAAAGACTTCTCTGGTGCTATGCAACACGCATATGCGTCTGCCAAAAAGAACTACGGAATTACCGTTAAGCCTAGTGAAATTGATGACAAGGTTGCTTCTGGCCCACGTAAACCAGGAAATGGTAAGACAAACAGCTATCGCCTAAAGGGTGACAAGGGTGCTATTCAAGTACAAGTCTATAACATGGGCAGTAAGTACGAATTGAATATGTACAAAGAATCTCTTGATGAGAACTTGAAGCTTATCAATCGTATTAAGAACTCTGGTGTTGTTAAGACTGGATCCATGTCAAAGGATACTCCAGCAAAAAAGAAAGCCGAAGCAGAACGCCGTAAAGAGTACAACGCTTACCAAAAAAGTAAACGTTAACATGAAAACGTTTAAGGCAATACGAGAAGCTCGTGGGGAAGATTCCAAGGGACACAAGATAGCAACCAAAGATGGTGCTGGTATGACCCCTAAAGGTGTCGCCGCCTATAGACGTAAGAACCCAGGAAGTAAACTCAAAACAGCCGTTACAGGCAAAGTTAAAGCAGGCAGTAAAGATGCTGGACGCCGCAAATCATTCTGTGCTCGTATGAGTGGAATGAAGGGTCCTATGAAAGACGAGAAGGGTAGACCAACTCGTAAAGCAATGTCGCTTAGAAGGTGGAAGTGTTAAATGAAAACGTTTAAGTTGTTCTTAGAACGAAACTATGCCAAAGAATACGAAAACTATCAGGGTAAACCTGAGCAAATCGAGAAGAGATCTTCTCGTAATAAAGCTCGACGTTTGATGGCTAAGAAGATGAACGTCAAGGGCAAAGACGTTGGGCACAAGGACAATGATCCTTTGAACAACGATCCTAAGAACTTACGTCTCGAAGATCCGGGCGAGAACCGTAGAGAGCCACGCATGCGTGACAATCCTGTAGAAGAAGGTATTCGTCATAAGGGTCTGTTACACCGCAAAGGTGTGAAGGGTACTGCATTCGCAAGGTCTGTAAATAAGACACACTCTCAGAACCAAAAAGATCAGAAGGATGCTAGTGCTAGATCTAAAGCCGCCGCTAAAGATCATGCAGATTTCCGTAAAAAGTATCCAAATATCAAATTTGATGAGGATTATGATCCTAACGTACACCAAGAGGGTACACCAGAAGCTACTGCACGTGCAACGGCTATGATGTTTCCTAATGAAGAACTGGATGAGGTTCTAAATATCAAGCAACGCCGTGATCGGGGTATTTCCGCTCGTAAGAACAAGACCAAGATGGCAATGGGCAGACGTAAAGCCGCTAATAAGATTGCTTCTACAGATAAGTTGAAGAAACGTGCCCAAAGACAGGCTCGTACTCAAATGGCTCTTAAGATTGCTAAGGATGGTCCTAAAAAGGACATGACTCCAGCACGTAAGGCTGAGATCGAAAAGCGTTTAGACAAGATGAGACCACGTATAAATAATATAGCAAAGCGTATGATGAAAGATGTGCGTAAAGCAGAGATAGCAAGAAAACGTGGAAAGAAGTAACCTTTATGGCATTCGCATCATTTAGCCAGTTCTTAGTCGAAGAGGAGCAAGCTGTTTATTTCACTTTTGGTGAAATGAATCCTCCGACTATTGATCATGACAAACTATTGAATAAACTAGCGGCTAAAGCGGGTAGGAATCCGTATAGGGTTTACTTGTCACAAAGTCAAGACAAGAACAAGAACCCTTTGTTGTACAAAGAAAAGATTAAGTATGCTCGAAAGATGTTTCCCAAGCATGCTCGACAGATCATGGTCAACACTAAAGTTAAGAAACCTATAGATGTAGCAACTGTGCTATATGATGAGGGTTTTAAGACTGTTGTGATGACTGTTGGGTCTGAGAGGGTAAACGAATTCGAGATTCTACTACAAAAATATAACGGTGTCAAGGGTAGACATGGTTTCTATAACTTTAAGAAGATCACAGTCGTATCGGCTGGCGAAAATCCAGATTTAGAAAGTTCTAGCAAACAACGTGGAAGTGCGAAGGCCAATGACTTCACCACATTTTCACAGGGTGTACCCAAACCATTAAGTAATTCAGATGCGAAAAAGCTATTCAGCGATATTCGTAATGCTATGGGCATTAAGGAAGAAGCATCGTTTAGGCATCACGTAGAACTAGAGTCAGTCTCTGAAGAACGTGAAGCTTTTGTAAATGGAGATCTCTTTTCGCTCGGAGATTCCGTAATTATTAAAGAAAGCGATGAGGTAGGAACTATCTCAATGCTTGGTGCTAACTACCTAATTGTTGACACAGCCAAAGGACGAACACGTCAATGGTTGGAGTCAGTGGAGAAGGTTAGTGGTAAAGTGTGCGGACATGTTAAGGAAGATGTAGCCAAACCAGATACCAAATATTCATTTGCAAGTTTTATAACAGAAGCGGAATATCAAGGTAGAAAGGTTAAACTAAATGATCCGTTTAGAACCCCGAAGGCCAATAAAGACTATGGTGTGTATGATCGCAATGATACTAGTGACATCACTCTTGTTCGGTCTAGTAATAACAATATGCAAGAAAGCAAATCCCTACCACCAAGAAATAAGTAATTGGTTCGTAAGACCAGAAGACCAAAGCAGTAGTAGTAACAATAACCTAAAAATGGGAAAAGTGGATTAATATGCCAGATGACTTGCACAGATTGGATAGAATTGAAGCGAAGATAGATAAACTATCTGACGCACTGATAGCTATCGCACGAACCGAAGAGAAATTGATACAAATGGAGTTGAAGAACTCTGCAAATTATGATAGAATGAATAAGTTCAGTCAGAAACTGGATGATATAGAGAAGTCGGTTGCGGACAATGCCGCAACTGTAGGTCTCATTAACAAACTATTCTGGGTAGCAGTTGTTGCTATCTCAGGATCAATTGCCGCCCAATTGTGGATGTAAAAGGAAAACACACATGGAAAAAGATGTAATGAACAGATTGGGCGATGCATACGCAGAAGTCCAAGAAGCTACACTAAAGCAAAGAGCATTGGCTAAAGCCGCTAAAGATGCTCAACCAAAAGACAAGGTGTCTCTTAAGAAGGCACCGTGGGACAAGAAGGAAGAAGTTGAAGAAGATGCTTCTAACGACAAGTCCGATGATGGCGAAGGTCTAGATAAAGCAGATCCTAAAGCCGCTAAGAAGAAGTTCAAAGATCGTAAAGATAAAGATCTTGACAACGATGGTGATACTGACTCGTCTGATGAGTACCTTCATAAACGCCGTAAGGCTGTTGGCAAATCTATTGCCAAAGAAGAGGTCGATCTTGAAGAAGCCGCTCGTCGCAAAGGTGCTCCAAAGATGGGTGGAGATTCCATTAAAATTCAACGTGCAAAAGATAAAGCGCATGCTGATGCTATGGGTCGCCATGTGAAATCTGGTCGCCGTAAGTCTCTTAAAGCTTATACCGAAGAAGCAGATGAAACTACTCCTTGTAGTGAATGCGATGGATCTACAGAGAACCATGCTAAGGATTGCCCAAAGAACCCTGATGTTGAAAAGGGTGGTGCTGAGAAGGCTGTTATGAATCCTAAAGCAGAAACCAAAACAGAAACCAAAACAGAAAATACTAAGTGGACTGTATACAATCGTATCATGGAAAAGGTTCGTGGTGATCAAACTAAGAACTCTGTTAAAGCTATGGATCCAGAAGATAATCAATCTGGTGAAGAAAAGAAGTTTGTTGATGACCATGAGAAGATGGGCACGGCAGACAGGCAAGCAGATAAAGCCGATATTACAATTGCAATGGCTAAGAATAAACATGCTATTGATAACCCAATGAAAGCCGCTCCACTTCGTCCAGGCGACAATAAGCAAGGCGACTTGAAGGCGGATAAGCCAGAAGGAAGGATGTAAATGATTAAACCCCCACAATGGTGCTCAAAGGCAGTTCCAACAGTACGTGGTTGGAAACACCACGCACGTAGAGAAATCTTGAAGCCTATGCGCTTCACTCAAGAACAGGTAGACGAGTACATGAACCATATGAACGGTGAACCCGAAGTGATCGTGGAAGTTCCACAAACACCAGAACCTTCTATGTTGACTGAAGCTCCTGTTGCAGGCGACTTGGATAGTATGACTAAGGTACAACTTGAGGCTCTTGGGCGTCAAAATGGTATCGAACTTGACCGCCGAAAGGGTAAAAAAACTTTGATAGATAGTGTTAAGAAAGCAATTAAATTCTCCTAATCAAAGTGAACAATCTATGGAAATGCAATTAACTGAGGATAACATCCCACTATATGCCGCCAAGCATTACTACAATCCACTTGGTTCAGATCATGAGGAATTCATAGAGGACTTAAAACGACTTAAGTATATTAAGCGGTTGGTGAATAGGTATATCGAAACAGATTACCTAGCTGACCGCTTAATACTCAATCACTTGATAGTCATTCATAATGTGTTTGGTATCACACCGGGTGTTAATATGTTGAAGATTAAACTGACAGATAGTCAGATGAGTGTGATAAAACCATTCTTAGTTTTTCTAAGATACATTAAAAACGACGAAATAACAAATACGCCTATGGATCCACAAGTGGTCGAAAGGTTGAGGAACATCTAAATGGGCATTCTATCCAGAGCAGGAGATCTAGTATACACCTTGCGCTTTCTGAGGCTACTAACCACGCCTTGGGAAAACACAGGTGCATTCGAAGCAGGTCTTATTGACGGTTCGGGGAAAGTTATAAAGAAAGCAGTCACACCAGAAGACAAGAATGTTTATAATGCTTTTCACAAGCTCGTGTTCAACATCAAGAGGCTTTTGCCCGGAAAACGATTTGGCTCATATGCCGCCGCACTATTCCTTTTAAAGGAGAAGTATGGAGTAACCTGCTTTGACAAGATCCTCAAAGAGAGTGGGATAGATCCAGTTGATATGGTAGCAGAGTCCAGTGAGTGGTTTGTTTTGGAAAACAAGCAACTGTCTCCCGGAGTGTTTAGGGTGAACGGAAGCAAGGTAATCAACGAAACTTGTGATGAAGTTGTTATCAAAAGAGATCAAGTACGAATTAAAGAAGATACATTCCCTGTTGGCGAAGTTCTAGGATTAGACATCTATGAGGTAACTCATATGCGAACAGGTAAGAATATCTATATAACGGCAGGGGAACTAATCAGATGATTAAAGAAGATGCACCGACTAACTCTATCGCTCATGGTGGCGTGGACATGGCACCGAATGCATTGCCTAAGCCTAAAGAGATCAATGTAACTGACAAAAGACATTCAAAGAAGAAACAACCTGTACTGCTAAAGCGGTTTAGGAAGTTTGTGGAAGGATTGAGTTATGATTAAAGTATATCTATTTCTTATAGTCGTAGGGATTATGGGATCGGCTGGATATGGTGGTTACAAATACTACCTATGGAGCCAAGAAACTATGAATACTCTTCGTGAGAACAATGTGAAGCTAGAGGCCGTTACGGTCACACAAGCTAACACCATCAAAACGATGACAGAGAATGCGGAACGTAATGAAGAATTGAACGCAAACCTATCTAAAGCACTACAGAACTCACAGGTGCACTTGGACGCTTTGAGAAACAAGTTCTCGAAGATTGATTTAACTATGGAAGCTATAACAAACCCACAGGGTTTGGAAGAAAGGGTTGACAATGCAGTCGCTAAACTTATTAAAAGAATTGAAACTGAGACATCTCCTCCTGTTGACAGCACCGCTACTGCTGATTAACTGTGGTGCGGCGTCTCGACTAATCGAACCAAAAATCATTACACAGACAGAGTTTGTGGAGCAATCGGTGCCTATCCAAGCACGTCCCAAAGGTGTATCAATGCCACCTGTGGATTGGTATGTGGTTAACGGAGATAACGTTGAGGAATTCCTAGAGAGAGTTCAAAACGATACTGGACAACCAGTCTTCTTTGCTATTACACCTAAAGGATATGAAAACCTTGCCTTGGGTATTGGGGATCTACGCCGATATATCAAAGACACACAGGCTGTTGTAGGCTACTATGAAGAAGCTCTAACACCATCTGAGCCTTAGTGTCACATGTAGTACATTAATTTGATTATCTACTACATTTAGCTATTTACAAACTACCCAACATGCTATATACTACTACCAACTGGGGTGAGTATTCTCTCATCCCATTTTCTATGGAGACGCCGTTTATGTTGTTCGAAGAACAAATCTCACGAAAGCCTGATCAATACCCTTGGACTAAACAGTTCATTGAGGCGATTTGGAAAGGCTTTTGGACACCCGAAGAATTCAATTTCCGCTCAGACTATTCCCAATTCAAAAATGATTTAACCCCAGCAGAACAACAAGTTGTTGTCAAAACAATGTCCGCTATTGGACAGATTGAAATTGCGGTTAAATCATTTTGGGCAGACGTAGGTAACAACCTACCACACCCATCAATTAAAGATCTAGGTTACGCTATGGCGAACTCAGAAGTCATTCACAACATGGCTTATGAAAAGATCTTAGATGTTCTACACCTCACCCATGTATTCGAAGAGAACCTCAATGTAGAGGTCGTAAAGGGTCGTGTAGATTACCTACGTAAATACAATAAAAAAGTATATGCTGATGACCGAAAGCAGTACATCTACTCAATTATCCTCTTTACATTGTTTGTGGAAAATGTTAGTTTGTTCTCACAGTTCTACATTATCATGCACATGAATCGCAACAAAGCGGTAATGAAGGACTGTGCACAACAAGTACAATACACACGTAACGAAGAGATGTTGCATGCTCAAGTTGGCATCAAGCTGATCCAGACATTGCGTGAAGAGTATCCAGAACTGTTTGACGAAGAGCTAGAAGAGCGTATCAAGCATGAGTGCATTGAGTCTTTGAAGGCTGAGAGTAAAGTTATTGAGTGGATTATGGACGGACACACCGCCGATGGTCTAAGTGCTGATATCCTAAAGTCTTTCATTGCGAAACGCATGTCAGATAGCATGGATTCAATTGGCATAGATAGCAGTGAAATCGTTTATGACGATGATCACATTAAGCAAACGTTCTGGTTTGATGAAGAACTATTTGGCGCAAACATGACAGACTTCTTTCAGAAGAGACCTGTTGAGTATGCAAAGGGTAAAGGCATCTCCGCAGACGATTTATTTTAGAGGATATATGATGGGTTTCGAATGGGCAAATGATGATTCACGGAAGTTTTTGAGCCGTGGATACATCGACGGTAATATGACCGTTGAAGAAAGAACAAGAAATATTGCACAAGCTGGGGAGAAATCTCTTGGCTTGGAAGGCACAGGATGGGCTGATAAGTTCTACGACTATATGAGTCGTGGCTTCTATTCATTGTCTTCTCCTGTGTGGGCAAACTATGCTACAAGTAAAGGACTACCAATCTCATGCAATGGGGTTAAGGTAGAGGACAACATGCCATCGATCTTAGCTAAGGTTGCAGAAGTTGGTATGCAGACTAAGATGGGTGCAGGCACATCTGCATACTTTGGTGCACTACGTCACCGAGGTGCTCCTATTAAGAGTGGTGGTACAGCCGATGGTCCTGTACACTTTATGAACCTATGGGAAACAACAGTTGATGTTGTGGCACAGGGTAATGTTCGTCGTGGATCCATGGCGGCATATCTTGATGTTGAATCTCCTGACATCATGGAGTTCCTAGATGCACGTGAAGAGGGATCCTCTATCATCAATCTAAGCCTTGGTGTTTGTATTGGTGATGAGTGGATGCAGTCTATGATCGACGGTGATCAGGACAAGCGTACTGTTTGGGCACGTATCCTACGCAAACGCCGTGAGAGTGGCTATCCTTATTTGTTCTTTAAAGATACGATTAATAATGCCGCACCAAAAGCATTGCGTGATCAGGGTATCAAGATTTGGGCATCTAACTTATGTTCAGAGATTGCACTACCATCTTCAGAAGATGAATCGTTTGTGTGCAACCTAGCATCTATGAACGTACTGAAGTATGATGAGTGGAAAGAGACAGACGCTGTTGAGACAATGATTTGGTTCCTTGATGCTGTCATGGAAGAATACATTGAGAAGACTGATGATGTTCCATTCATGGGTTCGTCTAACAAGTTTGCTCGACGTTGGAGAGCTTTGGGTCTAGGTCAACTTGGTTGGCATTCGTACCTACAGTCTAAGATGATCCCATTTGAGTCGTTTGATGCACACATCCTAACTGTTGAGATCTCTAAGTTCATTCAAGACCGTTCTTGGGCGGCATCTAAAGAACTTGCTATTGAATATGGTGAACCAGAAGGTATGCTTGGTTATGGTATGCGCAACCTGACTACATGTGCAATTGCTCCGACAACAAGTTCGTCTTTCATCTTAGGTCAAGTGTCACCTTCTATCGAACCATTGGCTTCTAACTACTTCACCAAAGACTTGGCTAAAGGTAAGTTTACATACCGCAACCCATATCTTGATGATGTTCTGACAAAGCATGGTAAGAATGATGATAAGACTTGGTTGGACATTCTGAAGCACGGTGGATCCGTACAACAACTAGACTTCTTGTCTGATGAAGAGAAAGCTGTCTTTAAGACATTCTCAGAGATTGCACCATTGGTCATTGTACAGCAAGCAGGTGCTCGACAGAAGTATATCGATCAGGCACAGAGCTTGAACATTCTGATCCATCCCGATGTACCAGCAAAAGATGTCAATGCTTTGATTATCGAAGGTTGGAAGTTGGGCGTCAAGACGTTCTATTACCAACGATCAGCTAACCCAGCTCAGGAATTGGTACGAGATATCATGAACTGTGCGGCATGTGAGGCGTAAATGGCGAAACCAATCAAACACGAATGTACGATCTGTGAAGAGGAAACTTTGATAGAAGTAATCTCAGGAGAAGTTCCTTGCCACTGTCCTATGTGTGGCTATCCAATCATTATGGAAGAAGAAGGATATGAAGAGTTAGAAGATGACTAAATAACACCGTAATGAAAAGGTGAATTATGTGGTTATTAGAAGATAAAGAATTTAAGCCCACCCCTGATGAGTTATCATCGTGGGTGGGTTTTGTGTATGAGATCCTTGATACCGCTAACGGTATGAAGTATATCGGAAAGAAGAACTTTTGGTCTACTAGACGGTTGCCACCACTTAAGGGAAAGAGCCGTAAACGTGTGATAGTAAAAGAATCCGACTGGATGGATTACTATGGATCCAACGAAGCAATCAAACAAATACTGACCGAACATAGTGGAGATCGTTTTAGACGTTCTATCGTGCGTTTGTGTGTCAGTAAGGGGGAAATGTCTTATATGGAAGCTAAAGAACAATTCGAGAAAAACGTACTTTTTGACCCTAATTATTACAATGAATTCATAGGGTTAAAGTGCCATTCAAAGCACGTTTCTCATTTAGCCCCGGAAATGATCAATGGTGGACGTTAAATTCGCCAATGAACTACATTGGGCGGTCAAGGGTCACCTGATCCCCAAGGGAAATGACTTAGATGAGATCAAAAAGATCTATGACAGTTACCTTAAACGCATGTGGGGGAACCACGAATACTGTTATAGGCTCATAGGCTTTGAGCTTGCTTGGTCTGATAGACTAGAAGAAGAGGCCAAAGAGATCTCTAAGGTGGCACGTCTAGGTTACGATTAGTCTTGACACCCCATTTGCTACATGCTATATTAGTTATGATAACAAATAGGAGCGATTCGAATGGGACTAAAACAAAAAATGTTTGTGGCTAAGTATAAGCTATATAATGACGTTACCAAGGAAGCTTACTTCTATACAGATAAGCAAGCTATGACTTGGGTTACTGAAGCTAACAGTACGAATCTGTTAGAGAGTTTCGTTATTGATCACCGTGATGTGGGAATGGAAGAGTTCATATGATATTAATTGATTATAATGCTGTTGCGATTAGTACGTTTCTAGCCTCAAAGATGTTGCCTGATGAGGATTCGATGCGGCACATGATCCTTAACCAAATCCGCATATATCGTGGAAGGTTTCAGCGAGAATATGGAGAAATCTGTGTTGTTGCTGATAATGGTACGAATAACTTTCGTAGAGAGATCTTTCCACAATATAAGGCCAAGCGTAAGAAAACTCGTAATGAGAGCAAGGTTGATTGGAATGAAGTGTACCGTTGTTCAGATCTTGTTCGTGATGACATTCGTGACAACTTTCCATACAAGGTCATACATCAAGAGGGCTGTGAAGCCGATGATGCGATTGCTCAGTTGTGTTACGAAACTCAAGAGTTTGGCAAGCACGAGCCTGTCATGATCGTCTCAGGAGATAAAGACTTTTTGCAGTTGCAGACGATGAAGAACGTTAAGCAGTATTCGACGGTTACTAAAAAGTTCCTAGTGGAGCCAAATCCACGACTATTCCTAGCTGATCACATCCTCAAGGGAGACTCGTCTGATGGTGTGCCTAACGTACTGTCTGATGATAATGTCTTTGTAGATGAGCGTAGGCAGAATACGCTGACTGCCAAGAAGAAGGCAATGCTCATGGAAGATCCATCTGCATTGGGAGATGAAGTGCTTCGTAATATACATCGTAACAGAAAGTTGATCGACTTGAAGGAATGTCCAGAAGTTGTCAAACAAGATATTATAAATAACTACGATAGCCAAGATCCTACGGCAAATAACACCAAGGTTCTTAACTATCTCTTGACTAACAGATGTAGATTATTAATTGAAAGTGTAGGAGAGTTTATTTAATGACACTAGTATATGAGGTGCTTGAAGACCTAGTCAAAGCATCAACTAAAGAGGATCGTGTCGAGATCCTTAAGAAGAACGAATCTTGGCCTTTAAAGGACATCATTCGAGGAACTATGGACAGCACTATTGTGTGGAATTTGCCTGTGGGCGCACCACCATATACGCCCAACAAAAATGGTTCCGAACCATCCAACCTTCACCGACAGCACAAGAAGTTTGTTAACTTCATTAAAGGTGGTCCTGGGGACAACATGCCCCCTATCCGTAGAGAGAACTTGTTTGTAGAAATTCTGGAGTCAATTCATCCAGAGGACGCCAAACACGTGATCAATATGGTTAACCAAAAACGTGCAGTAAAAGGTTTGACCCGCAAGGTAGTTTACGAAGCATTTCCTGGTCTACTCAGGGATGCATCTGGCTAATGAATATCCATCCATAACAACTATAACAAAGGTCGTCTCACTTGTGGGTTGACCTTTTTTACTTTAAGGAAAACTTACTAATATGATATCAGCACAAATTGAACGTCTCAAAAGAGACAGTCGTGAGCTTACAACATATGGAAAAAAACTAGAGAAGAAGGGTAGAACCGATCTAGTTCATAAAATCATGTTAAAGAAAGAGTTCATCGATCAACATATCGCAGATGTAGTATCGGAACACGCTAAGTTTAATTAGGAAAACGAATCACTTGACACCTTTGCCTAACGTGTGTATAATAAAGTAACATTGTTAAGCAAAGGTGGAGAGTACCATGAATATCTTTATATTAGATAAGTGCCCAATCAAATCAGCACAAATGCAGTGCGACAAACATGTAGTCAAGATGATCCTAGAGAGTGGTCAGATGCTATCGACTGCACACCGTATGTTAGACGGTAAGTTAACCAAACGTCCATCACAATCAGGCAAGACTATGTCAAAGTATTGGGAACTCAAAAACCCTGTCATGGAGCAAGCGTTATATAAGGCTGTACACACAGGCCATCCCTGTACTGTATGGACTATGAAAACTAACTCCAATTACAATTGGCATTATAAACACTTCATTGCGCTATGTGACGAGTATACAAAACGTTATGGTAAAGTGCATATGACTGATACTAAGTTACGTGATTTGCTCAAACGTGCTCCTACTATGACATGCTATAGCAATATTGTAACACCGTTTGAACTTGCTATGGGTGCATCACCAGAGTGTATTGACAAGTCAGATCCTATTGGATCATACCGTAAGTTCTATCAAACCAAGCAAGAGCGTTTCTCTATGGTCTGGACTAACTCTGTCGTACCCGATTGGTTCCGATATAACGTAGCTATATAAAAGCGTAACACATAATGGAAGCATAGCATGCCAGTATATACAATACGAGATACCAGTAGTGATGAAGAGTGGGACACAGTAATGTCTTGGTCTCAGCTTACAGAGTATCTATCTGAAAACCCCCTCTACACCCAAGTTTTATCTACACCCAAGATCCTATCTTCAGTTGGTGGTTCTATTGCCAAGACCTCTGATGGGTGGAAAGACTTGACTAAATCAATGCACAAACACGCAGGTCGAGAAAGCAAAATGAAAATATGAGCCGTAAACAAACGACTAAGAGCATGATCCTACGTTTAGATAATATGGCTGAATTTGAACCGATTACCGAAAACCAAGCACTGGCGTGTGAAGCATGGGAAGAGGGCGATAACCTTGTCCTGTCTGGATCTGCTGGTACAGGTAAAACGTTCCTAGCAATTTCTTTAGGTCTTGAAGAAGTGCTTGACAAAGAGACAGAATATGATAAACTAACGGTAATCAGATCTATTGTTCCTACAAGGGACATTGGGTTCCTACCAGGAAATGAAGACGAAAAGAAGCAAGCCTATGCCGCACCCTATTTGGGGATCCTGACTGAGTTGTTTCAAGACAACCAAGCATGGATGAAGTTACAAGCGTCTAACAGTGTTTCTTTTGAGAGTACGTCTTTTATTCGTGGTATCACACTAAACGACACAATCATTGTCGTTGACGAAATGCAGAACTTGACCTTTCACGAGCTAGATTCAGTTATCACTCGTATCGGCAACAACTGTAAGATTATCTTTTGCGGAGACTTTCATCAGTCGGATTTCCGCTTTGAGGACGAGAAGAATGGACTGCCCCCTTTCTTAAACCTATTGGAGCAGATGAAAGACTTCACGACTGTAAACTTTGACTGGAAAGACATTGTACGATCAGGGATTGTACGAGATTATATTATGACCAAGGAGATGAACGGAGTAAGGTAATGGCTAAATTCGCCAGATATGATCCAAGAAATAAGAAAATGGGACGAAACAAGGTTAAGGCTTTAGAGAAAGACCTTCGAATTAAGCCCACTGAAAAGAAAGTGAAGGATTTAGAGAATGAGAAAGTTCAACCACACACCATTGGACTTAGGGTATGAAGACCTATTGGCAGAAACCAAGTCAACTGGTAGAACGTATATCGATCCAGAAGGTAATCGATATCCTAGTATCACCACTGTCTTATCAATCCTCAGTCGAGACTCCATTGCCGCATGGCGAAGAAAAGTAGGAGATGAGGAAGCCAATAAGGTTTCCCATCGGGCTTCCACACGAGGCACGGCAGTGCACGATATTGTGGAGAAGTACCTAGATAATGAAACTATCGATCCTACTAAATATACACATGATGTGATACAAAGTTGGATGAACCTTATGCCCATCTTAGATGAGCGTATTGGCGACATCTTTATTCAAGAAGCTCCACTCTATTCTAAACACCTTGGTGTGGCAGGACGAGTTGACTGTATTGGATACTTTGACGGAGTACCTAGTATAATTGATTTCAAAACAAGTAAAAGACCTAAGAAACGTGAATGGGTAACAAGCTACTTTGCACAGGAAGCCGCATATGCTATTATGTGGGAAGAGCGTACAGGAATGCCCATTACAAACCTTGTAACAATAATGGATGTAGATGGACATGAACCTGTTGTATATAAAGAGCACCGTGACACTTGGGTTCCCAAGTTACTTGAAACGGTTGATCTCTATTGGGCGGATAAAGCTAAAAACCCACTCAGCTAAACAGTGGGAACGTAAGCGTAATGGGAAGATGAACTACTCGTTTGTCTTCTCTAAATTTTATTCTATCAACAACTGGACTGATTGGAAGCTACGAAAATGAACATATTCTCCATCTTGAACCTACGCTCAGAATTTGACGATATTATGTTTAAGAACAAAAAGTCATTTAAAAGTGATATAGATAGTTTAACAGCTTTTGTAAAGCAGTGTACTCGTAAGACGAGAGCCTGTGATATTGCTAAAGCTATTATAGGAGAAGCCAATGGCAATAGAAGAAAAGCCGAATTCGTTCGGCGTAACCCCGAAGGTGCTGTGTGTCGACTCAGATCTTAATAGTGCTGATACTAATAATGACGGTATCATTACTGATGCAGAAATAGCACGACAAGAGCGTCTAATCCGTCTTGAGAATGAAGACAAGAAGGAAGACGCCCAAAGAGCCATGGCATGGTTCTGTCTCGTGGGAATGTTAGGCTATCCATTTGCGGTTATCCTAGCAGTTGTGTTTGGAGTAGACAGTGCCGCCAAGATCCTTGGTGATATGGCTGGTGTGTACTTCATTGCAGTTGCAGGAATAATTGCGGCATTCTTTGGTGCCGCCGCTATCAAGTCTAATGCCGCTAAGAAGTAATATGAAAGTTTGTTATGAAAAGATTGATCTATCAAGTCTATGTTGGGCAATCGTCCAACCTATACAATTGGTGTACCGAGAGTGTAAAGGCATATGCCGATAGCATTAACGCCGATTATGTTCTACTGACATCACCTAAACTGTTTATCAAACCAGATCCCTTTACTACCAATCGTAGTGAGGGTGCTTCTCGTTTGGGGTATCTACCTATCTTTGAGAAAGAGAATGCCTTTGAGTATTTCCCTGAGTATGATCAGATCGCTATCATCGACAGTGACATCTACATTCGTGAGAACTCCCCTAATGTGTTTGACGAGTTAGATGATCATGACTTTGGTGGTGTCTATGAACGTGAGATGCCTGTAACTCCCCAATACGCTAATAAGATCCGTAACTATTCTAGAATGCAGTATGGTTCTCTTGACGGTCAGTCTGGTATGGACTTCGACTTCAATCATCCTAATGGTGGTGCGTTTATGAACATGGGTATGATGGTTATGAATAAATCGTTCTCAAAACAATTAAATGGTATGTCACCCAAAGAGTGGATCACCCAACCTATGTTTAAAGCATTCGTTGATGGTAAGGGCACATGGAAATGGTCTACGGATCAGACGTTACTTAACACATTCATTAATATGACTGGTATGAAGGTAAAGCATTTAGACTATAAGTTTAATGCATTGTACACTGCTATTCCTAATGAACTTCTGAAAGACGCACACTTCATTCACTTCTTCCTTAAAGATAAACTACCTGATAGGGGCGAGAACGTAGAGGAGTTGAAGAAAATTGTCTAATCTAATATATCAGTACTATGAGGGTAAGGTAACCACTGGTGTGGCGGCTGGTGTTCTTCTTATGAAAGATTATGCTGAAAGAATTGGTGCTGAATATATCTTTGATGATAATCAGGGGTGGATTAAGAGCAATCCATACTATGGCGCATTTCGTCCAGTGATTGATCCTGAGTTTGATAAGTATGACAACATCCTATTTGCAGATTGCGATATCATTCCTATTGATGGGCTTACCGATAATATCTTTGATGAGATGAATGATCGTGATGTATTGATTGCCGAAGAATGGAACCAACCAGAAGCAAGAGCCAAATACAATGTTGGTGGTATTACTGGTGCACGAGATAATGAGTGGGCAGAATGGGCTAAACGCACATATGGCGCATCTGTACCTAGAACCGAAGACGGTAGAGTAAGAGTATTTAATTCTGGTGTCGTGCTATATTCTAAAGAAGGACGAAAGAAGTTTCGTACTCTTGTCGGTAACTTTGAGTTATCGGTTACTAATTACATAAATGGAGCTAGTAGATTTCCTAGATTTTATACACTTGATCAGAACTATTTGAATGTAATGATGTGTGGTGTTAATTGGGGGTTGCTAGACTATACTTGGAATAGCTCAGTGAACTACGTTCCAGAGACACAGGATCCGAGACCTATCAATGATTTAAGAACAAAAGATACTAAGTTTGTACATGTACAGATACGAGGTAAAGGCGATTTTACCCTGTGGACTATGAAAGATATTGCTAACAAACCTGTTGAGGGGTGGAACCTATGAGTATAGATAACATCGAATACTTTGAAGAGGAATTAATATGATTAACGTTGAACTAGGCCACGTAAAGAACTTGGTAGAATTTTATGATGAGATCCGTAGCGGTCAAGAAGGTGCGCATGGTGATGATTATTGTGGTCAACATGATGCAATCAAGTTCTATGCATCTGAATGTTCTTCCTATCGTGAGTTGGGTACGCACCAAGGCGGCACACTAGCCAATGCACTTCTAAGTGGATTTGATTATGTAGAAGGTGTGGATATCGACATGAGCCGCTATCGCAAATTCTGTCAACCCCATGCGGAACACTATGCACGAGAGAACGGCATTAAACTTGTTATGAAAGAAGTTGATAGTTCTGGTCTAGGTGCAGTAGGTCAACAGGTAGATATGTTGTTGATCGATAGTATCCACAAAGCTTATCATATGACGAAAGAGTTGGATCTACACTCTGGACTTGCTAAGAAGTATATCGTAGCACATGACACCAACTCAGTACCAGAACTCCAAGCTTGCCTAGAGCGTTTCTGTAATAACAATAGTCAATGGAATATCATTGAACGTGGCATAGTTAATGTAGGCTTTACGGTGCTAAAACGAGATGCGTAATATAATCCTACAACACTTCGACAAGTTTGACAACATGGGAGAACTTGACAAGAAAAGTCAAAAGAACATTCAAGAGTATGCAGTACAGGTGGGTGCGGACTATTCGCTTGTCTTGGGCATGCCATTCCGTGATCATCTAACAGCACCTTGTCAAAAAGTTTACATGATAGACGAAGAGTATGACGATTATGACAACGTCCTGATGGTAGACATTGATATGTTTGTTCCAAAGAATATGGATAAGGACATCTTTGACGAAGTGGGGGTTGGTCTATACAACCCTATTCAACAGAATCTACACACTAAGCTTGTAAGACAAAACTCATTCCAAGGATCCATGAATGCTCCTTATTGGGGTGGTGCTATCTACAAGATGGATAGAGCATTGCGACAGAAACTACGTGGTGGACTTGGTGGTAATGAGAGTTGGATGAACGCATACAATAAACCGTATCAATGGGAAGACGAGGGTATCTTTCACACACTTGCTTTCAAAACAGGTGTTAAGATCTCCGACGATCAGTTCCTACATCCAAAGTGGTGCTATGACAACTACCTAGAGTATCCACAATACGCTGGTATGATCCATGTACGTACAAAGATTACACCATCAGGACCGAAGCAAGAGAAGATCAAGAACTATCAGGCATTGGTTGATAAAGGTATTTTATAATGGAAGCACACGTTATAACCATTAAGGGTAACGAAGTAAGCGAAACTGCCGCCGCAAATTGCATTGCATCCTCTGCTAAGTTTGATAACAAATTTAAGATAAAGACCTTCGAGGCCACTACGCCAGACGATGTTGAAGAGTGGGTTAAGGCATACAAGCTTCAGTGGAATTGGCCTTGGGATGGAGAGATCCACGATATGGCTTCTGGACTGAGGAAGGTGGCATATCAGACAGCCAATAGACATGCACGTGTAGCATGCTCTATGAGCCACTTTAGGTTGTGGGACAGATGTTCTAGAAACAAAGCACCTATGTTGATATTCGAACACGATGCGATATTTACCACCAATCTTAATGTTGACAATTACCTAAACAAAGGGTATAATATCATAGGTGTTAATTCTCCACTAGGAGCAACACGCAAATCGCAACAGTTTCATGATGTAATACAGAATAGAAAAGAAGTGGTGCAACCAGTTCCTCATATAGATGGTTGGGGTGTGCCTCAAGGTATCGCTGGAAACAGTGCATATATACTAACACCAGATGGGGCAGATGATCTGTTGAGAGCATGTTATCAGTATGGCCTATGGCCTAATGATGCTATAATGTGCAGACAGATTATTAAGAATATCGGTGTGACTAAGAAGTATTATACCACGATACAACGTACTAGGAGTACGACTACACTATGAGAGCATTTGTTATCACAATAAAAGATAATCCACAGAGTGTGGAGATGTCTGATCGTTGCATAAAGTCGTTTAAACGGCATAATGATGATAGTATAGAGGTGTTTGACGCTATCACACCAGAACAGAGTGTGTTTTCTTTGGCAGAAAAGCACGGCATCCCTGTTAAGAACTTCCTTGAGAAGTATTCAAGATATGATAGAGTTGTGTCGGCATTCATGTCACACTTCCTATTGTGGAAGAAGTGTGTGGAACTAAATGAATCAATCATTATCTTCGAGCACGATGCGGTTGTCAAGGCGGCTATCCCCAAGATGCCATTCAATGGGTTGGTAAACATCGGTAAACCATCCTATGGTAAATACATTATGCCCAATCTAGGTCTTGGTAAATTGGTTTCAAAACAATACTTACCCGGAGCACACGCATATGCAGTCACTCCAAGGGGTGCTGAAGCTATCATTGCCGAAGCGGTATTCAATGCACAACCCACAGATATATATCTTAACAACAGACTATTCCCATGGCTAGAAGAGTACTATCCATGGCCTGTAGACTGTGACGATAGTTTTACTACTATTCAGAATGAGACAGGCTGTCTAGCCAAACATAATTATGGAGAAGACTATGGCATTATCTAAGAAGCAGTTTAACAAACTCTATATCACAGGGGCTGATAAAAAGACTGATTGGATGTTGCCGTGGTTCGAAGAAAACTTTACCCTACACAATCCAGATGCGCAACTAGCAGTCTATGAGTTTGACACCTTCAGACAGGATCTACAGGGTTGGTTTAAGAAACCTGCCGCTATGATGGATGCTTCCGCTATTGCAGATCAGGTTGTGTGGATCGACAGCGATTGCGAAGTTAAGAAGAACCTAGACGGTATCTTTAATCACATTTCATCTCAGAAGTTGACTATGGCAGTAGATCGTCCATGGACTACAAGACGTGGTGATCGTGGTACTTGGTACAACAGTGGTGTTGTGGGGTTTGAAGGTATTCCACCTATTCTATCTGAATGGGCTAGATACATCAAAGATGGTCTAACGAATGAAGTTGGTGATCAGGAAGTGTTGAATTGGATGCTTGGTGGGGATCCCATCAGAGAGATTACCCATATCAATCATTTGCCAGCAAGGTACAATTTCCTACGCCTAGATATACAAGATAAGTACCCAGGGTTTGACGATGCGGCTATCGTGCATTGGACAGGCGGTAAGGGTAAAGAAGTAATTAAAGAGATGATGAAGTAATGAGCGAAGATATTGTAAACATTATTGGTAATGGTCAAAGTGCAGGGTACTTTAGAGATGACCAAAAGGGTATTAGACTAACGTGCAATCTACCACCCATGGCTATCGATAATGTATTTGCGACTATAATGGTTGACTTTAAAATGATGAGAGCAATCCAAGATGGTAGTGTACAAGTTCCTGGTCATTGGATCCTTGGCAACAGACCTAAGATCCACATGGAACAGAACTCTTCTTTCTATCTAAGACATGCATCACAGATCCGTGGCTTCTACCTTGATGTGCCACCATACGCACGTAATGCAACCGATTTCAACTGTGGTCACGTAGCAACACACTATGGCGTCAGTAGATGGAAACCAAAGGTGTGTAACATGTTTGGCTTTAACTCTATCTTCGACTTTGACATGACAAGCTCTACTGATTTCTATCTAGAATCAGATCGTGGTCAACAGAACACCAACAGACTGGCTAACAACTGGCGAGGAATTTGGCCTCAGTTGTTTAAAGAGTTCCCTGACACGGAGTTCAGACTATTCCATAAACATTCTAATACTAAGATGGAATGCCCACAGAATGTTACAATTGTAACGCCATAAGGCTATTGACATCTATATTGTAGTTTGTTATTATATAAATAATAAACCGAGTATAGAAGGACACCATCATGATGATTAATTCAACTTCCTTCGACAACGAGAAGGATGACCCTTGCGATGACTGGTCAAAACACACAATCCCCAAACCAAAAGAAGAAAAGTAGAAGTATAGCCAAAATTACAAAGATCATGATGGATACCATTGATAACAACGATAACATGCTTGTTCCTTGGTATTTGATGGCGGCGTATGCTTACTATATAGATGACGATCCCATCCTAGAAGACGTTATGTTTGATAGGTTGGCTAAGAAGTTGCTAAAGGTGTGGGACACCGTAGAGCATCAACACAAGAAGTTTCTAACTAAGGACATGCTTATGGCAGGAACATATCTTGGAGAGTATCCATCAAGAGTGGAAGGTGCTCTATTAGATATACGAAGAACCTAAGAGATAAATTTAAACCTTGACTTAGAATACAAACGATGTTATCATAACTTTAACAAGGAGAATCGCATGATGCCGAAACAAACAATTCCTAAGACGCCTAAGATGGAAGTCTTACGAAATGCATTAAGCGGAGCAGATCTCGAATGGGCAGTTTTTCAGAACCATAATGAGAGAATGGTAACAATAAACGTTTGGATAGGAGAAAAAGATGAATAAAGATAAGTTAATTACTAACACGATCATTGGTGCGGCTATGCTACTAACTGCTGTTGTGGCAACAAAGGCTAGTGCTGAGAATTCAACACCTATTAAGGGCACAGTGATGGACTACTATTCAGTAGTACAGGACAGTGAACCATACACTAAAAAAGAGTGTGTGAATGTAAATGTTCCAGTATATGGTACAGTCCATAAACAAGGCAATGCCGCAGAGGGAGCCTTACTTGGTATGATCCTTGGTGGTCTTGTTGGTAAAGGTGTCACAGGCGACGATAAGGGTGCCGCCGCAGGAGCTATCTTTGGTGGTCTTGTGGGTGCTGACAAAGGTGCTAAACCAAAACCCGGTCAAGGTATTACAGGATACCGAACTGAGAACCGTTGTGATTACGTAACTTATTATCGTACCGTTGAGCGTACAGAGTATAGTTACTCAATCATTAATTGGAAAATTGATGGTATTACTTACACGACAGAGTTTGTGAAATAAGAGTTAGTTTCCTTAGCTCAGCTGGATTAGAGCAAGTCACTTCTAATGACTAGGCCGTAGGTTCGAGTCCTACAGGAAACACCAAATGCGTAGGGGTGAAGTGTTATGGTAGCACGGCGGATTCCAAATCCGCAAGCGAGGGTTCAACTCCTTCCACCTTTGCCAATAGGAAATATATGATATACTATGAGCCAATTTCGATAGATAAGCATGATGCTCTTATAGGCTCAGACTTTAATGAAAAGTTTGCTAAAGAGATGAATGATTACTATGCCCCTTACCAAAACAAGTCTAGAACTGTTAACATCGGTAAGGAGACTTGGGAGTATGCTGTATCGGATAGTATAGAGAATGCTAAGTGGTGTGGCGCAGGCAATAACGTTGTTGATGTCGTAACGCCAAGGCTTGATATTGATGTTAAAGGTATCAGTTGCAATAATCTACAAAGCATAACAAGTGAAGCCAGTATTCTTCAAAACTTACAATCAAGCCAAGATAATTTTTATGTACAGTTAAAGAAGGGTGACTATGAAGGTCTAAATGAGATGTTCATAGAACCGTTTATCAGAAAAGTTAGTAAGACCAACAATCTTCACGTGCTGTGTGCTATACGTGATAAAGAGGATGGTCAGGTTTGGTATTGCTTATTGAAAGTAATACAACGTCATAATCCCAATTTAATTGATGAGATGGTGCTTCGTGGAACTCGAAACGTAGACATACCATTGATAGATCCTAAGTACGGTAGAACATATCTTCAATTAGGAAAGCGTAGACTGGAGTTGAGGTTGAATATGACTGAGATGCGCAGATACTGTGTTAATTCCCATTCGATTACTTTGGGTAACAGCCTTGAGGAGTTTATGTAATGACTAAAGAATTGCTTGGACTACTGTTGAGTGTACCGTTGGTATCAGTTGCATACATAGGTGCCGCATACTTAGTGGTGACTAGGTACCTTGAAATTAAGAAGGGGCGGGATGAAAGAAATGACTAAGGTGGAACAGAATGTCAAATCTTGAAATGATTAAACGAACTAGTCGGAATGCTGAAAGTGATGAGTGCTACACGCCATCAGATCAAATCATTCCTTTGTTGGAATATCTAGATAAGGATAAGACATACTACGAAGCTACTTCGGGGATCTCTTCGAATATACTTGACGGAATGCACAAATTCGGTTATAATATGGTAGGCAGTCAGGGAAAAGATTTCTTTGGGTGTCAACCTGATGATGTATATGACGGTATTATAACTAATCCACCATACAGTCTGAAGGATAAGTTTATTGAGCATTGCTATTCGTTAGGCAAACCATTTGCGTTATTCCTACCTGTAGCATCGTTCCAAGGTGGTAAACGTGGACAGATGTTCATGGACTATGGAATGTCTACACTGGTGTATAATAACAGAGTAGACTTCACAGGTGGTGGCGCACCACACTTTGGTAATGCTTGGTTCATGCATGGGATCCTACCACCCAACACTATATATTGGGCTAACAACCCAAAGATGAAAGGAAAGCGAAATGGAAGTAACAGTAGAGCGTGATGGTATCACGGATGAGATCAGTCGGATCTTTGACTATGAGTTTGATGGGACATCTACGTTTCATCCACATGAAATCAATTCAATTGATCGTGAGACAACGCTCAAAGACTTTGGTATTGGTCTTATTGTAGGACCTTCGGGATCTGGTAAGACCACTCTACTTAAAGAATTTGGTTCTGAACAGGATCCTTATTGGTTTGATAACAAATCTATCGCTTCTCATTTCAAGGATATTGATGATGTTCAAGATCGTTTAGGTGCTGTTGGGTTTAACAGTATTCCCTCTTGGATGCGTCCCTATCATGTTCTTTCTAATGGAGAACAGTTCCGAGCTAGGTTAGCTAGGCAACTAGGCAGTAATATTGTTGTGGATGAGTTCACATCTGTTATTGATAGAGATGTCGCTAAGAGTTGCTCTAATGCTATCTCACGTTATGTTAAAAGAAATAATCTAAAGAACATCGTATTCTCCTCTTGTCACTATGACATCATTGAGTGGTTGCAACCTGATTGGGTATTCGATACTCAAACAGGTAAGCTGACCACAAGGGGGTATCAAAGGCCAGATATCGTTTTGGAAATCAAGCCTTGTACCAGAGACATCTGGACGACCTTCAGCGACCATCACTATCTCGACTACCACATCCACAAAGGTGCATCTTGTTGGATCGCAACATGGAACGGCAGACTTGTCGGATTTCTTTCTAGCTTAAGCATGCCTTCTGGTAGTTTAAAGAAAGCTTGGCGAGGTCATCGCACAGTGGTATTACCAGAGTATCAAGGATTGGGCATAGGTGCTAGGTTGACTGATGCTTTGGGCGATATTCATTTAGCCGAAGGTAAAAGATATTTTACAAAAACGGCTCACCCTAGATTGGGAGAGTATCGTAACCGTAGCGAAAAATGGAGAGCTACATCCAAGAATGGTATATCCAGACAGGATTATAAGACAGGATCAATGGCAAACCCAGATAAACCTAGTTATGGTGGATTTGCTGATAGTCATTTCAAACACGCAGATAGAGTGTGTTACTCACACGAATATATCGGAAAATAGTGCTTGACATAGGACGAATCATTCGCTATTACTATAAGGGTAATCTCAGAAAGGATTCGCAATGTCTATCCAGTTAATCAAAGAAACTCTTGAAGATATCATCATAGCGTCTAATGCTCTTAAAGCAAATAAGCGTGATGCTGAACGTGCTCTATCAAATGCCCTAAGCGGTGATTTTGATTGGGATACCGAAAAGCAGATTGAAGAACTCACAGGTGCTTGTAATGATGCTGTCTTTGATATGGACAAATCGTTTGACGAGTTAGTCGAGATCCAAGATCGTCTTGAGGATATGATTGCCAATGTCGAATTCGAAGAAGTTGCGCAGATGGCAATAAAGGGGTTGACAAGTCGATCCGAATCAGCTATGAGTGTAATGTAGAAACAAGGAGATTTTTATGAATACTAATTTTGAAAATGCCTATAATCAAGCGTGTCAGATAATCGATATGTATCCTGATTTAGAGATCACTTCTGCTTTTAAAGAGTGTGCTTTTAATGTGGGCATTAAAGAAGGCGAAGAGATGGGCAAGTTTGTTGCTTGGGGATGGGATAAAATAACTAATTCTTATGTAGATTAGTAGAGGAGATTGAAATGCTAGAACAGTATGAAAATGAAATCAAAAAGTTAGAAAAATATCTAACTACGTTTTACGGTAACACTTCATCAGTAAGAATGAAGAAGTATGCAATTGAGAAGAAGATTGCCAAATACCAAGATATCGTTGATGAAATGAATCTAATACTTGCAATTTAGTGCTTGACAACCCCGAATCGGTGTGCTATTAAAATAGTATAGAAACAAAGAAAGTGAGACTTACATGACCTACGATGAACAAAGCAAATACTTCGGTTTCCACCAAGATGCTCTGAACTACAACTCAATCTGGTCTTGTGACACCGAGTTCACTAGCCTTGATCAAGTGATGTATGAAGGTGAGTGGGAAGGTTCTGCCCAAAAGGGTGACGGTCAACAGAAGATCACTTATGAAGTTATTGCTAAAGGTGCTACAGTTGAGCAGATGATGAACAACACTCATGAGAAGATCGTTTACAAAGCCTATGTCATGGGCAACACTGTCAAAGAGTTTTGGAAAGCCGCCGAATACTTGATCACACAGTCTGCTATTGAGCAAGACAACCACCACAGATATGTGGAAGGTTTCGATAGACAAGCAGACGGTTCATTTGAATTAGTAACAGGATCTTAATATGTTAGATTTTTTTCCTTCCGCCTACGAACTTCCATCAGCTAGTGAGTGTAAAGATTACGCTCATTACTGCCAGACCAGAACTTCTGTTGGTCTTGGTGTTATGCCAAAAGATTTATTTATTGAAATAAGAGGGTTGACAAACCAATCCGAATCAAATACAAAGATGGTATAGAAACAAAGAAAGCGAGATACATCATGGCCTACATTTCACAAGAAGACAAAAAAGCATTAGCTCCTTCAATCAAAGCTGTTCTTAAGAAGTACGGCGTTAAAGGCACTATCGCTATTCGTCATCACTCTAGCCTAGTTGTTAACCTTAAAGAAGGTGCTCTAGACTTTATCGGTGCGGCTAACAAGTCTAATGCTGAAAAGGCTGAGTGGCGTGGCGAACAAGCCTATGAGATCACAGACGGTTATTACCAAGTTAATCCTTACCGTGCTGACGAAGGCGAAGGTGTTATCGGTAAATTCTTCGGTGAGTTGATCGGAGCTATGAAAGGTACTGGTTGGTTTGACGAGAGTGATATGATGACTGACTACTTCCACATTGCTTATTATTTAGATATCAATGTTGGTAAGTGGAACAAGCCTTACCAAGTTGTATAAATAGATGTGAAAAGCATCTATGGAGATTAGAGTTGAAGAATTTTAGAAATTTTATGGCAGACACCCAAGTGCTAGACGAGGAGTATATCGAAGCCCACTTTGATATTCTCCTTGAAAAGCTTATTACGTTTGGTGGTAGAGCCTATCCTAAGTTTGGTAACGTTGTTATTATGGCGGGCGGAGCGGGATCGGGTAAGGGGTTTGTCAAAGACAATCTCGTAGGACTTGAAGGCAAAGTCTTTGATGTTGATGCATTGAAACTAGCCGCTTCTAAAGCACCTAAGATTATTGCTAAGATTAAAGCTGAGACAGGCGATGACTTGTCTAAGATCGGAGCTAATCTAAAGAGTGCTAAGAACGTGGGTAAGCTTCACTCTATCATTGGAGACACGCTGAAACTTCCTGATAAGAAGCAAGCGGCGTTTTTTAAGTCTGTATTCTCCTCTGCACCTGAGCGCAAGCCTAACATCATATTTGATGTGACACTAAAAGATCTACAGAAGTTGGATAACATCACACGTCAAGTATCTGCATTGGGCTATGATAAAAAAAGTATCCACATCGTGTGGGTTGTTAATGATATCGAAGTTGCTAAGACACAGAACAAGAAGAGAGACCGTGTAGTTCCTACTGATATTCTAGTCAACACACACCGTGGCGCATCCTCTACTATGAACGACATCGTGAGTATGGGCACTCGTCTAAAAAAATATATGGACGGAGACATCGTGTTTGCATTCAATAAGGTTGGTGTAGACAGCGAACTCATGAAGTCTGATAAGAGTGGTAGTAAGGTTGGTATGAAGGGTAGCACCAAGGGTGGTCAGTACCTAAAGAATGCCGAATACTTCTATGTCAAACGTAAAGGGGCTAAACCCATCCCTGTAGCCAAGTTGGATAAAGAGATCCGTATGAAGATCTCACAATATGTACCAAAGGGAGTGGAATGGTAATATGCTAACATTTAAAGAACATCTACAAGAAGCATCTTCATGCGACTTGATTGGTATGAAACAGATTAAAACATTCGAGAAGGTTGTTGATCAACTGTTTAAGAAGTATAACATCGACTTTAACTTTACACGTCACTTCGGTGATCGTATGAGTGATGAGCGTAACACACCTTGTATCACTCTTAAAGAGTTAGCAGAGTTCATCAAGAAGGTTTATGCAAAGCAAGGTAAGTCTCTAAAGGGCGTTGTAGGTGCTGAAGCTGTTCTTAAAGACATGCAAAAGGATCTGAATATTCCTGTCGCAGTGACATATGATAGACGTAACGATGAGTTTGATGTTGTTATGAAAACGATTATGCGAAAAAAGAATTTTAAAAGCCCAGATAAGTTTATTAAGTATTGACAAGATAGTGCCATAGTGCTATTATGATTGAGTAATAAGAGAGTATATAATATGAATGAAAAAGTGATTCTAACTGACTGTGATGGCGTTCTGCTTGATTGGGTCAACAAATATTGCCAATGGATGTTACGTCAGGGTTACGTCATGGAGATGTATCCAGACGCTACTTATGAGATGGAAAAGGTCTTCGGTATTCCTAAAGCGGAGTGTAAGAAGACTGTACGAATGTTCAACGAAAGTGCTGATATTCAGTACATGCCGCCACTACGTGATGCTATTAAATATGTTAAGAAGCTTCATGAAGATCACGGTTTTGTCTTTCGTGCCATTACTAGTTTGAGCTTAAGCGTTAGTGCTAAGAAAGCACGTGTCGCTAACCTAGAAGCCTTGTTTGGTGCCACTGTCTTTGAAGATGTTGTGTGCCTAGATACAGGTGCTGATAAAGATGAAGCTCTTGAACAGTATCGTGATAGCGGTATGGTTTGGATTGAAGACAAACCTGAGAACGTTGAGCTTGGTAAAAAGCTTGGTCTTGATTGTATCATGGTTGATCACGGCTTTAACCGTGGCACTGTTGAGGATGTCTTTGTCGCCAAGACTTGGAAAGAGATCTATGAGTACCTCACTTAAGTACACTAAGCTATACTACATATATCTAAAGGAACTAGGTATCTCGCAAGAGGTGCCTATTTCTGCATTTCCAGAGAGCCAATTCGAAACCTTTGAGGCAAAGCGTGGTAATCTGAGTGCAACCTTTGAAAAATTTATTACGGTGTATGAGAGTAAAGACCAATACCTTTATATTTCTATGTACGACAACGTAATGAATAACGAAGATCCTGAGTATGTTAAGGAGCATATGAAGAAGGTTATGGAAACCATTCGTTATGATAACAAAAGTCGTATGGTAGAGATAGGATGGAAATGGAAAAGTCCATATCATCAAACAGAATTACCTAAGACTGATAAGACAAGGCTGTTATTCGAGGCGTTTAAACACCTTCGTGGTCTGGCTGTGAAGGGTGAGTGGTGTGGTGTTGAGGGCATAGACGGAGATACCGTTGTTGTATACCCTAGAGCATGTAAGGATTGGCTAACGTACACGACTTCATCAATGGAGATTGGTACAAAACAGAGGCATTCCATGGCTAAGAGATTTGGCTTCGGAGAAGTATCATTTGAGGGTACGCAGTTTGCTACATATAATAAAGGTAAACTAATTCCATGGAGAGACTAAATGACGGATGATATATTTGACTTTGGCTTTACTGCCGTTACTGAGGACGAGCTAGAGTATTCTCAGAAGGCTGTGGCTAAGGCTGTAGAGGCCGCTAACGAAGCAGAGACCGTACAAGAACGATTGGATAGTCTGTATAACGCAGTCATTCCACTCTTAAACAATCTAAAGAAGAACCCTGAGAAGGATTATATCCTTTGGCCTAATCGCCTAGATAAGGTAGAACAGTTCGAGAATGTGATCACAAAAATTTATAAAGGATAAGTGATATGGGCGATGACCGTTATCATTCTGACATCGAATTCTTACCGCCACCGAATCCTAATGACATCTTGGCCTTAGATGCTATTAAATGGACGTATGAAAGATCTCAAACAGGTAATATAGATCCAGAAAAAGAAAGTATCTTTTCTGTCTATGACGTTTCTGATGAGTTGTTTGAGCAATATCAATCACACTTCCCATATAAAGTTGCTGTTAGGTGGCAGGTAGTTACTGGGGATCTACCTATTCATTATGATTGGGGAACGAGTTCAGACAAGTATCTTTATTTGACTGATACAGGTGGTGACGATGTTAAGACTGAATTCTATAGCGAATTGGATGATGATCCTATAGAGGGTGGTAGTATAGAGGGTGAGGGTATTGACATCGAAGGACGTACTTTGATTAAGACGATCCAAGAAGTTCCCAACTCATGGTTTAGGATTAATGTAAAAACTCCTCATAGGGTTGTGGGTATTACTAGACCTAGAATAGCTTTAATCATTAGACCTAGTGTATTGGCATTTCATGAGCGTAAAGGACCACTCTGTCCGTGAAAAAACCTTTTTTTATCTGCCCACCAAGAACTAGAAGTACCATATTATACGAATCGCTAAAACCCTTTGTCATGAAGCACACTAAGCTTTTGCCTTTGGTTGGTCATAGCGAACCCTTTCTGCACACCCTACAGAACAAGACAATGACAGACCATAAGACAGGTGAAAAGTATTTGATGGAGATGCATCCTATAATGACTGATAAGTCTATGGACATTCATTATATCTACCCACACGTCTATAAGGATAATAAGACAAGTGTGTTGAGTAAGCTGAAGTTACTTGCTCAAGCACGACAGAGTGGTAATGAGTATTATATTAAAGGGACGTATAACATAGCAGATGCTATAGACGAAACGCTAGACTTCTTTCGAGACTATGATATAGTACTCACACTTCGAAATGATGTAACAGAACTCGTTTGCAGTACGCTATTTGCAACTCAGATTAAAATGTTTCACATGACAGTGGGTCACGAAGAGTTGTATAAAAATAAATCTGCACAACCAGTGACGATCAATAAAGAAACATTAAATCAGATTAAGCCATTCATGGATAAGGTAGGAACCCTCTATAACCTTCGTAACACTGTTAAGGATATCAGAGTTGTTTATTACGAAGACCTAGACGATCAATGTAAAATCGATGAGTGCATTTCTAATATTGCTGGTAGTGATGAGTGGAAAGAGGATGTGCCATCAAGCACACCTATAAAGCTTGATAATGACTACAGTTCTCTAATCACCAACTACGATCAAGTAAGAGAACGTATCACATCATTAACTGATGGTAGGTTTGAGTAGAGCCGCAACTATGTGGTATCTACTTTCTCCACTTGCATTAAACGCTGTATGATGCTTTGTGGTATCTGTCCACCACCACACGTCTTGATCTAAATGCATTACTTCATTATCAATTACCATAGAACAACCCTCTTGAGTTTTAAATGGATAATGTAAACGAGGGCTATCATCAAGATGCCATGTCATAACTCTTCCAGGGGCTAGGTTCATTATACGAACACGACCCACCTCATACTGAGAAGAGATGTCTCTGTACAATCTTTCAAATGTAGTTCCAGAAAATACTGAACAGAACTCCGTAAAGTCTGATTCTGTTAGGGGGTTATCCCAAACATCTACACTAATAAGTTCGTTCTTATCATTTCGTTTAGCGGTACTCCAATCATAATATAGAGATCCGCAACCTAAGAGATAATCATCAGGCTTATCCACAGTAGTGTTTAAACAAATTTGATTCGATTTGAATTTTAAATCTAGTTCATTTAGTTCTGATAACAAATTAGGATATGGGTCTAAGTTAAGCCTTTTAAAGCTACTCATCAGTCTCAGTCCACCCATAAGCTTCTAAATTGGATTGTATATCTGCGAGGTGACTCGATACTGAAGCCATATATGCAGTATAAGATGCTTCTTCATCCCAAGTCTTAGTGATGATTAGCTCAGTACCCTCTTCATTCAGACTGACAATCTCAGATAATACGTTAGCATCTGCCGCCGTTTTAGACTCGATAAATGTTTCGCTCACCATAATATCCGTCTTGAGTTCATCAAAAGCTTGATTTGTGTTGTCCCAAGTGGTGTCTGCTTTAGTAAATTTGCTTACTTCGGTAAAAGGCATATTTCTATCCTCCTATAAGTTGATAGTTGTGTGTGGTTTTTTTATAGCAATATGTTGCATGCTACTACCTGCTGTGTTATATAGACCATCCAGAACTTGGAAGTGGTCTCTATTATCTATAACAGTATTAAACTTACGTACTGCACGTATAACCGCACTTCGACTACTCTCTATAGAAAAGAATGGTGTCCGCCCATCTGTGAAGTTTAGCTGTTGTTTTATCATTTGCATAGAGTGTTCGGCATTGTTTAATCCAAGTCTTCTATATTCGGGGAACACAAAGTACCTATCGAAGACTCGTACATATCTGTCACCAAACTTACGAACTCCACAAAAGGCTACTGTATCATGTCCATCATACAATACAAAGAATGCTGTCCAAGATTTCCAACCCTTTTCAAACTCTGCTAAAGTGTAGTTCTCGCTATTCTTATCTTCAGTTAGATTTCCCTGAGTAAAGATGTGCTTGGCTATTGTCTTATCTGTGATTAGTTTAGATTCCACGAGACCAAGCCTTCCAAAACATATCATTTTTTTTATATGCTCTGTCCCATTCCTTTAGGTCAGTGACATCAACTACTGTAAAGATTAAAGCGTACCTATCAATCTCTGAGTTGTTGAAGACCGCATGCTCTATCTTGTCCTCTTCAAACGTATAGAAATGACCAGTTGCTGGGAATTCATATAACTTTTCACCATCAACATCTCGAAAGGCATTCTTCACATCTGGATGTGTGACGATAGGACATATAACTCGAATGTTCTTAGAGGCAGTCTCATCTCTGTGATAAGGCATTGTACCACCAGACGGAAGTCTTACGATTCGTGCTCTACAGATATTACCCTTGGGTCTTTGGCTTCCATCAAATGCCCACATAGAATTCAGATCTATTAGGAACTTCCTTACATCAGGATCTTTTGATGGTATAACAAAGTTTTCTTCGTTTGTTTCAACTTGAAATTTATCCTTGTTAGTCTTGAGAAACTCCACAGTATCCTTATTACCCAACTTATGCTCTACGCTTGTTAAGTATCTAATATACTTTGTACCGTCTCTGTTAGGCTCTCTGTCATAATCACACTCTTGAAGATTAAAAAACTGAACCGCACACTCTCTATTCTTATAGATGTTTAGATAGCTATCAGTGTTGGAAAACGGACACACGAACTTATCACTATTAGCGTCTATTATCTTTTTAATGATATTGGTATCTATCTTTAGATGCCATGTTCGTTCAAAGTGTTTCATGTCTCTTTATGTGCCTTATCGTAATACTCGAAGAATGGAGCGACTTTATAATCATCTGTTAAGATACCACGTCTAGTGGAGCCTGAGTCTGGTATGCCATCATCATCCACAGTCCAATCAGTGATCTTTCCTAACATAATACCAGCCCTAGTAGGAAACTTATATGTGAGAGATCGTTTCTCTAGGTGACCATCTATAGTATCTATGAAGTTAATATCATCCCCATGCAAGTCAGTAACAATATCTTTGAGTTCGTGTATAGAGAAGGTGTGACTATCCTTATAGAAACCCATCTTACCTATAGACTTTAGTCGGATCATCACAGGAAACTTGGTAGGACTAAACTTAACATTATGCTTTAAAGCCATATCAACAATATAGTCGATCAATGGTTTTACGATGTGTACGTTACTTGGATCTAGGATTACGTTGATATGGGGTAACATTTTTACTTTAAATATGTTTTCAAGGGCAATCATCTTTGACTTGGCATACTTGCCATTATCAAAGTCCATATATACATCATTATCTAGTCCACCATTCATAGAGATGCCTAGAAGGTTTAAACCAGAATTCTTTAACTCTTGGGCATAAGGTTCACGGCGTAGCTTTAGTCCATTGGTAAGTAATGATGGACGGTGCCCATTACGTCTTACTATACCAATCAATTTAACTAGGTTGGGGTTCATTGTAGGTTCGGCACCAATAAACCTAATATCAGTTCTGTTGGGCAACCTTGAAATTGCGTCTTCAAATTTAATAAGGTCTACGTCTGGTATACTATCATTATTCAGCATCGTACCCAAATAGCAGTTGGAGCATGTCTGTTGACACTTATACGTGGTCTGTATAGAAAGAGTCTTAAACTCGTTCATTGAAGGATCTAGTTCATAGTACATACGTATTCCATTTCATTACAGAGTATATAGACAATTAATATATCCTTTCCCTGTGTTCGAAGCTGATCCTTTATTATACATAGATTCTCTGATTCTGTCAACCCATAAAATATATGAATATTAGCTATATTAGCTGTTGACAATATCATTCGAATCACCTATAAAGAATGTATAGAAACAAAGAAAGAGACATCCAATGACAAACGTATTTGACACTATGATGAAGTTCGAAGAGACACAGTTCCCTAACTTCTTTAAGTCTACCAATGCCACAAAAAACTGTTTTGTAGAGCATGTCGCATGTGTCGGTTGGGTAGGTTCTTTTGAAGATGCCGTTACTTTAGAAGGTGACGAAGAAGTATTCACTTGCGCAACAGATGCCGTAAAGTGGTTAGAAACTCAGGTTCCTTTTAAAATAGTGGGTTGACACCCCCGAATCAATTTGCTATAGATTATGTATACCAAACAGAAAGTGAAAATCAAATGATCAACATTTATCAAATTCAACTGACCAACGAGCAATACAACGCCGTTAATGCTAACGAAAAGGTTCCCGCTTTTGAAGTTAAGTGTAAAGCTAGTATGGGAAAATTTGACACTTCTAATTTTGAATTCTACGACCTTGCTTATACTGTATATACTAGTGATCTTGAAAAAGCTTTTGAGTGGACTAACCTTTGGAATAATCAACCCACTGTTGATGTCATCGGTGACCGTACTCATAGTAGTTCTGTTGGCGATATCTTCGAACTCAATGGCGAGTGGTTTATCTGCGCCATGATGGGGTTTGAGAAAATAGAAATGAACTTTGAAAAGGAAGCGGCATAATGGATATTCTTGATACACAAATGGTCATCGACAAGTTGGAAGATATCCTTGACATATCTAAACCAGATTTCAAATCGATCAGAGAGCTTATCGAATTCAAGAGGGAACTTGCCGCTAACATGGTTGTCATGGAAGCCGAGGTTGAACGTGAATACCAAATTTGGTTGGATGGGGCTGATCAAAGATCTTGACAGCCTTTTGATACTGTGCTATAATAAACTACTAAATCGAAGGAATATATTATGACTTATGATGAAAATTCACCTTTAACAGAAGATGGTCAGAGATATGAAATCTATCTGGATACTACACAAGATGTATTCCCTAAAACTTTTGAAGAATTTGTAAGAGAAGGATTGTAACTTATGACAATGACACCAAATCAAAAAGCTGACCGTTTGGCTATGATTAAAGAAATCGCTGAACGAAATACGCTACAGCGTAATAATCGCATGAATACGCTAAAGCGTAAATCTAAACAGTCTTTGGAAGATGTCAAAGGCATTAATCGTTCTAAGATATCAGGAGAGATCCGTGAGCCTGTCCAAGGCGAGAACGTCAATTACTGGACGGATTCATCTAAGTATGCCGAAGAGCATTATGGCGAAGCTTATCGTGCCACTACAGGTCTTGATAATGATTGGGGCGATTACTAAGAATGATTACCATTGAGGAAGACGAGCATTTCAACGAAACGTTAGTCACTATACTCGACACAACCGAGACCTATGAGGATGTTCAACTGATCGTTGATGCTCAGGGGGATGTCTTTCTTAGGCAGTGGGATGAGCAAAACAATAACTTCATGGCTATTGGGTTTACATCCGACATGTATCGTAAACTAATGCAAGCGTGGGACTTACCCCATGGAATATATCACTTCAGAAAAGACGTTGAGATAGACACCTAAATAGTTGTTTACAGAGGGAGAATGCGATTGCAGTTTTACATTGATCAAGATGTTTTGGGATTTCTCTTCGGGGTAGCTAGTGCATGGTGCGGATGGATGATCCATAAACATTGGTGGGCAGATAAACGTGACGATATAGTGAGCACCACCGTTGAGTATCTATGTGACGAGGGGTTTGTTAAACATCATTGGGATGCTAACGACGAGTTAGTTCTACATCCTTGGAACCAACAGAAGGTATCTAAAAAAGATGTTGAATAGGGGTTGACAACAGTTTTGTGCTAGGTTAATGTATTATGTAACTACTTGAAGGAGATTCGTTATGGCTATCAAAAAAATGAAGAAGACTAAATCATTACCAAGAGCACGTGCTCGTACAGGTATTGGTGCGGCACCTGACACAAACTTTACCCATTTCAACGACTACATCCGTATGGAAGTCGATAAGAAGGACGTTGCGTCTTTCATTAAGACTTACATCAAGCAGACATTCGACAAGGATAAACAAAGAGTTTACCTTGCCGCACCAGAGTGGGCTTTCACGCCTAAGCACTTCATTGCTTCTACTATCTTGTGGGAACAGAAGGGCAAGGCATTTCCAGACAATTGGAATGCAAAGTCCGCTTTGGACACTTTCTTTGCTTACCTTGAGGAGATGGGTAATAAGTACCTGTATGCCAAGACAGAGGAAGTGGTATCTAAACCACGTAAAACACCCGCTGAGATTATCCAAGAGAAGACTTCGGACTTCATTGGGGGCATTGAAATCACTCTTGATGAATGGACAGAAAAGTCCACTCACACTGTATATGTTGATTTGCTTAAAGATGCCTTTCCACAATCAACAGCGAGTGCAGTGGTTTCTTTCTACACACCATTACGTAATGAACTGACTGAGCTAATCAGCAAGAAAACTCCCGATCTTGTTGAGGCATACTCTAGTCAACCACTGAGTGTATGGAAGAAGTATCTCGCATTCGTTCAGAGTATCATTGATGATGCTGATAAGTATGTGGCGGCTAAGAAAGCTACACGCACACCACGCAAAATACGTGTTAAGAGTGCGGACAAGCAAGTCGTTAAGATACAGATTTGTTCTGAAAACAAAGAGTACAAACTCAAATCAATCCACCCCATGTCAATCGTGGGTGCGATGAGATTGTATTGCTTTAACATCAAGTCAAAGAAACTGATCGAATACGTAAGCCATAAGGCAACAGGGTTTGAAGTTAAAGGAACATCACTTAAGGGTTGGGATGCAGATCTATCAAGGCAGATCACACTCCGTAAACCAAATGATGTTCTCCCTGTTGCCTTAAGCAAAACGCCAAATCAAATTGGTAAGGCGTGGAGTGCACTAACTACCAATACTACCGCTCCAAACGGAAGACTAAATAGGGATACAATCATCTTAAGGGCAATGAGTAAATGAGTGAAACAGAGTTTCTAAATAAGAGCAAGTTCTCAAGCATGGTTGAAGCATCCGCATATGACAAGAACCTATCCTATATGGATGCAGTCATCGATGTCTGTGAAGATACAAACATTGAACCAGAGGATGTAAAGAAGTTTCTTAACAACGTTATCGTTGAGAAGTTAGAGGGGGAAGCTATGAAGTTGAACTATCTCCCTAGACAAAATGTACTATTGTTCGATGATTGATGGTTGACACCACATCGAATCTATAGTATAATAATTCAGTACACAATAATACAATCATAATTCAGCAAATACGAGGAACATATAAATGTCTTTTGCAAATCTAAAAACTAAACGCAATCAAATCGGTGATCTACTAGCGGCGGCAGATGCCGCAGGTGGTGGTGCTACTGGTAAGAAGAGCTATGGCGATGACCGCCTATGGAAACCAACGGTGGATAAGATGGGTAACGGTTATGCCGTTCTACGCTTCCTACCTGCGGCAGAAGGACAAGCCCTACCATGGGTTCGTTACTTTGATCACGGCTTTCAAGGCCCAGGTGGTTGGTATATTGAGAAGTCTTTGACTACTCTTAACGAACAGGATCCTGTATCCGAATACAACTCAACACTATGGAACAATGGTACTGAAGAGGGCAAGACACTTGCTCGTAAACAGAAACGCCGTTTGCACTATGTTGTTAATGCATTGATCGTATCAGATCCTGCGAACCCTGCCAACGAAGGTAAGGTAATGTTGTATCAGTTCGGTAAGAAGATCTATGATAAGATCATTGATGCCATGCAACCAGAATTTGCAGACGAGAAGCCTGTAGATCCATTTAACTTCTGGGAAGGTGCAGACTTCAAACTGAAGATCCGCCAAGTCGAAGGCTATCGCAACTACGATAAGTCTGAGTTCTCTCCTCAGAGTGCATTGTCAAGCAACGATGCTGAGTTGGAAGTCATCTATAACAAGATGCACGACTTGAATGAGTTCAACGATCCAAAGAACTTTAAGTCATATGCAGAGTTGAAAGCTCGTTTTGAGAAGGTTACTGGTCAATCGACTATGACCACACAGGCAACCGAAGACCTTTCACGTACAGCACCAGCACCATCGTTTAATGATGCTCCACCTGCACGAGAGTTTGCGCCTGTCACGGCAGAGGCAATGGAAAGTTCTACTGTTGGCGAAGAAGACACACTGTCTTACTTCTCTCGTCTAACCGCAGAAGAATAACATCGGCAAGTAACATCGGCAAAAGGCAGGGGGAAACCTCTGCCTTTACGCTTGCAAGTCCTTAACCATCTTAACACATTTGGTTATATGTGTAGCATCAGCATCTGGTCTGGTAAGATCTAATATCTTATTCTGTAGAGTCTTTGCTCTCATACAATCATTCAAAGTAGTGAATGTTATGTTAGGTGCCTGTACAGAAAACTGACCGTGAAGCATCAATAGTGTTATCATTACATACATTTCATTTCCTCTAATCTAAAATGCTGTCATACGCCTACGTAGTAACATTTGTTCTTCAACCCAAGCGTCAGCGCCAGGATTTGCATCTAGTCTAATTTCATTATTAATTGAGGTGGAGTTATCCACACCACCGCTTGGGGCTGAGAATACAACAGTGTTACCACTACCATCTTGTGGCAATGCGTCTGGCACTACGGTTAGGAGTGCTCTTTGTGCTCTCAGTTCTTCTTTTAGCCTGTCGGCATTATCTTGTCTTTGCTGAACGTCTGCCCTAAGTTCTTCCAGTGTATCGTCACTAACAATCCAACTACCTGTATATTCCTTAATAGCTTCAACAGCCATGACCTTTAGTTTAGGTCCGATCATCGACATCCATAACCCTAGATCGACAAATGCTTCTTGCATCTTAGCAACAGCATTGTCCCATTTGTTCTTAATCCAACCAGTGATACTAAAGTCATCATCAGCGAACTCGAAACCAAACTTAGACGCAACCCAATTGAATGCATCGTTACCATATTTCGTTATCAAAGTAACTGGATTTAGAGTAAAGCCTTCTGGTAGTTCAAATCCAAATATACCAGCAAGCCAGTTTATAGCGGCAGTTGCGGGTGCTACAGCAATCTGACCAATGATCTGTCCTACAGACATACTCTTATCAAAACCCATAAGAGCTAGGGCGTCATCAAATATAGATTTCAGAACACCGCTCATGCCACCACCTTCTCCTTCATCAGAGAATATAGCAAACTTCTCTTTGATCCAATCGAGAACACCTATAATAGCATTGAATGGTGCTTTAACAAACTTGCCAATCAGTTCGGTGAATGAAAAGTCTGTAGCGGCTTGTAGTATCTTACCACTTACAGTCGATGTGTCATAATTACCGTCCTCATCAACTTCTGCGCCTGTAATACTACGGATAATCCAAAGGATGCCATTCTTAATCATATCAAACGGAATACCAATAAAGGATCCAACCATTGCCGCAAGACCATCACCGAATCTACCAAAGATTGTGGCTTCTTCAGAACTCTGATATGCTTTCATGCCATCAAATGCTGACATAAGAATACCAATAGGCCATAGTATTTTACCCATTAGCCTAAGAAATCCAGCACCTCTACCAAGGAAAGTCCTAACAAAGGTCATAACCTTTGCTCCTGCTCCTGTGAACCAACCACCAATAGCAGTCGATAGCCGAGTTATAGGTCTAAAGAGGCTGTTTATTCTCACGCCAAGTCTAGACACAATGCTTTGTGGTCTGAACTTACCATCAGCACCTTTGACCGTGACAGGTTTTCCGTCAACACCAAGACCAAAGATCCTATAATACTTCTGTTGTAAAGCAGAGAACCAAGTTCTTATAGCATTAGCCAACTGTGTAGTTAATGGTGTGGCAAGAGTTCTCTTACCCTCAACAGCTTTACCCAACGTAGGATCTAGTCCCAACCGTCTAAAAAATGTAGCTCTCAGATTGATGAACTTTTGATTCAACAGCTTAGTGAACCCACCGAAATTATTCAAAGACTTAATAGCCTTGAGTTCCCATCCTCTGAAACCCACTAGAGCCGCACCTAATGCGCCGAAGCCAGCAATGAATGCTGTCAAAGGTCCAATTAGTTTACCCAAGATCATGAAACCGCCTTTAGCGTTGTCTTTAGGTCGTTTGGAACGCTCTTGCTTCACCTCAAGAGGCCTGGCTTTCTTGCGCTCTCTAGCTTCCTCTAGAGCATCAAGACGTGCACGTTCCATAGCCTTGAACCATGTGTCAAAGCTTCTAGCCAGCAAAGCATCTTTTGCTTGACCTTTCTGTAGGGTTTTGACTACATCATTGAGAGTGGTTTCAGCCATTTTTCTGTCGCTTCCGTTCTTCTTCTTGTTCTTTTATGTATTCCGAAAGCATACTAATATACACTTCCTTTTCCCATGGTATCAATCCGTCTATCTCATCTAAACTATACTGGTGATGTTGCATCAGTGCGAAGTTGTTCTTATAGTAATTAAGTATACTATTATGGGATAGACATATTAAAAAAAATCTTGCATACCCTCTAAGGTAAACTCGTTCTTGTGACCACATTCAACACAGTTGAAATCGATGTCATGTTTCAGTGTGGGCATAGCTTCGATAAAGGTTTTGATAGATCCAAAGTTTTCACTCGTCATAGAGTTGACAAAGTCATCTCTTTCCTTTGCGCTTTCCTCATCAAACTTGATACGCTCATCATCAGTACATACATGACTAATGCAATGTTTAATCATAGAGAATGTAGCTTCTGCACCACCACTAATAACAGTCTTGTCGTTTGCAATAGTCTTATAACGAGGCCACTGTAGATCGATGCTAATACCACTTCCCAAATCTACTTTTGCAGTTTGACTATTCATATCACCTTTAACGCCAACATCATCCATTGGAACCGTTACAGGGTTTTGTGCTTCACACTTTGTACATGACAATTCAATCTTAGCACTTTCGCCCACCGATTTAGTTCTCAGCTTAGTGAATAGGTATTCAATATCAAACGTTGTTAGAGCATTTGCGTCAATATCGCCTAACACACACGCCTCAAGAGTATCAACAATAGCAGATAGGATCTGCGACTGATCTTGGCTCTCCATAGCGAGTAGGAGAACCTTTTCTTCTTTGACCAAAAATGGTCTGATTCGAATCTCAACACCACTAGATGGGATTGTCAAGTCGTATTTTGGTTGATCATTTAGTTTAGGTAAAGCCATAATAACTCCATTGTTTAAGTAGACACCCAATCGTCATATGAAAATTGGACATTAATTTCAAGCAAACCATTTTGCTCATTGTTTAGTTGTAAAGCATTCAAGGTTGTTGGGAATGCGTTTATCAATTTGCACTTATACACTTCAACTGCTGGGGCTACGATGCCCCTCTTCGTCTTAGTTATGTCTAGGTCAAATCTTAGATTATCATTGATATCAAAACCAATGTTAGTTGTGCTAGATTTGGATGCAGTTGCTACACCCTTTCTATATTGTATAATTTCAATGTCGTGAGTGTATGTGTTCTTATATTTTAACTCTTTTGTTTCGAAATCAATTATCTGTTCTTGCCAATTTTCAAAGTATCTTTTCATGCCATAATCGTTCATAAGATGGAACGTCATAGACACGTCCTCATACCCATACCCATATGCAACCTTACGGTTAGTCATACCAATCTGACGTTCCTGTGTTAGGATCTGTCTTCCTGGTAGGTTCACATCTTTACATAGTAGGTTAATATCACGTATGTCTTCAGCGAGACCACGTCTATCAGTCTGTCTTGATATAGTTCTTGGTGCAGGAAGTACTACTCTGAATTGGTTGGCTTGTGCGAAGCCACCCTTTTTAGAGATCATTGCCTTCATTTCATCCACATTGAACATTAGATCATTTTCCTTGAGTCTCTATACACCTGAGTTGCACTTGCTTTCTTCCACTGTGCCATAGGTAAGAATATTGCAATCTCCCATTCGGCGGCTGGAACTTTAGCTAGACGTGTTTTAACATGTGATGTTAGATAGTGCTTAATTGTCGGTTTGAATGCGGCATACTTAGAAGATCCTTTGAGCAGATCGTAGGACAACATCAGTTTAGTTCTTTTGTTGTACTTATCGTTACTCGCTAGATCAAGTAAGGCTTTTAATAGTTTTTGACGCAATAGTGGTGGTAGGTAATGAAGGTTCATACCCAAGAACCCACCGGGCGCATCTCCGAGAACAAAAATTAAAGGAAATTGGTCATAATATGGTAATGTCTCTTTGTGCTTAGGGTCATAGAAAAACATGTACATGCTTCCCACAACAGACTCTGTCCTACCAGTGGACTGCATCTGTTCGGCTTGCATAATACCTTCTCTGTTGACTCTTCGCATTGCTTGTGCACGTCTACGAAACCATGCACGGCTTTGATCAGTCCGTGGAGTAATACCTGCACGGAATGCTTCTATCTCTAATCTGTCGAATACGCTTTTGTTCATAATGTTATTTATACTACTTTTTAGTCCGCTTTTTGACCTTCAACGGTTTTAATGGTTTAAACGCAACCTTAGCCGACTTAAGTGGCTTGGTCTTTTTAGGCATAAGACCCATCTTTTCTAATGTGTGCTCAGTCCAGATCTGGAAACCCCAATCCCTATCCTTGGCGTAGCTTCGGGCAGTTGTCCATTTGTTTTGGTTCTTGATGTAAGTCAAACTCTCATTGATATAACGCTTGGTCTTCTTACCCTTATATTCTGGTGGTCTTGTCTCTTTGTCTGGTTTGATCTCAATAAGATCCACAGATCCATCCTTCCATGTGATCTTGAGATCCATGAAGTATCTATGCATGCGTTTATCCACATCATACATGTAGGGAATGACCACTTCTTCACTTGACCAATACTTCACCATAGGACTATCGTCACACCACTTAAAGCATCTTAGTTCCCAACCAGACCTATAAGTGATCTTTGTGTAGTCTCCCTTGTACTTTGTTATGTTTTTAGGTTTAAATTTTCCACTATGCGCCATGATTTGCCTTATAAATAATACCGATGCACTTCTATTTATTAAGGTTTAAACATGCCACAACAACTTAAACAGGTCTATGAATTCCCCATTGACAATAAGGGAGAATATCCTGCAATCATTTCTTTCAGACCACGAGAAATTGCACCATTGGATATATCAAAGTTTGTTAGTAATTCTGCGGATATCGCAAGGACTGTTGCAGAAGTTTCGGCAGATGTCGCAGAAGGGCAAGAGGGAAACAGTGCGGCGGATGTGGCGAATAATGTAGCCTCAGAAGCATTAGAAGCGGCACTAAACGTTCAACCAAGAGAACCAAACCTAAGTATCAAACGTATGGATCAGGGAAAATTGGGTGATTGGTCGATTCAGCTTAGAATGCCATCAGCACAAAACTTCAATGATACCATTGGATATCAAAATGCAGATCTAGGTGCCATTGGCGCAGGAGTAGAAGCTGGAATGTCGAATGGATCTGGCATGATCGCTTCAGCCGCAAGCTCAATGGGTAATGAAGCAAAGGGCTTTATTGATGCTATTGTTGGTACTGCTGGTGGATCTGGTGGATCGTTAGCGGCACTAAAAGTTGCAAGTAGGTTAAACACACAGGCCGCACAGGGTGTATCATCTGCTACACGTGTTGCTCTAAACCCCAACAGTCGTACACTGTTTCAAAGCGTTTCTTCTAGATCCCACTCATTCACTTTCAAGCTAGTGCCTAATAGTGCAGAGGAAGTAGAGCGTATCAAAGAAATCATTAAGAAATTTAGAGTGGCAATGTATCCAGATGAGATTGGTGTTGGTCAAATTGCAGTCGGATATAAGTTTCCAGATCCTTTTGACATTACCATGAAATATAAAGGTAAAAGTGTATTTACTAAAATCTTGACTTCATACCTCACGAACTGTCAGGTCACTTATAATAGTGCAGGACAAGGTTTTTATGATGATGGTGGCTTTACTGATGCTCAGATTACCCTATCGTTTACAGAGATCCGTCCTCTCAATAAACAAGACATAGCACAGATGGGGAGATAGATAGATGTTTTTTAAGAATTTTCCAGATACGATATACAAGTTTGGTTCGAATGAGCCGTTTGTCAAGTTTCAAAACTTTGGTAAAGCCGCAATTCTGTCAGAAGAATCGGTGGGCAATACTACGATATATGAAAAGTATACAATTATGCAAGGCGAAAGACCCGACACTCTATCGTACAAACTCTATGGAACAACCCAATACTATTGGACTTTCTTCCTATGTAATAATTCTTTGAAAGAAAGTGGTTGGCCTTTAGGATCTAACGAGCTATATCACACAGCTTTGGAGAACTATCCCCATAGAGTTGTTACGACAACAACTGATATAGGTACGACTAACTTTAAAAAGGGGCAGATCGTTACAGGTTCTCAGTCGGGTTCTACAGGACCTGTTGTGGAAGTAAACCTTAATCTTGGTACTATTGTTATCAAAACAAATGATAACTTCAACGTAGGCGAGACCCTTACAGTTGGCACAGGCGGTGACATTCAAACATGTATCATCACTGGTGAAAGCACACAATATGATTCAGTTCATCACTATGAGAATGCTGAGTTAGAGTATGCCGATATCAATCCTCATAATCCAGACTTGGGTGGCCTCACAGCCAAGACCCATATACAAAGAATGATTGACTTCAACGACAATCTGTCTAACATTATTGTTCTTAATCCTAAAATAGTTCAAAGAGTTGCCTCACAGTTTAGTTCTAAGTTAAAGGAAACTTAAATGTCTGACACAACGGCAAGTCAATATCAATATCAAAAAGCAATTATTATAAAGGGTGATCAAGAGATTGATGTCTCTACTGTTATTGGTGAACTGATACTTGTTGAGAATATAAAAAGCATTGGGATTTCTGGTAAGATACTTATTGTTGACAACGCCAACTTGTTTGCTAGTTCGCAGTTCACTGGTACAGAGATACTTGAAATAGAAGTATTAAACCACGTCCAAGAGAAGAGCATTAAGAAGCGTTTTATCATGTATGAAACAGCTTCCGTTACAGTAGTGAACGACACCACTATGACATATGTATTTTCTTTAATGACTGAGCATGTATTCAGAAGCCATCTTCAAGTGATTAGTAAAGCGTATGAGGGTACACCAGAACAGATCGTTACGAGAGTTCTTGATGGTGAGTTGGGTGTGAGTTTAGACACCACTATGATGAACATAGATCCTGTTCAGAGATCTCTGTCCATTGTTACACCATATATAACACCAGTCGTAACTCTAAATTGGGTGCTAAACGGTTTGACAACCAATAAAGGATTTCCATACTTCTTGTTTGGATCTATCAAGAGTGATGATGTCTTTATGACAAGTCTAGAAGATATTCTAGATGCAGAACCACTGTTCAATAGACCATTTGTTAAATCGAGTGCTATTGCGGCAAGTGCCGATCCTGATAAAAACCTATTCACAATAGAAAACATTGAATATAGCAGTAGGAACGATACTTTAGTCAATATCTCAAGTGGTTCGGTTGGTGCCAGATATGATGTGCTAGATACTGTATTCGGAAACAGAATTAGTAATCCAGAATTTAAGATAACTGAAATGTTACCTGACACTCAACTAATCGATACGGAATTTGAGGTTGGGGGTAAGAAAATTACTGAATATGAGTCAAACTTCGTCTTTGGCATTACAGCACCTTCATCGGTTAGAATGGATGGGTATGGATATGACGAAGAAGTTGATAATCTAAAGTCTAAGATCAGACGAAAAGCTGTTATCAAAGCAATGGGCAATAACACGGCTGTTATGACAGTCACTGGTACTCTGTTCATGCAACTTGATACTCCAACAATCGGCGGTAAAATCGAATTGGAAGTTACTGCTATGGAAGGTGAAGAGACAGTTCTTGATGATCAAAAGTCTGGTGAGTTTATCATATCATCCATACGGCATAGCTTCTTTGACGAGAAGCACAAAGTAACACTAGGAGTTTCTAAATTATGAGTTTCACACCCATTCAATCCAATTTCTACGGAGATATTCATAGGTGGTTCATTGGTGTTGTAATCGATGTGCAAGATCCATTAAGAGTTGCTAGAGTTAGAGTTAGGATATTTGGAATTCATAACGAAGATGTTAATGAAGTTCCAGAAAGCTCACTGCCATGGGCGCAAGTCCTTATTCCAACCACTGAGGGTGGTATGTCTGGAATTGGTAGATCTGTGGGTTTACTTCCGGGTGCTCAGGTATTTGGTATGTTTATGGATGGAGAACAAAGTCAAGTACCAGTCATCATGGGATCGATGCCACGATTTGAACAAGGGGATCCGATTGATCAGCATGTTGGTAGAAACTCTTCTACTGGTGCCACACCAGTGGGTAGCCCTGTCGTATCAAATAATACAATTGATACTAGGAGTGCGGTTGGTGGATCTAATTCGGAAAAATCGTTTAACTTCTTTGTAACTAATGGCTTTACACCAATACAGGCATCTGCTATAATAGGAAATCTTATTCAAGAATCTAACCTAGATCCGGGTGTCACATCTGGATTTACAGGAGAGGACTCTTTTGGTATTGCTCAGTGGAATCCAGCGGCTGGAAGACTACAGTTGTTAGAGGACTTCTCTGAAGAACGTGGATTGCAGATTGGTGAATTGGAAACTCAACTAGCATTTTTATTGTATGAGTTTTCTACAATAAATCCGGGATACTATGGGTATTCCCAATTTAGAGAAATGACAAATATCACAACTGCAACAGAGTTCTTCTGCGACAAGTACGAAGCACCTAATGCAAGGTATGCACATAAGGCACAGCGTGTAGCACATGCTAAAGCAGTATTGGAGGCTTATAATGGCAATTAATATCAACAATCTTAATAGTCAACTATCTGGCATTTTAAAGAACAGTAATCTTGATGCGATACTTGAGAAAAAGTCTCAGATTGTAGGCGCAACATCTTGTAAACTAGAGACATCACTAACTAAGGTTGGTGAAGCGGTGTCGGGTATCCTTCCCCTTAGTGGTGGAGACAATATCCTTGACAACGTGAGTGCTTTGGATTCAATTGTAGAGATCACAGGCCAAGTTCCTGGATTATCAAACGAACTCATTGGTGACATATCATCTACAACTAGCAATATCAGTAGTGCGATTGGAGAAACAATTGCCAACGGTGAATTGGATCTTATAATTAGTTCTGGCGCACCCGAAGCTATCTCAAGAGCACTCACGAATGTGACAGGCAAGACCGCAGAAGATATTAGTTCAGTGTTAAAATCCGTTGCTACACTAGATGGGCAAGAGGGTATTAGTAAAATAACAGCATCCATTTCGGGAGGGCTTGGCATTTCAACTGGTATTGCGGATGTTACTAAGGCATTTGAAGGTAGCTTCAAGGATCTTATGGGTAGTGTTGGCGGTGGTCTCCTAAGCAATTTGATTAGGAAAGCGGACAAGAGTTTTGATTTGATAACTCAAGGTCTACTAATCGGTACTGACATCGATATCGATATCATTGCAAGTCTGATTGAGAGGGGTGATAAAGCTACAGCAATTGCTCTTATCTCTGCACAATCGACTTTACCATTCGGAGAGATAGAACAAACGGTCAACAACCTTGACCTATCACCAAGTGCTAACATAAGTAATGGTGCCAGTCCTGTTGTGGGGCAGAAGACAACCGACTGCTTTGAGATTGGATCGAACAATGCTACATGGGAAGGTTCTAATACACCAATAACCACTGGTCAGTTTTCTTACGTTGACTCTCCCGAAGAGTTAATCGCAGAGTTCAGAAACACTAATAGGGAAATTACACAGTTTGTTGCCCACTGGACAGGCACATACACTAACCAAGATATCGGTTCGGACGAAGTGCATTCTTGGCATTTAGATCGTGGCTGGTCTGGGTGCGGATACCACTACATTATACGCAGGGATGGAAGACTCCAAAGGGGAAGACCATTGGATAGACAGGGTGCACACTCAGGCGCATATGGTCACAACAGACGTTCAATCGGCGTCTCTATGGCAGGGGGGTACAACTGCCCAAGTGGAACGCCAAATCCCAATAGATACATTAGTGCACAAAGCTTGTCACCTGCATCTATGAATACATTTAGAATGTTTGTAAGGTCGTTCTATGAGGCATGGCCTGATGGTCAGGCGTTAGGACACAATGACACATCAGATGCAGGTAAAGTAGATCCTGGGTTTGACGTACCAGAATATGTTAGAGCAACCTTTGGTAAAACAAACTTGATAACAAACCCCAAATCATCGGGTCCACTTACAACAGCACAGATTAATGCAGGAATACCAGTATGACAACGGAAAGAGACGATCTAAAGGATAGAGAAGAACGCTTTGGCACAGGCTTTACGCAAACCCAAGGTATGTCATATGACGCATTTGGAGATCCTAGTAAGCAATTCCCAAGGAAAACATACGAAAATCAATCAGGTGTAAACGAGGCCATACGTTCTGGCAAGACCCATAGATTACGGTTGGGTGCTGATATCGAACTCCCACCAGTAATTTCAACGGTATATCCACATTCTGATGTTAAAGAAACAGTCAGCGGTCACGTATTCGAATTCAATGATACTCCGGGCGGTGAGCGTATTCTTATTAAGCACAACAGTGGTGCTGGTGTTGAATTACTTCCAGACGGAACAGTAGTTGTTTTAGCAACAAGTAACAAGGTTGAAGTTACTCACGGTGACCAAAAGGTGATAGTAGAGGGTAACGGCACACTCACATATGAGGGCGACTTGAACTTGAATGTCAAGGGCGACTTTAATGTTAACTGCAACAGTTTTGACCTCACTGCTAAGAATGACAAAACAGAGACTATCCAAGGGCATTCCAGAACTAAGGTATTTGGTAACGAGGGTAAGACTGTGTCAGGCAACTCATCTAATACGGTTGTTGGCAGTACAGTAAATACCCACCTTGGAAATGTCACTACAGCTATTAAAGGCAACAACAAGCAAGCGACTGAAGGAAGCCATATCATTGCGGCTTCTGACAAGCTAGAGTTGACTGCCGCTACACGTATAATCCAATCATCACCTAAGATGAATTTGCAAGCAACAGAAATGTATGTTTGGGGTGACGGTGGTACTATCGGTGGTCTTGAAATGAGAATTCACGGTCAAGGTGCGCACTTCAGTGAAGGTGTAACAGCACCTGCATTTTGGGGAGATCTACAGGGTACGGCAGTTCGATCTATTACGGCAGACGTAACAAACTCTCAGAACTATTCGGATCCAGATACTGATCCGGGTTCGGCTGGTAACACAGGTTCGGCGGCAGGATATACGGCAGATGACACAGAACAGCCACCTGTATATACAGCACCATCTGGTATCCTAAAATCTGTCCTTGAAAAATCAGAACTAGGTGTTAAGAAAGTTAAGGTTGATATTGATGACTTCCTAAAGACCTCACTTCGTACACGTGTGCTTGAAGAAGGTGATGTTAGATCCAAGTTAAGAGATCCTATCAATCTCGCTAATCCAGATTTCACGGCGAAACAAGTTGGTGCTGGTACGTTGAACCCAAGCTTTGCTTCTACATCACCACCTAATGGATTTGGTAGAATTAGAAACGCTGGTGGCAATTGTCAAAGAGGAACAGTAACTGTGGGTAACGCTTCCACATCACCTCAACAGGATCAAAGTAGTCCTAATTTAGGCAACACGGTTACTGTTGCAGAGGCTGAAGACACAGATGTTACTACTACTACCACTTCTGGCAACACTACCACTACCACTAATACCACTACTACTGGTGGAGGATCTACTACTATTTCGGCACCAGAAGGGGAGTCAACACCACCACCATTTACTGCATATGATCCAGCGTCAGCACCACCACCGCCATTTGCGGGCTTTGGAGATGCTGATCTAGACGATGACCTAAATGGTTGGGTTCCTAGAAGAAATTCTTCATCCGCCGCTAAGACTTTCCGTGTAAAACGAAAGAAGAAGGTGTTTAAAAACGCTATCGGTGGGCACGGTCCAATGGACAATAAGACTCACATTGGTACAGGTACTAAACTGATTAAAAAGATACGCTTTGCTAGGTTCATTAATGCCAACGATGCTGGTGCATTTAAACACCTGAGCTTGGCTGATAAAAAGGCAATTGGTCATAATTATATTGAACACGCTACACTAACAGACTTTGTTAATGGGGTGGATGGTCAATTTGCAAACCACAGGCTTAAGGTTATTGAAGGGTTCTATGCTAAGGAAATATATGGTAGAGAAGGTCCGAATGGATTGGAAACTGAAGAACTTACTCCTGATGGCATACTGGATCTGAGAAGCAAGGGTAGGGCAGTTGTATACGAACTGCACGACTCCAAAGGTTCTGATCTTGACGCCACATATGAACTTGCATGCGCTCTAGCAGAAATTGGCAAATTCGATAAACTTACCCTAGACTATGACACCTTTGCTCCTGATGGATCTCTGAATGTTCAAATCATTATCGAACTTCCAAATTACGTGGGCGAAACGGCGACATATGATGGAGTTGTTGAAACCAAATACAATAACGCATTACAGGCATCAGATAGTTTAGTGGAAATCGCACCACCATCCACAGGTCCTCAGTAAAACTGTTATAAATAAAAGCATAAGTTCAAGGATAATCAATGGCACGTGTACTATCAATAGAAGATAAAGATCCGAATGTGGAAAGTATTCTTACTTCTCGCACAAGATCGTATTCAGATATAGACTTGACTTTTGCTAAAAGACCATCAGGCGATATCTATAAAAAGAATGATTCGGCGGCGGTTAAACAAAGTGTTAAGAACATTGTTGCTACAGGAAGACTAGAAAAGCCTTTTGATCAGGACTTCGGTGCAGACCTTACGTCCTTGTTCTTCGAATTGGCTGATGAGTCTATTGCTGATGAAGCAAGAGAACAGATAGAAAGTTCACTTTATATCTACGAACCACGTGCTGAAGTTCTTGACATTAATGTAAATCTGCAACCAGATAGAAATTCGCTTTCTGTTTCAATTACTTTTAAGGTAGTTAATACAGAAGAAACTGTTACACTCAATACATTCGTTACGAGGTTAAGATAATATGGCTACCACAATTAAATCAACAGAGCTTGACTTCGATACGATCAAGAACAACCTAAAGACAAACTTTGAAAGACATGCAGAGTTTTCTGACTATAACTTTGAAGGATCTGGCTTGTCCAATATTCTGGACGTATTAGCCACTAATACCCATTACAATGCACTTATTGCCAACTTCGCATTAAACGAATCATATTTGTCTACTGCACAACTTCGCAGTTCTTTGGTGTCTCTTGCAGAAGGTATTGGATATATCCCTAAGTCGAAGACTGCATCTAGAGGTACTGTAACACTAACGACAAACACTGGCGACTTATCAGGAAGACCTTCAACACTATCTCTACCAACTGGTACTAAGTTTACGGCTACTGTTGATGATGTGACATACACATTCCAAACTAGAGAAACTGTTACTGCTACTGACAATGGATTTGGGTACTATGCATATAAGACCCCATCATCATCTTTAAATATTGATCTCCTTGAGGGTCATAGTCACACCAAAACTTTCTTTGTAGGACCAGACAGTGTGGATGATGTTTATGTCATTCCAGACAAGAACATTGATATGGAAACTGCCATAGTAAAGGTATATGAATCATCAACTGATACTACATTTGCAAACTATATCAACATCTCTAAAGCTTCTACGATCAATGAGAATACCAAACTCTATATTATGAAGGAAGCCCCTAATGGTTTCTACGAGATTACCTTTGGTGATGGCGTAACTCTTGGTAAAGCACCTGTTGCAGGTAATAAGATTGTAATCGAATACTTGCAAGTTAACGGATCTAAAGCTAACGGAGCTACGGCTTGGACTGCTAACAATAGAATATCTGTTCTTGGTACAAACTATGATGTAACACCAGTCACTGTAGTCAACTCTCTTGGTGGTGCAGAAGCAGAAACAATGGCTTCTATTCGTAAGAATGCCCCATTCCAATATGCCACACAGAACCGTATGGTTACGGCAGTCGATTACTCTACCCTTGTGTTGAGCAATTTTGGTACAATCATTAAAGACATTCAAGCCTTTGGTGGTGAAGATGCTCTTAAACCAGAATTTGGTACAGTGTTCTTATCAATCGTGTTTAACGCAGACGTAACAGCAGAAACTATTGCAACAACAAAAAACTCTATTGTAGATCTAACTAAGCAACTTGCGGTTGTGGGATTTGATACGAAGTTTGAAGATCCAGTTACCACATTCGTTGAGACAGAGATCTTCTTCCAATTCAACCCTAAGCTTGGCGCATTGTCGTTGACAACCGTACAGGATAACGTACAGGTAGAAATTGATAGGTATTTTACTGAAAATATCGGAAAGTTCAACCAATCATTCCGTAGATCAAATCTATTGAACGATGTTGATGAGGTTGACACGGCTGTTCTATCATCACGTGCTAACATCAAGTTGCAACGTAGATTTACTCCGACAACAAATACGCTACAGGATCACACACTGAGATACCCTGTTGGAATTGCAGAGGCTGATGATAAAGACATCATTGTCAAATCAACGCCATTTAACTTTAATGGTACGACATGTAATATACAAAACAAACTAGGATCCAATAAACTTCAAATCGTTGCATTAGGCAGTAAGATTGTGCAATCGGATAACATTGGTTCATACAATTCCGCAACAGGGATTGTTAGCATCGTTGGTCTTAACGTCAATTCTGTTATTGGCGGAAATCAATTCATCAAGGTAAGTGTTGTTCCTGCCAATCAATCTGCCATTAGTCCACTAAGAAATGACATTCTTGAATATGACTCAGGTCCATCATTTGCTACAGGAGTTGTGGTATCTACCACATAATAAACACGCATGTCAAAAGATAAAACATTAAAAGATAATAATAGAAGGGAGCTTTCCCTACAGGATCACAATTCTGTAAAAGAAGTTCTGCCCAGTTACTTTATAGAAGAGTATCCTAAACTAGTATCTTTCCTTGAAGCATACTACCAATTTGAAGACAGTGATGTCTCACCTTCTAAGTTAGTAAGTGATCTATTTGTTAGTAGAGATATCACCGCAACAGATCTAACTAACCTATCGTTTATCGAAGACGAGCTATTACTTGGGCAACAATATTTTGAGGGCTTCCAAAACAAACGTGCGGCGGCTAAGTATTCTAACACACTATATAGATCTAAGGGTACACTATACTCTATTGAACAGTTCTTTAGAACTTTCTTTGGTATTTCGCCTGACGTTGTTTACACTAAGGAAAATATCTTTAATGTTGGTGAAAGCACTTCAACTATTGGATCCGAATCGCTCAAGTATCTTATTGATGATAAACTATATCAGAAGTATGCACTGCTTGTCAAGGCTCCTATTCCTATTAGTGAGTGGAAAGAAGCATATAAACTATTTGTGCATCCTGCTGGCATGTATATCGGTGGTGAAGTACAAATCGTTTCTGAGAACATACAAGATCTCCTAGTTATGCCTACAGTGGACTTGGTTGCAAACACAGATCCAGTCGTTGAAGGTATTGCTACAGCAATCTTTGGTGCTCAACTTGAAGCAACAGGAATTGTTCCAACTGATACACGTGTGGATCTACTACGCAAACTACAAGATTATGAAAATATCACACTTGAACAGCTTGATAGAAACTATGATACGATTGAAGAGTGGGCTGGAACACAGTCACCAACGTTTGATGAAGATAGTGCTGGGATTGATTACCGTACACCAAGAATGTCTACAGATTTAGACACATTTGATGAAGTTAATTTCCCTTGGTACGACAGTGACTCCGCATAAGCCTTATAAATAAAGATAACAGATTTAGAATAGAGATCAACCAATGGCAAGACAGAACATAGACAGAGGCACTAATGCTAATGACGGAACTGGCGATACTCTCAGAGTAGCTGGTCTTAAAATTAATCAGAACTTCGCAGAAGTTTATGAGATGCTTGGTGGCGACTCAGGTGAGTTGAGCGCAGGCATCACTATGACCGATCAGGGCATTGTCTTTGAAGGCACTAATGTTGATCAGCATGAGACAACTTTGGCGGCTGGCAATCCATCTGGTGATATTACACTATCTCTTCCTATAGTCGGTACTGAATTGATCTCCAATACCGCTACACAGACAATGACTAATAAGACATTGACTACACCTATTATCACTACACCACAAATCAACGACTTGTCTTCAGACCATAAGTATATGGTTGTAGCAAGTGAACTAGCGGCTGATCGCAACATCACATTGCCTGTACTTGGCACTAATGATACTTTCGTATTTGCGGCGGCTACTCAGACATTGGCGGCTAAGACATTAACATCTCCTCTTATCAACACAGGTAAGATTGGTACTAGTATCAACGACACCAACGGTGCTGAGTTGATCAAAGTAACAGCTACTGCATCGGCAGTGAACCAGATCTTGGTTACGAACTCCGCAACAGGCAACAGCCCCTCAATTTCGGCAGATGGGGATGACACTAACGTATCTCTTATTCTAGCTTCTAAGGGTACTGGTGCAGTTAATATCAATAACAAAATTGTGCATCGTGAACACTTTTTAACAGGCGATGGCGCAGTAAACCTAACAATTCCTCTAACAATCTTCAATGCGTCTTCTGCACTTGCTATTACGATGGCAGATGGGACGATTACTGGCGAGACTAAATACTTTGTGAATAGGGGAATAGGTACTGCTACAGTAACGGTAACAAGCTTAGTCGGTACAGGTAACCCATCAACAGTAGCATTTGCGGCACATGAAGCTGGTTTCATGATGTGGGATGGTGCAAACTGGCACTTAGCCTCTAAAACAGTTGCTTCTTAAGGACATAGAAAATGACAGCGATTATTACAGACACACTCAAAAAGCAACTATTAACTAATATCATTACTGATATTGATAGTGCGGCAAATGACTATTACATTGGCTTAGGTCGTTCGGAGACATGGGACGGTACAGATACCGCACCCACACCTAAGAACGCACAACGAGATACTCGTAACTTGGGACTTTCATTGCAGTCTGTCAAAGCAGTTGCCGATAAGTCTTTGGTTGTTCCACGCACAGATTGGTCATCGGGTGCAACGTACTCAAGTTTTAATGACAATGTCGAAGGACATCCTGTCTCTGCATATTATGTCTTTACTGACGAGAACCACGTATACATTTGTTTACAAGCTGGTCGTAATGCCGCTGGCAATGTGGTTAACTCTACGGTTAAACCTACAGGCACATCCACAAACGCATTTAAAACGGCAGATGGTTATGTCTGGAAATTCTTATTCTCTATCGGTGCTTTAACAGCATCTAAATTCCTCTCTGCTAACTTCCTTCCTGTTACCTTCATTGTTTCAACAGACAGTGATAGCCCAGCATCTATTGTTGAGCAAAAGGGTATTCAAGATGCGGCAGTAGCAGGAGAAATCGTTGGTTATACAGTAACTGCTGGTGGGACAGGTTACACATCAACGCCGACTGCAACAATCGTAGGTAACGGTGGCACATTGGCTAAAGCTGATGTCACGGTATCTGGTGGTGCAGTATCTAAATTGGACGCACGTGACTCATCTGGAACACTTGTGTTTGGTGCGGGCTACACGTATGCAAGCATTACCTTATCGGGTGGTGGTGGCACAGGCGCATCTGTTAGGCCAATCTTTGGTCCTAAATTAGGTGTGGGTGCAGATCCAAGAGACGATCTAAGAACACGAGCAATCATGTTCAACACAAAACCAGAAGGTATTGAAGAGGGTGACTTCATTGTAGGAAACGATTTCCGTCAAGTTGCTCTAATCAAAAATCCTCTAACACATGCTGGTGCAAAGCTAACAGATAACACAGGCAATGCTCTTAATAGACTAAACCTATCTACAATCTCATCGGCATTCAGTCCAGATAAAACTATCCTTGGTTCCACAAGTGGTGCTCAAGCATATATCGATAAGGTAGACTCAGATAACCTCTACTATCATCAAAACGAGACAACAGGCTTCATTCAGTTTGAAGAAGCTGAATCTATCTCAGAGACAGATGGTTCTGGTTCTGGTGTTCTTGCATTAGCAAACGCTGATGGTGATACAAATGCATTTATCAATGGGGATTTAAACCCATTAAGTGGTGATATTTTGTATATAGATAATAGAGCGGCTGTTACTAGATCGGCAGAACAAACTGAAGATATTAAAATCGTTATTCAACTTTAAATTGGTGTAAAAAAACATGACTAGAGACTTTACAAAAGACCTTTTTGCGTCAACATACAAAGACGACTTTGCTGATAGTGACAATTATCACAGAATTCTCTTTAACAATGGTCGTGCTCTACAAGCTCGTGAGTTGACTCAAATGCAAACTATTACCCAACGAGAGATTTCTCGAATGGGTAGAAACATCTTCAAAGAAGGTGCGGCAGTCAATCCGGGCGGAACAACTTGTAACAACGGATATGAGTTTATTAAACTTGATGGAGAACTTCCAACCAATTCAATTGTTGGTGTGCAGTTTACTTCAACAGGTAACTCTATCATCGTACAGGTTCATGAGGCAGTTGCACGAGTATCAGAATCTGAACCAGCTACAATCTACGTAAGATATGTAAGCACGTCAGGTGGAACTAGTGGATCTTCACCAGTACGTGTATCAGCAGGTGATACTCTATCGGGTGGTGGTGAAACACTTACTGTTCAAGCAACAAACACTGTTGCTAACCCATGTGTTGGTCAAGGTACTAGAGTTTCTATCCACGCAGGTGACTTCTTTGCTAACGATAGATTTGTATTTGCGGCAGAACAGTCACTAATCGTCTCTAAGTATACACCGACAGCAAATGCTATTATTGGTTTTAAAGTTACTCAAGATATTGTTACAGTATCAGACACTACAGCATTATATGATAACTCAGGTGCTACACCTAACGTGTCTGCCCCAGGTGCTGACAGATACCGTATTAGATTAACTATTACTGATCAGGCTAATGTTGCATCAGATGAGAACTTTATCTATATCTGTAAGATTACTGATGGTATAATTGTGGCGCAAGTCGAACCAACAGACAACTATAATACAATCGAAGATAGGATGGCTCTTCGTACTAAAGAAGAATCAGGCAACTACATTGCCAAGAGATTTACAGTAAGTTTTGACACCAATGAAACTGATGATACTAAGCTAGACTTCGACATTACTCCGGGTGTTGCATATGTAGATGGTTATAGGGCAGTTATTAACTCTCCTCTATCAATTCCAGTTTCAAAACCTAGAACAACGATCACAGAAAACAATAACGTTGTTGCGGCGGCATACGGTCAGTATGTTATTTGTTCTGGAAACAAAGGTCTGCCAAACATTGACACATTTGCACTGGTAAACCTATACCCTAACACAGCAGGTACAGGAACTCTTATCGGTACAGCACGTGTAAGATCTGTTGAAGAAGATGGCGCAAACTTTAGAGTTTACCTGTTTGACATTAAGATCAATGCTAACAAGAACAAAAACAACATTAAGTCGCTTGGTACTGGTTCTACAGACTACATGACACTAGTGCTTGAAAACTCCCTAGCGGCGTTTAAAGACGAAGCGGCTACAAGTCTATTATTCCCATTACCAGAAGATCGTCCAAAGGTTATTACAGACATCACACTAACTACACAGCGTAAACGTAGTGCGGTTGTTTCTGGTCAGTCTGGTACACTTACACTAACTGCAACAGGAGAAACCTTTGCGGATACTAGTGCTTGGATTGCGGCACATGCAGACTCAGATGTCAACACAAACATTACATTCAGTGGTGCTGGTGGTACAGCTAGTACAATTGGTGGTAACATTCCAGATGGTACTTATGAGGTCTTAACATATGTTAATAAATCTGCTGGTACTGTTAGAACCAAGAGCATAACAGAAGTTACAGAGACTATTACTCCAGATGCATCTGGAAATCTAAACTTCACAAAAGCTGATATTAGTAGCATTGAGAGAATTACTCTTGCAGATTCAGATGGTGCGGATTTAACAACATCTTATGACTTGGATAATGGTCAACGTGACTTTGCTTATCTAAATGGTAGGATGGTTAAGAAAGCTGGAGTTACTCAATCGGCTGATGTGTTTGTGAGATATAAGCACTTCACACACGGCGCATCTGGCGATTTCTTTGCTGTTAACTCTTACACTGGACAGATTGATTATGGTGATATTCCATCATACACTCAATCAAACGGTGCAGAAGTTAATTTAAGAAATGTTCTAGATTTCCGTTCAACAGTTAACTCATCTGGCAACTTTGGTTCTGGTGCTCGTATTAACGAGATGCCTAAGAACACAAGCTTGATCTCATGTGATGCAGAATACTACTTGGGTAAAAAAGTACGTGTTGTTATTGATAGGGAAAGTAATGTTACTGCAATTGAAGGTGAACCTAGTGTAAACCCAATGTTGCCACCAATTCCTACAAATGCTTTGGATATGTTCCACGTGAACATGAACCCATTCACAATCAATGACGCAGATGTAACATCCACTACTATTAGAGCCAAACGTTTTACTATGCGTGACATCGGTAAGATCGAAGAACGTATCGATAGACTAGAAGAATCTACAGCATTGAGCCTTCTTGAATTGGAAACCAATTCGTTTAATGTTCTAGACGCAACTGGAAACAACAGAACTAAATCAGGTTTCTTTGTAGATAACTTTGCTGATCAAGCAAGATCCTTCCAATCGGCAGACTATAGAGCATCTATTGATCCAGAAGCTAAACTAATGCGCCCTTGGTTCTCAGAAGCAAACGTAAGAATGCTTTACGATAGTGATCTATCTACAGGTGTAATTCTTAAAGGTGATAGCGTTTACCTTAATCACACAAACCAAAACTATATTGATCAACCACAAGCTACCGAATTCATGAACATTAACCCATTT